TTAGTTTGTATCATAATCGTGAATTTCAAATTTATCAGTGTCTACTTCATCAACTGTAAATTTAGCTTTTCTATATGACAATTGCCCAAGTTGATTTGTTACTTGCACATCATACATTAATTGAAATGAAAGAACTTTTTTGGTGACATCAATCTTTAATGATTCAGAAGTATCTGATATCGTTTTTGATTTGAATGTAGAATTATTAAAAGCCGAGCTTGCAAAGAACTCTCTTTGGTGTTTAATAAAATCTTGGAAATTGCTATAACGTTGTTTTTCGAATTGGTCGTACCATTTTTTATCAAAATTATAATGCGTGATTCTTTCAACATAATCTTCATCGGTTTTACTCAGATATTTATAATCAATAACATTGATGAAATCATCGACGTCTATTGATCTATATGAATAAGTACTTTGGCCATTCTTAATTGCAGATAGGTATCGATTGACTGTTAGTTTTGCTTTTGCTTCTTTAGTGAAATAGTTGAAATATGCCAATGTTGATACCGCGACTACAATAATTATTATTGAAACTGTAAGTAATCTTGAAACTGTTGGAGAGAGTTTTCTAATAGGTTGACCTTCAGGAGCATTTTGTGAAGTTGCTGCGATTAGTTCGCCATTTTCTGAACTTATTTGAGCTCCACAGTTGCTGCAAAACGAACTATCTTCTTGCAAAACAGCATTGCATTTCTTACACGTCATAGTAATACTCCTTAGAATGAATAATGATTTTTCACTCTAAGATACCATAAATACCCAGATTAGGTCTATAGTCTTAGTTCGTAAAGATAATATCAGGCAATAGACTATTTCACTATTCAATTTTGGCTGAGTCAGTCAAAAGAAAAAGTCAGATCAACTGAAATGATCCGACCTGTATGGCGACTTGTCATTGGCGGTTTATTTTAGTATGGTTTCAAACCAAAACTAATGCCAACTTAGATTTATTTCCTCTTGTCAATGTAGGTTAACAATGTGAGTATAAACAACCCAAATGCAAACATGATTGTCAGAGCTTGAAATATATCCATGTTCACAGCCTCCACCTTTCCAGTAAGGTGTCCGCCTTTATACAAGTCGTCTTACTGTAAAGTTTAAAGTTAAATGGATAATTATGTTAGTGCCAATGGAACTATACGTGCATTTTTATCTTTCTACATAATTCGATCAAAACGGATATTTGGTTTATTTCTTTACATCTCAATCTCTTCTATACGTTGTTTTTTATCCAAATTCCTATACTGAATAGCCTCTGCCAGATGTTGCGGCAGGATTTGATCAGAGGCTTCGAGATCCGCGATGGTTAAGGCCAACCGCAGGATACGGTCATGCGCCCTTGCGCTCAAACCCAAGGCCTCAAAAGAGGCGTGAAGCAGTTGATCGCCCTCTGGGGTTAAACGACAGATGTGCCTCATGGATTTGCCGCTTAATTCGTTGTTATGCTGAATGCCGGAACCTGCATAGCGCAGCTGTTGTCGATGATGGGCGAGCATAACCTGAGCTAACATATTTTGTGAGGATAAATGGTTCGTTTGCTCTTTTAATTGGAGATAGCTTGGTTTGGGCACTTCGACATGGAGATCGATGCGATCAAGCAAAGGGCCCGATATTTTAGACCGATAGTGCACAATTTTAGCAGGGCTGCATAAGCAGGCGTTTGTTTCTGTTTCAGCTCCGTAAAATCCGCAAGGACAAGGATTCATGGCAGCAGCTAAAATAAACCGAGAAGGAAACGTATAAACAGCCCTCGCTCTGGCTATGGTCACATAGCGATCTTCCAGAGGCTGCCGAAGCACCTCTAGCGCATTTCGAGTAAATTCAGGCAGTTCATCAAGGAACAGGATACCTCTGTGCGATAAACTAACCTCTCCTGGTTTAGGGATTGTACCGCCACCGACAAGCCCGGCAGGCGAAATCGTTATTAAAGGGGAGTTGGTTTAATGATATTGTTAAACAGGTGGACAAATCATTATAATATAAAAGAATGAATGCTCTATTTTCAATTGGGATGTGAATTATATGTTGGAATTAAACAAAGGAACAGTCAAATGTTTATCATGCGGTAAGAACTACCGCTCCAAAATGGAAAGAAAGAAACAGGTATTTGTGTGTGGTGGTTTCGCTAATTATGGCAAGGATTTCTGTACCTACAATCCTCTTCAAGCAGATGAGTTGATACTTACCATCTCTAAGCATTTCGCGGTCTTAGGGAGGCGTATAGAAGGCGAGATAAAGGATTTGGTGGATAGGATAGAGGTAACCCCTGAGAAGGGATATACGATTTATTATAAAGATGGGTCATCGCCATCTGTAATCGACGAGAGTAATGACTATGGAATTAAGGTTAAGTATTAGGAGAAGAAATAACCCACCTCTAGAAAATCTAGAAAGTGGGTTATTCAAATACATGTCAGAAGGAGAGGTCAATCATGAGATGCTTCAGTTCGTCTAATTGTCTATTTTGTCCAGATATCGAAATTGTAAACATCCCTCAACTAAAATATGTTAAATAATGTTAAAATTCTAATTTTAGGACGACATCGAATTTTACGAGGGAGGCTGAGTCTTTGCTTTTCGCTATTTTAGGACGACAAAATTATACGTTTTTATTATTGTTTTGATCTCTTAATTTCATTTTTTAATGAACTACAATATACTAGAACTTCCATTCGTATAATATTTTTTTACTGTCTTAGATTCAACATCAATAGAAGAAACTAAATTTAAATTAATTACATTGGTCTTAAAGTGAATTTGAATAGCTTTTAAAATATCTTTTTCATGAATTGTGAATCGCTCACAATTTGTTTTTCTTCTGTGGTATCCCAAGCAAATATATACCGCTTTTTTACGATGCATTTTTCCTCTAAAGTTATTTGAACAATCTAAGCATTTGATAAAGGCGCTGAATATATATTTCGATGCTCTTTTTTTCTTTATTTTTATGGTTTTCACTTCTATGATTTTTTCTTTTTTTACTTTACTGGGTAGTTTTATTTTTTCAGGAAATCTATCTATGTAATCTTTGGATATATGTCTCCATGTTTTACCATAGTTTATTCTTGTAACAACGCCCTCTGGGTAATCTCTTGAAATTGATTTGACGGGTTCTCCAGAAACAATTCTTTCACATATGGTGATAGCTTCCTTATCAGTTATTGTAGCGTGTGGAGACTTTTCTCCAGATTTAATTTTACTCAACCACTGTTTCTCTTCTTCAGTGCGCTTTACACCTAGACAACGGCCTGCTGTAGGACTGATATTATATCCATAATTACGATTATAGCATTTTGTTAAATAAAAATAATATTGCTCTCTATCAATTAGATTGTTCACATCTTCAATAATTTCAATTATTGCAAATTCAAAATTTTCTTCTCTATACTTCAACCAAGCATGCTGTAAATGAGAGGAATGATGTTCTTTTTTATTTAGTTCTCTTATATGAGATTTCCATCTGACATGTATATCTTTACTACTTCCAATATAGACTTTTCCGTTTTGTTTGTTCTCTATCTTATAAATTCCAGATATTATCTTGCTCATATTCATCCTCCAAGTAATAAAAAAACCTTCAGACAGTGTTCATCCGAAGGTTTTTAAGTCAAATTAATATCAAGTAATAGTCGTTCAAACGACACCCCTGCTAACGCCAAAACGATACCCCTAGAAATACGGATAAACCCTTATACAACAAGGATCGAAGGAACTTTTGTGGTTTTGCGTGTTCTTACCTTATTTACCATCCACATTACGCTTAGTTATGTGAAATTTATTATTTGAGTTATATATGGAGCTCTCGAACAATCTATATGTATCAACATCAATTATCCCACCAGAAGAAATTAAAAAAGGATTGAAATATACAATTCTTCTATTGGCGATTTGTTGTGTTTTGATGATTCCTTGCTTTTCCAATTCATTCAATGTCTTTCTTGTAACATTCTCTTTAACACCCATCATTTCTCCGAGCTTTTCAACTGTTGGATGCTCACTATTTACTACTATTGAGTTTGATGGAAAGTGTAAATAGTGCTGGAACCTAAACAAGAATATCTGTGCTCTGTCTGATAAAGCAACGTTTTCAAGTAGCCATCTCATATCAACTCTAAACACCTTATTAAAAGTATAGTTTTCTTTTATTTTTATACAGAAATATTTTGCACCATTTCTTGCTCTAATCAATCTTAAGTTTGAGTTAATTCCTAAGCTGTTCATAGTAGATATTGCTTCATAGAAATCGTCTAACTTTTGTTTTTCAATTGATTTTTTTAAGATTTCTTTTTGTATTATTTCGCCATCTGTATTGACAAACTGACCATCGATTAAGTGATATTCAGCATCTATTATAAACTCATCATTTTGTTCAATTATCTCTAAATCCAAGTAATATCAAGCCCTTCTACAAGTCATATGTATTTTTATCTTTAAGCGTTAACTGCCATATCTTTAATGTCACGAAATGCAGATATGAAACGCTTTAAAGTTGAGTCGTTCAAATACATATCTACAAGAGTTTTAACTTGATCATTTTTTTCAAAATAAAAAGTTGCTTTACCATTTTCTTTTTCGACTTTTAATATTTTCACGCCATTCGACTTCAAAAAGGCAGCAATGTTAAGGCTGAAAGTAGTATAATATTTATCCATGTAATATCACTCCAATAAATTATTTGTGTTCGAAGAAAATCAATTATCGAATTCACGCCAATCTCTGATTGGTGGGAATGACAAGGAACGGGCTCATCGTTCCGCGTCAGGCACTTGACCTATAAAAACAAAAAGAAAAGGGACTCCTATAACTCAGGAATCCCCAATTAATAAAACCACGATTTTATTATCGATTTAATTTATTTAGCTACCCACATGTCAGTCACATAACGCCCTATAAAATCCATTGGAATGTAAAGATAGCCGTTGTCTCCAAAGTTTTGTCCATAACTATTACGAACAATCATGTATTCTTTGTCGTATATTTTCTTCCATCCCATTATTAGCATAGCATGGTAGCCAATGATACTTTCCTTAGTCTTATCAGGTAGTGGAACAAACCCAGTATTCTTTACTTCGTCATACTCAAAACTATTCCAAACTTCAATACCAAGTACTACAGGACAACCCTCTGATAGGGCAGATTTCAACTGTGTAACGGTCATGATTCTATGATAGTCATTTATTTTGTAATCCGCGGCGTCCTTCTCTGCTTCTCGTGAAGGAAGTACCTTATACTTTGATATATCATAAGGAAAAAACGATTCTCTGCATACTCCGATTTGTTGGGCTATTCTCAATCCGTTACGAATTGAGATTCCAGAATCCCAATCAATTGTTCCTTCGGTCTCACGTGTTTTATAGTAAAGGAAAAGTTGAGACAAGTAAAAATAGTAATGAGAAGGAGTGTTTTGTTTCATCCAATACATCATAAGTTCAGTAATTGAAAATATGGCACATGCGCCTAAGTTGAGTTGATCAAAAATCTCAGGAATGTCCTTGGAACGTAAATCAATTTCTTTAAACTCGCTGTTCGATCCACTTGCCATATAAATGTAATCACGCGAATCAACTTGATCTGGTTTAAGTAAATACTGTCTTTCAGAATTCATATTAATTTTACAGTCCTCTCATAATAAAAAAAGAGCCACAGAATTTATCTGTGACTCCATATTTTTAAGCATTTTTCCGTCTGCGCTCATCAATTAGCACTTTAAGTAAAATCAAATCCTTATATGTCAACGTTTTATCTCTCACTGCTTGAACCCATTTCCACTTATCAATGATCTTGTCATTATAGGCATCACCCAAATATGCATCTAACTCATCCCATGCCCATTGATCATATTCCAGTACTTTATTCATATCATCTTCATCCTTTACAGTTTCAACTAATTCAGGTAGTTTTGCACCATTCCTCAAGTCATTAATACTCAAACCAAAACTCATCTCAAAATGTGGATAATCTACAATTCCTTCTCTTTCATAAGTCCAATCTCCACCCCAGACAAATCCAAGGCCTTTACCAATTGCTCCGACTCTAAGCCACTTGTCATTAACAGTCCACACTACATTAATACCATCATCAGCTAAAAGGCAGAAATCCAGAGCTACCCCATAGTTGTGCATCGAATATCCAGCCCTAGCATTCGTCACAATTGCACCTGCTGTTGTTCTACCTTGAGCATATAAGGCTGCTTGTTCTTCAAATGTGCGTAATCCTTGAACTATAACAATGTTGATACCTTCATTAAACGCCGCGGTAATGAGTTGACGAGTCTTAGTTGCTACAATAGAATGAAGTTTAACAACTCTTGCTTCACTCTTAGCTAAAAGCTGTGATAGTTGCATAACTAATCACACCTTACCCTTGAATAAAGAAACGATTAACTTACTATCCAAAGTAATACCAAACACAAGGGTCGCTACAGCGCTCACTACATCTGCCCAAAATTCCAATTCAGCTTCAGGTAACTCATACCCAAAATGTCCAGAAATTTTATTGGAAATGCCTAAAATAATAAATAGAAGTGAAACGTAACGTAGCACTTTAACTTTATCTATATTCATTTTTCATTCTCCTTTTATTTATAAATAGCAATGATGGCTACAACAACAGCAGCTAGTGATGGCAGTATACTTAGCCAAACAGGAAGGTTATTTTTATTTGATTGTTTCTCTGATCTGATATCGACGATGGCTTTTTGTAATCCGTCAATTTTATCATCACGCAACCTGAACTTTTCATCCAATAATACTGTTGTTACAAAATTTTCTTCACGACGATCTAATTTCTCCTCAAGACGAGTAAATGATTTTGTGAGTGAAGCCATTCCATCCAATACATTTTTTAATTGTGTCTCAACGATTGCTAAACGTTCACTCTCAGTTAATTCATTTCCCATTGATTTCACACCTTCCAAATACTCGTATATCCTTCAATTTACTCTATATTTCAAGCTTGTTTTTCCAATGAAATTCTACTTTTATTGGCTTTATCTAATCCTTCGATGATATCTTCTGGTGTAATTGAGTCATTCAAAAAACTCATCTCGGGTAATTCGAGTAAGCCACGTAAGACCAGTTCACTACATATATCTTTGTTGTAGTTATTCCATAGATGCCTATTCTTACTAAAGCCTAGAATGTATAACAAAATCCCAAGTATTCTTCCATAATCGTAATCTCGATTAGTTTGATCCAACAAAAAAGAAATTAGATTCAATCTCTCTTTGTCAGTAATATTTAGTTGGATAATTCTAAAATCCTTATAACGATTTTTTCTAACCTTGACTGGTCTAAAGAAATTGGATTCGATTAGATAGTGTTCGCTAACGATTACACCCACATGACTCCAATTGCTTTTTGTTAGTTTTCTAATTATCCAAGACAGAGGACTTTTTGAGCGTACAAAAATGATGTCTCCAATCATTTTAGAATTACCACTGAATAGCATTAACGTCTTCATTTGTTTCCGCTACTGTGACTTGTTCTTTAAGTGTCCAATACTTTGCAATATTATTATTTTTATGAGTAAGTCCATCACCAAACACCTGCTTGAACTGATTAAAAGTATGAGGGTGAGGTGATCCAGATGCTTTCCAAATGATTGGTTCAGTTACTAATCCTGCTGTGATTGCGTTTAACATGCCACCGAGGTTTATCTGATCGTCAGTGCCGAATTCATATGAATTAGAAGAACCTAGAGCATCTGACCTAAATCCAGCAAGAATAGCTGCATTACATGCTGAATTAAGCTCATTAATTTTACGTTGTTTTAGATCTGCAGGTTCTGGAGTTTGCGCAGGAGTCCAAATGCCATCATCGTAGATGTCTCTAGGGTTTACGTTTTGATCTTCAGTTAGGGGGATCATGTGATCAGCAATGACCTCTCCCAACAAGTAAGATACACCCACGCAAACGCCTGTCGCCAAGTCTATTTGTGCATATTTATAATAACCATCCATGTTGTATGCTCCTTTCTATTTAGTAGAACTCAACTACTTGCCAAGCAGGGTTGGCATTACCTGTACTTCCACCTGCGGGAGAGAATTGTAGCGTTGTTTCGCTAGTTAGTGATACCCTGTATGGGGCTGCGCTTTCGCTGTTCATCGATCCAAAGTTATTTGCAATCATAAATGATTTTGTGAGATTTACGGATGTTATTGTCACTGTGGAGTTAGCATATGACGCTACGCCCCTTTGTACGTTTATCATACTTTATGCCCCTTTCTAGTAGAACTCTACTACTTCCCAAGCGAGGTTGCCGCTCCCTATATTTCCTGCCGCATTTCCGATTGCCAGTGTTGTCGGGCTAGTTAATACAGCCCTGTACGGGGCGTAAGTGTCAGACCTCATGCTACCGAAGTTATTGAAAGTAACGAACGACTTTGACATATTAACCGCTGAGATAGTCACCGTGGTATCTGCTGCTCCTGTGATTCCCCTTTGAACACCCTTAATGCCGCCTGCACCCTGCCATGTTGACCCGTTGTAAAATTCAACATAACCGTTTGTTGTACGCATTCTGCCATCATCCCATAGCCTATTACCCGCATATTCTAAGATGCCTGTATCCAACAAACGCAAGGTTTTTCCCGATACCTGATTGTGAATCCACAACCCATTTACAGCGCCCGATGATCCAATAGAATCGACGAACCCTTTGCGTGTTGTTCCTGCCGCGTTCCAAAATTCAACTCCGATATCCAAGGGAGCATCTGCTCTAAATTTTATACTCCCTGTCATGTCCCCACCAGTTATAGGTAAAGCCGCGTCAGCCGTCGCTTTTGCGGCATCAACCATTTGCTTAGTAGCAGCACCAAGAGCGGTCGTTGGATTCGCGGAAAGAATAACATCTCCTGTAAACTTTGGATTGTTGATGGGGGCTTTTAAAGCATCAGAAGTCATTACGTCATATATCTTTCTAGCAACGATCTCATTGGCGCTAATCCTTGCATCTGCGTCAGCTTGATTTATTGCTAATTGGTCGACAACGGTTTTTAAGTTGCTTGCCACCTCACCGTTTACCACTTGTACTGGAGCAGATAATAGATACTGGTCAAGGGCTGTGTATGAGACTTCATAGGTTGCAGTGGGGTCAAAATTTGGAGTAGGAATACGCATTGTGTACTTGCCGTTTGAATAGGCGTCAGAAAATATAATCCACTGATCATCCCGTTTACCATTTTTGTATATAGAAAGTACTTTATCAACCCTATTTTTAAGCTTTGAACTACCAATATCGCCAGCATTTATATAGGAATTACCGTTTACATGTACATAAGGATTAGCCTTCTCGCGAACAACACCCCCTTGCCCTACTTCTATCTGATTCAATCCCTCATGCAGACTCATTCCTGCATCTACTTGGATTTCTTCAAATGTTGGTGTAGCTAGTTGATATGATAGTTTGTAAGGTTTCCAAGTAGTAAAACTAGAAGCGTAAGTAATAGGGAGTGTTGCTACTGCATTTGTCGATCCTGAAATAGCAAGCCAAACCCTACCACCAACACCGTCATATTTTGCACCCCAATCAGTGTCCTTCGCCATTCTCCAACCATAGAAATACGCTTGTATCTCTGCTGTTGATGGTGTATATGTCTCACCCCAACCGCTGTCTGTGTCGGCAATAGATATGAGAATCTTACCAGTAGCTGCATGACCATTGTCGTATAAAACCGCGTAATCGGAAGTAGTCGCTGCCCCGTTATCGGATTTAAGAATCTTTCCATCGTATTTAACAACATTATAAATATCATTAGTGTATCCATTGGGTTTATTTACAGAGCCAATTGTTATATTTATTCCCTTGTATCCTGTGAAATCAGCGCCAAAAGCCGCCGCCAAACTACCATCAAGCACCGTGTCCTTGAAACGCTTCTCAACAAAGTATTTCCCATCACGCTTGAACAACGTGTCATATACTGTACCATCCACGGATGACGCCAGTTGTACGTTAGGGAATGCAAGCATATCGTCGTTACGTGGTTTGAATGACTTGGCTGTTGAACCAAGGTTAAGCATCGGGTTAGAGAACGTGTACGTGCCTATTGTCGCTGTATTTTGTAGCACGACACGTATACTCTTTGTTCCGATGGGTGTTGTAAAATTAAGTGCATAACTTACGCTAATAACACTATTATTTACGTCCAGAAAATCAAATTGCGCATATGTGTTTGTTGGGAGAGTTCCTGAATACGTATAAGTTGTATTTTCTAAACTCGGTATTATGACTGTCGATGATTGATTACCAGCCGTTCCGTTTAGCGTTAACTTGTAAGGTTCGATAGCCACCGCATTAGCATGTAATGCCCACTCATTAAACGGTGGTATCAAGTTTTCACCATATTTAATTACATAAGGTGCATTAACATGTTTTACATCATCTACGTATGGATATTTAGCGGCTATGTATGCCTGAGCCGCTACTACAGTCATGGCGTCGATAGCTATTTTCTCAGCTGCTGTGATTTCGTATAACCTAACGCCGTCCATAGCAGCTTTTTTCCCTGTCGTTCCTGCGATATTAAGGAAAGCATAAACAGATGTTTCAGAACCCAAGTCAGCAGGGGCTAAAGTAGTGTAGCACAATGAAAAACTTACCGTAGGGACACCGTTGGCTGTTTTAATTGTTGTGTTATTACTGCCTTTTGTTACAAGTAGTGATACATTAGTAGCATCAATATTTCTAATATCAGCCGCCATTAAATAGTACTTAGTGTTGTTTACCGCTTTGGGCTGTGAAATGTAAATGGCACCTGTAGCACTTGTTAATGTTGCCACAATGCTATTTGCTCCTACGGTTTTATTTATGGAATCAAAAGCGAGTGTTACTGTAGCAGTTGTCCATTTACTTAAATCCTCACAATTACCATCACGCCCTAGTAAGTTAACGAGTGTATTTCCCACGATATTCAGAACATTATATGGACTTGTCTTTGAGGCTGAAACGACTTGTTGCCCATTAACCAGATTCATAGATGTAGCAGTAGGATTAGCAAACACTTGATCATAATAATTTTCAAATTCAACAATCCATTTTGACCCATCTGAAACCAAAGTTATATCTGCGTACTGATTTGCTAAGGTTTTTGAGGATATCCCATCAATTGTCTGTGAAGATGTTGTAACAATGTTTACTACTCCTAGACCACTATCTGCTTTTTTAATTGTGAAAAGAATTTGAGAAGTCACAGCCGATGGTAAAGTAATTGTTTTATTAGTTGCACCTGTTGTTACATTTACGATTCCACTTTGAGCATATGTTAGTGCTGTATCAGCAGAAATATTAATGGATTGATTTCCAATATTGGTTAAGTTTCCGTTTGCATCACGTTTAGCAATTTTATTAGAACCATTACCTGTATTAATTGATAAATCAGGCGTTTGTGCTGTTCCACCAACAACCACATCATTATTCGTTGAAACAATTGTGGCAACCGTACCTGCACCATTAGCTCCTGCTGCAGCAATCATTAGCCAATAGGTAGTATTAGTTGGCACATTTCCTGTCGTAGCTACAATACATTGATAAGTGCTACCGTTATAAGTAACTTTATTTAAGGGAACATACGATTTAGTATTGTTATAAGCTTCAATAGCAATGTAAGCAGCAAAACCGCTTTGCCTTGTTGTCTCATTTGTCTGTCGCGTAGTTTCTTGAGTTTGTCTTGTTGACTCAGACGATACTCGAGTACTCTCAGCACTGGCACGAGCACCCTCAGCGGTTACCCTTCCAGTTTCAGCAGTCACTCTAGATGATTCTGCTGTTACACGACCACTTTCTGCATTGACTACATTGGTGTTAGTTGTATTAACTGTAGTAACTGCACTTTGTACACTTACAAGAAGTTGCCATTTAGTAGTATCAGTTAGTGGGTTATTGAGATTGGATTCAATTAATGATTGATAAACATTTTGATTAATTGAATCAACTACAACATCATTTATAGAGTAAGATGTAGATGTAGAATATGTACCCCTGTTACTGCTACCTGCAATTTTTGTCCAATATGTAGTGTTTGTTGGTACGTTGCCAGATGATGACGTTTTTGCTGTATACATATAAGTTGAGCCATTGTATGAAACAATGTTAAAGGTTGAATAAACAGTTGAAGGATTGTAAACTCCTTTAGAGACAAAATTTGATGCTGACTGAATAATTTCGTTCAAAGTCTGTGTGACCGAACCGTTGTTTAAAGAAGAGCTAATATAGATACGTGAATCAGGAATAAGGACTACTCCTGCTCCGTAATAATTTACAACAAGCGTCTTTCCTTCTTCTGTGGAGCTAAAAGATATAATACCTGTTGGGTAATCAACAAGGAATTGATTCGATTCCAAAGTATGGGATGTTTTGTTGATAACTTCAAAATAACTTGCAATCTGAACTCGATTAAGCTGAACAGGAATCTCATCTAACAAAATGTTACCGTTAATGATTTTATGACTTTCTGATTTTACTATAAAGGGATCATCACTTTTCCCACTTCTTCGCTCGTAAATCAGCGGATTATCATATTTCAATGACATTTATTCATGCCTCCCTTTTTCTTGTAAAACTAAAAAAGCCACTCAAAGTTGAGTGACCTTAGACAAATAATTTTAACTACTACTTCTTTTCCAATTCAGCTTTCTTTGCCTCAAACTTAGTAAGTTCAGCGTTAAGTCGTTCTAGTTCTGCTTTGGCTGCTGTTACTTCAGAATCTGATTTAAAACTTCTTGGATCAACAATAGCTTCCTGAAATGCAATCGATCCTTTTAAAAATGAAATTTGACTATTTGTATACTCTAAACCGTTTTGATAATCAATAACTGCTTGCTCTTCTTTAGTTATTGGAGTCTTCACAACTGCTTCTTTATCTAACATAATTTTTCTCTCATTTCCGTTAAATGTTACTTTGTAACCAGTTGAGTCAGCATAATTTCGTACAGGTAAATAGCTGACATCATTTACAATGATAGCTGAATTTTCTAAAGGTTTTTTATCAACATATACTTGCATTTCACCTTTGACTTCTAAGCCGATGAGACTCTTGAACTCATCAGCAAATGCAGACGCAGATAGAGTTAACGCTATTCCGAAAAACGCACCAATTATATATTTTCTCATTTGAAACGCTCCTTTTATAAGACTTTATGCTTCAAATTATAGCATCATTTTCCATAAAAGGCACATATTAAATTGGCGGTCTTGCTTCTAATGCTGCAAGTCGCGAGTTAATTATTCCTAATTCAGTAGCTAGTGTCCTACCTCCACCTGATGAACCAGAAGAGGCAAACAGATTAGACCAGCTTGGGAAATTTGTTATTGATGAAATATCTATCCCAGAACTAGCTTGTAAAGTCATCTTTCCAAAGGAAGCCAGCATCAGACCAAAGCTTGATACATACTTTATAGATGCCATTACACTTCCACTATCTAAAAAGTTAATTGCAGGTGCACCTGAAGCATAAGGATCAAAACTTAAATAATTGCTTGCATCTCTCATAACATTAATTAGATTTCCGCTAGACTTTAACTCAACTCTTGGAAATGAAAAATTAGATGTCCTAATGTCTGATCCAACGATCTGACTACCAAAAATGCTTCCACCTGACAAAGTACCAGTGACAGTCAAATTCCCCAATGTACCGCCTGTTGCGTTTATAGTTCCTGTTATGTTAGCTGAGTTTGAAAATAAATTCCCCTGCATGTCAACACGAAAAGGGGCGCTGGAGAATGTAGAATTACCAAGTGAAATACCACTCTGATTCATCTTGAATACATTGTTACCAGTTCCAATCGTAGCATTGATTCCAAATAATTCTCCAACACGAATTGAAGTTGCATTGATTCCATTTGGAGTGATACTGTTTTGCCAATTAAGTCCGCTATCATTTGAGATCGCAAGTGTAGCATGATTCAAAATTAGCATATTATTACTGTCTGTTGGAGATGTCATAATAATTCCTCGATGACTTATCTCTATTGTTTCATCATAACCACCCTTAACTGGAACTGTGCTGGAATCCCACGGATTGCTGAGTTTAATATTAACAGCATCTACATTCACTCGGGCATCACGCCACCCGTACTTTTCTGTCGTTAAAGTGTTAGCAGCAGAAATACTACCATACAACTTCTTAAGAAGCTGGGTGTCTTCATCCTTAAACTCCTGAACATTAGAAATCGTCACTTTAATAGTATCCGATTCATAATTCTGTTCCAATTGAATAATCGTTGCCTTAATATTGATATCTAACTTTTCAACGTATACTTTAATCTGTGCTCCAAGTCGAACTTTTGGCCACATCTTCTGTTCAGTTATTACGCTGAATAAGTCTACAATATCAATCTCGAGTAATATTTTGGGCTCACGAATCTTATCAAATTCAGCTGTTGCTAACTTCAATAGTTCAGTCTCATTGTCTACTAGATCATTTGTGTATGTACGCTCATTAATGTACCCGCCTCGTTGCCATTCATTTACTTGTGCTTGAGTAAAATTGTTTGCAATTGATAATGAATTTTTCAACGTAAGAATATTGGAATCTACAGCATTAATACTTGACTTTGTAGTTGCAATTAGACTATTTTGAGCAGCAATTTGAGCTTCTTTAGCTGCCTTATTAGCGATAATAGTTGAGTTATTTTGGCTATTAGCATTTGCGACAACCAATTGATCGTTGATGATGGCTAATTCATTCTTATATCCATATAGGACATTTTCTTGTGATGTTTTAGTTGCTTGTAATGCTACTTTCTGAGCCAAGTATCCTTGCAAAGTTCCAGAAGCAGCAACACTTTTCTTTTGATAAGCAACTAGTGCTGAAGCTAATGAATCACTCATGTAATAGCTTGACTTCGTTACATTGCCATTGACATCCTGAGTGAACGGGAATAAGTAAAAACTATAATTCTCCAAATAGTTTGATCCTGCTGCTGTTATTCCACTTAAAGTTAATCCGTCTTTCCCAAATACCTTAAGTCGTGTGCAGAACTCGGACATATCCTCAGTCTTATTTGCGTTCTTCAGCAATCTACCAAAACTCACATTTAATCCTTCATACGGTGCAACAACATCAATTTTTGTGAAGGATATTGTCTGATTTATGCTATTGAATACAACGAGTGCATTAAATGTTTCAGCAACCTTAAACACTGTACCTAAGACCGTATCATCATCAACTGTTGGAGACCTCCGCATCTGATTAAACGAAGAATCTACAGAGCCAACTGACCATCCAGTTCCAACAAGTATGTCTGTTAATATCTCTGTGGCTGTTTTTGATATTTCACTGTAGCCGCGGATATTACGCCATGACAATTGCATTGCTAATGATTCACAAGTGACTTCCTTGTAGTCTTCATTATCCGTCATGATATCTGAGATTTGAGTGATTACATAATACTCGAATTCAGTCTTCTTTTGAATCTTAATTAGTAAACGTTCTTTAATTAAATCAGCGTTCTTATTCCTAACTAGCTTATGTTGAATCTCCAAGTTGTAAGGAATACGGAAACTGAGATTATTGATATTCCCTAATTTGGTTACTTGATTGATCTCATATGCCTCTTTGAGAATTGAAAGAGTTTTCTTTAAAGGATCACAAAGGGATATTCGCGGCCTATATTCATTGACTCTTGTATAGTCTATTTCTTGTAACATTTTAAGACTCCTAACCTACATTAAATTTATGCTCATAATTCCAACAGACCTGTACATTCCCAGTAATATTGAGATAGTTTGCGCCTGTAGGAAATGTGAAGAAAACGCTGTTAGTCGTCATATTGTCGTATCTTAAACTTTCAGTTGAGCTTTCAATGACTTCATTCTCACAATTAATTTTTAATATTTCTCCTACAGATAATCCTGTAAATGAAAGTACTTTACTAGTCCCGTTACTATAGTTTGTAATTGCAAATGAGCTGCCACTGACAATTTGTACTTCAATGATAGGAGAACAAGACACATCACCTAAGTTTTGAAATGTATACTTTGTTCCTTCAGGAATGTTTGTCGAGCAATCAACAATATCAGAGTAAATACTTGAATATGCGTATGCATCATTACAATGAGCTTTTAATGTTACATATCCATGATTAGCTGCATTTGTAACCAATTCAGGTGTATCAACAAACATCACATAATATATTTGTTTCAAATCTTCTCCCGTACCATCATAAAATTGAAGAGGTGCGTAGAAGTCCGTTGTTAGCCATCTTGAAACTGATCGTAATTCGTCAGATGTGAACGCATTGGAGAATGCAAAAGTTACTGTGAACTCTAATGGTGATCTCTGCACCCCTTGAAAATATCGTTTACTATTTCCTCGTATTTCAACTTCCTTGATGGTTGTACTTGCTCCAAATGGCTCAGATTGCATACCAGTGGACAGATTGACACTAATAATTCCATACGCGTCATTCGATTCACCATTAAAAGTAAAGTTTTTAGATTGCCTAATCATTATTTGTTCCCACCACCTAACATAAAAAAAGAGCCAGACACTTAAGTACCTGACCCGTTGATAGTTCTGCTTATTGCAAGCCTAGCTGTTTCATTCCTTTAGATAAACGATTTAATGCATAATCCACTTCTTGTTTATTGCCATTCAGCGAAGCGATGTTTAGAGATAAGTTATAAGTAGGACTAGAGTTTCCAGATGCATCTTTACCACCAAGCATATTAGCGATATTGCTCAACGCATTCTGTCCTAACTGAGTGATAAACTTGATAGGATCATTCAATACAACTTCAGACTTTTTCAAGATAGATGGCATCTCATCACTATTTAAAAATTTGCTCATCCAACTTTCTTGACTTGTGCCTTGAACTCCAACTTCTCCACCACCATGATACAAAGGGAGACCATTTTTATACCAAGTACCGTTACTGTAGGTAGCTCCAATTGATGATCCCCACCCTTGATTAGATTGGTGCAGTTGTTTCTTTGTAGCCTCATCAGCAGAATCATATAATGAACTATTCTTTTTCATCATATCTCTGGCATTCTTTTCACTTTCTGAAGTAGGAGTGTAATATCCACTTGTTGGTTGATTACCTGAATTTCCGCTAGATCCAGAATTAGGAGTTTTCGCAAAATTATTTGAACTATCTCCACTTGGATTTCCACTATAAGCTTTCACCAAATTTATAGCATTTTGCAATTTATCTGTGATTCCACTTGTTAAAGCATCGCCTATCAAAGCGGAGATACCAGCGATATTATTTTTGAAACCTTCCATTTTTCCTGTAATCTCATCGAAATGACCGCCAATGATATCACTTTGGAGCTTGCTAAATTTTGAAGTATCACTAATGATATTTTGCCAATATAATTCAGCTGCTTTTTTCTGTGCGTCTAAGGAGTCTTTTGCAACCTTATATCTATCATCTTCAGCTTTCTTAGCAGCATCAACTTTTTTCTTTTCAGTCTCTAAAGCATCATCTAGACTATCTGTCCGTAATTTCTTAGTTCGGTCACTTTGCAGCTTTTGAATCTCATCTTGCTTATCAGCATATTGTTTCTCTAGTTCAGTAAGTTTTGACTTTCCCTCTAGAGAATCATCTAACTCATATTTGTTCTTTTTGGTTAAAAGGTCTTGAGCTTCTTTTTGAGCTTTAGCTAAAGAGGCATTAAAAGTATCAGTGTCATCGTCACGATTCATCGCCTTTTTAATATTGCTAATACTCTCTTCAAACTTCGTCAGTTCGTCATCAAGGTTCTTTTTAACCAATTCATGCCGCTTATCTTCAGCTTCTTTAAGCCCTTCATAATAATCATTTGAAGCGTCTTTTATCTTATTGATAACATCTTTAAGGTTGTCGGCAAGTTTTTTGGAATTCGATTGCTGAAGGTCATCCAACTTTTTACGAGCATCAAAGACTTCCTTATCTGCTTTAAGTTGCTCGGATGTTGTTAGAGCAGTAATACCTCGTTCTTGTGTCCATCGTTCATCTGCCATACGTTTACGAGCATCCAATACCATCTGAGCAATCTCTATTTCAGATTTCCCTGCCATAGTCATACGGTCAGTTTCATCTTGAATCCACTTGTCTGAATGGGTCATTTGAGTCTTCTTTAAAGCGCTGTCAGCTTGAATGAGATTCTTATTTATCTCTTCTTGTTGTTCAGATGTATACTCGCTTCGTTTATCACTTACACGTTTCCAAGCTTCATAGACCATTTGAGCAACTTCAACTTCTGATTTACCCATGAGTTCCATTGTAGATTTCTCATTTGAAATCCAATCCTTAGAAAAGTTGAATAGAGACTCTTTAAGTTTTTTCTGAGACTGTTCAATATTAATTTCATAGTCCCACCAAGCGCTTGATAAACTTGCAAGATTAGTTTTAGCTTGATCAAGTTGTTGAAGCAATGCGTTTTGTTGCTTTTGGTCACTCGTTTTTGCAATTTGAGATTCAAGACTGGTGATATCAGCACGTAGACGAACACCTTCATTTTTCGTCGCTTCCTGTTTTTTTTGAGTGATACCAATTTGTTTAGTCAGTTCATCACGATAGTCTTTAGATGTTTCATTGTAACGAGTCATGACTGATTCAGATTCTTTAAGTTGAGTATCTAAATCGCGTAACGAATTTTTATAGATATCAATTTTATATTTCTGTGAGTCATCAAAAGGTGAAGGAGTTTCACTACCTGAGCCAATTCCTTTAGCTTTATTAACAATTCCCTGTTGAGCCCTGTAAATATTCTCATCAATACCATACAAATCTTCAGCATTGAGATCTTCAAACTGTCCTCTGATTTCTTGTAGCTTTGTAAGTTGTCCTTTTGCATCTTTATAGCCATCAGATTCCATATTCACAAGATGCTGAAAGTCTTTCATTTTCTCATCAAACGAGTCTTTACGATCTTTATATTCTTTTGTGTCTCTTTTTGTTTTTCCCGATGCACCAGCAAGAGGATCGCTTTTAGGATCTAAAATAATTTGGGTTGATTGTGCTGACAATTCGTCTAATCTTGTTTGGCTATCCTCTAACTTTTTTTGTAAGTCGTTAGATTCTTTTTGCATTGCCTGAAGTTTGTCGTTTTCTTTATAAGGGCTATTTGAAGCTTTTTCGAATGGATTCAGAGGTGTGATATTCTTGTGATACCATTTTTCAAAAGCACCTAACCCTCCAAATTGTATTGATTCTACTTTTTTTGCAGCTTTATAGGTTGGCGACTCTGCTTCTTGATCAGCTTTGGCTTTTTGAACTTTAATTTCTTCTTGGAGTGCCGCTATCCTTGTTTTAGCCTGAGTAATTTTTGATTGAGTCTCATCTTTGTCAATTTGAATGACCTTTAAAGTACTAGTCATTGCTTCTTGTCTCTTGTCTGAGATAGCTTGAATTTCGATATCGACTGATTCTTTTGTTATACCCGCTGTTTTTATCCGTTGTTTGCCACTATCGTCTACAGTCTCATTTAATGCTTGTTCAACTTTCTTAAGTTGCCCAGATATAGTTGCTTTTTGTTCTTCAGTTAAATTTTGATTTTTTAGTGCTTCTGTGAGTTTTTCATGAGCGCTTCTTAATGTCTCAAGAAATTCCATCTGTCTTTGATATTGATTAATTTTTTGCTCTTCTTTGGCTATTGCTCTCTCTTTTTCTTCTCTGAGAGTTCTTTCAGCTATCTCAGCATCTCCCAAATTCGACACATACACAGCAAGTAAGCCAACTAGAAGTGCTATTCCCGCTGTTGCAACAGTCATCACTGCAGCTTGAGTGGACATAGCTACAGTAGCAGTTCTTGTAGCTACGGTTAATGCTCCTTGTGCAACAACCCCTGCCTCAGTCGCAACAGTTCTTCGAACAGTAGAAAGTGTCGCTCCATTAGACGAGATAATATTTACGTTATTGGCTGTTGTATTAGCTGCAATAGCTGTTGTTTCAAGAGTCTTAGCTCCTGTCAAAACGCCAATTGCTGTAATGAGACTCGTTATGGGCGTCTTTAACGCAACGTATGCAAGTAAAAGACCACCAATAGCTGCGGTTCCCTCATAGACTCCTTTTGGAACATTGGTTAAACCTATCAAGAGTCGATCAATAACATCAAGAACATCTTTAATAGAGGATCTAAGTCCATCATCTCCTGCTTTAGTGAAAACATCCAGCAAGCTTGCCTTAACTTGTTTTGATTTTCTTTCAATGGTATCCATTTGGATTTTAAGATAATCCATTGTTGCACCAGTTGAATTTATAGATGCTGATACGCCTAGCAAGATGTCGCCTGCGTTTAATGAGGCTGCTAATTTTGCAAATTGATATACACCACGAGAAATATCTTGATATGACTTTGTTAAGTCATAGTTTTTATCAGTAACAGCAATTGACAAATCAAGGAGTATGTCTTCTGCTTTTCTCCATTGCTCCGACCCGTTTACTAATTCTTTTGTTACTACTCCAAGTCTTTCCAATTCATTGACTGCTTTATCGGTTCGAATTGTACCTAAAACTGTCTTCCACATATTCCCTAGGTTTGCTCCACCGAGAGCAGTATTACGTACACCAGCAGAAATTAAACCATTCATGAAATCAAACGAGACACCTGTTTCATAAGCGATCTTACCTGTACGTTCGAAAGCATCACCTATATCTTTTGCTGGAGCCATTGTATTATGCGCAACAGATGACCAAGAATCTAAAATCCTTGTCCCCTGAACTTGTGCGTCATTTACATTGCGAATTTGGACTCCATATTGAGCGATTGTTGCTTCCATCATTTTAGTTGAATCATTTAGACTTACTAAGTCAACGGTAGACAATTGAGTTGACTGTCTTACCATTTCCTGAACAACTAAATTATCTTTATAAAGCCTTCCCCACAAACGAGCAGATTCCAACACATTATCAATTTCAGCACCCAGAGCATGAGTTGTCTGAATAAACTTCTCAGACTCTTCATTAGCTTTCTGAGTATTCAATTTCATTTCATGTGTACCTTCAGAGAATGAAACAAAATACTTTTCATTTGTTTGAATGTACCCAGCCATTTTTGCTTCAATATCAATCATTCCTCTAAATCCTTCAGAGAAAGTGTTGATTATCGCTGAGAAAGCCGCGTGACCTGCAAAGTAAAGTGGTAATGCTATAGCCATTCCTTTTATTTTCTCAGAAATAGCATTTGATTTACTGCTTAAAGTGTCGAGATCTCCAAGGCTTTTTTTACGAGCTTGCTCATCGAATTTAGCATTATCTTGAAGAGCGCGACCATGAATTAAATCCATCTCACGTTGTTTTTTAGAAGTTTGTTCAGCATCTCTTCTTGCGTTCTCTTCAATCTGTCTTCTGATTCTTTGTTCTTGTTGGAGGGATTGCTCACGCTCTTTTAAGCTTTTATCATCAAGTGCTTTACGCATCTTTTGTTCAGATTGCAAGACTTGCTCTCTTAGCTTTTCTTCCTTAGATAAAGCAGTTGCCCACCATTGTTCATAATCCGTGATTGATTTCTTGAGTTGATCTACATTTACATTGACTTTGAGATTAGAAATTTTTGAAGATAATTGCCTTAGTTGTTCATTAACAGTAACTGAGGATTTCTGAACATCTAAGGCTGCTTGAATGATAATTCTTAAATTATTGTCTCCTGCCATAATTCGCTTCGCTCCTTTTTAAAATAAAAAAGAAGCGAATAGTTTCGCTTCTAGGTTAAACTTGTATATTATCGTTCTTAGTATTGCTTTCAATTGTTTGTAGAATCGTATCCATTTCAATCAATTTTGTCCGTAGAGATTGAGCTCCCAATTCTAACTTCTCTCTAACCCAATTCATGTTTTCTTCACTGATATTGTTGATAATCATCTCGAATAAACCAATATTAACGATTTTTGAGAACGCATTTAGCAACTCTTCGAGTGTTAGTTTTTCAGGTAAAGGTAAGTCCGTAAAGTGCTTAATAACAAGCATAAACATTAAGCTGGAACTCTTCGCATTATCCATTTCTTGAGGGCTATCTGTTGAGGAATGAATTGTTCTATAATGTTCGCCATATTCCTGAAGCAATTTATCCATCTTCGATGTTTGAAATTTATCATCAATTTTTATTGCATATTCTCCAAATTGATATTCCGTTTGTTTCTCATATTCTTTATGCAAGTTATTAATTGCTGCAAGATTTAATTGCTTTACTTTTTTTGTCATAATGACACTCCCCTTGGATAATAGATTAATTTTTTAAGCCTGAAAGAATACTAATTGATACACCAAACTTCCTTACCATTTTTAGATAAGGAAGGTTCATATATAAATTATTTTTGATCTAAAGCTTCTTCAATAACAGGACTATTAAGAATCTGAATAATTTTCATAAACTCGTTTACTTCAGCACCTTTTAGATCGACCCTTGAAAGGAAAACGGATAAATTTTTCAATGTATTATCGTCAAATTCAAACTTTGGCAACTTAATCACTCTCCCAATGAAATGTGAATTTTATTTAAGTATTTATTACTTATAATCTGTATTACATGTAATTTGAGTCCAGTTCAATGGCGTTCCAATATATACAGGAGGGTAAAATGAATACTCGTATGTTTTAGGCTTGGTTAACTTCGCTTGTTGTTCGTCAAGAGTTTGTTTAAATATTGCAATTTCATCTGGTGTACCTTCGACTTCATGTCCATAAATTTTAGCTTTCATGTTGAATGTCTCCTTTACTTAAAAAATTCCACCCATATCCTCTTGATCTTCACGTAAATCATAAAATTTCTCAGTTGTTGATGAGTCTTTGTGGCCAAGTAGTTTCTGAGCCATCTTAATATTTAAACCTGAATTTAAAATGTCAGTTGAGCGACTTGCTCTTGTAATGTGAGGATTTACTCGTCTACCGACAATATCAGAAATGATATTTGCAAACCAATCATTAACAGTAGATATTTTAATTTGATTTACCGATTTGTTATATTTAGTTACAAAAAGATAGGGATTATCGTCTTCTCCGCGCGCTTCCATCCATTTGTTAACATACTCTCTTGCTTTGTCATCAAACATGATAGGTCTGCTCTCACCTTCAAGCCCTTTTCCCTTACATCTGATTTTATGTGTCCAATAATAGTTTTTACCTTCTACTGGAGCATAATCAAGAATCTCTCTGCGAACTTGAACGATTTCACCACGTCTGCAACCCGATATATACATAAAATAATATAATGCAAGTAACTGCCAATTCTCATCTTCTGTCAATTGCTTGATAATTAATTGCGACTCTTCTTCGGAGACGGGTACTTTTTCATAAACTTTATTAAGTGTTGGATTAGGAACACCGTCCACAAAGTTTCTAAAAGTAAGGTAATCTTCTTCCTCTTCGTAAAAATTGATTATGTATTTACAAAAAGAAGAGATACAGCTCCTTTTAAGTTTTACTCCACCTGAAGACAATCCTCTGCGAATTAGACTATTTTGAAAACGGAGGTAGTCCTTCTTCTTGATTTGGTGAATTTGCTTATTCTCTCCAAATGTTTCGTGAATCCACACTAGGAATATTTTAATGGCAGATTTATATTGCGATATTGAGTTTGGTGATAAGTGAGTCGACTCGTTTAACCACTCCTCTGCTAATCTGCGGTTTTCCTTATTAACTTGTTTGTATTGCTCATCTGTAATGGAAATACTTTTCGGTGCTCTATCGCGAATCATATTTTTCTTGATGGTAGACATTAAATCACCTTCCTATCTTTGCACATTAAGTCCTTGTCTTTGTAAGCCCTTGAAAAGAGCATAAATGTGTTCATGTGTATTTCTTAGTTCTTCTACTGTATCTTCATAAAAGTTTCTTTCAAATGGTTGCATTAGATAAATCCTTGATTGGCTCCAAGTATAACCTATCCCTGTAGCAATAATTCTAGCTACATCAACTCCTTCATCATGTCTCGTGTTAGTGATTTCAATTGTATTTGCATCAATAAGTTTTACCTTCATATTTTTAGTGTCAGACAGTTCATGAGTTCGAACGTATTCTGAAGGGGTATACTCTTTATATGTCACATTTTCAATTGTATCGTGCATCGTATTTTTAACTACAGTACCCACTTCGTTTTTTAATGTATTATTCACCATCTTGTTTATTTGAGACTCTAATTGACTCCAATTTGATACATCCAATTAAATCCACCTTTCTCTCAATAAAATCCATGTGATAATACAGAAGACAATAATCTTGCCCTCTGTTTAAAACATGGATTTAATACATTAAGCGCTCGTAACAACAACAGTGTCTGTAATTCCAGACGATGTATGTGTAACTGTAATCGTTGAGCTACCAGCCGCTACCCGTGTAATTAGTCCTGTAGAAGCTCCAACCGTACATGTTGCAGGTGTTGAACTTACATATGTGCAACCACTTGTTACAACTGTATTTGCATAAATACCGCCACGGATACCGTATACTGTGATTTGAGAAGTAGGGGAAGCAGCAGATAAAGAAACCGCGGCAGGTGTAGCAGCGATAGCTTGATAACTAACTGCGGTATTGCCAACAGGTTTAATCATAACTGTCGCATAATTACCATTTGTATCTACTAAAGCAGAACCTTCTAGTTTGCTTGTACTGACTGAGGCTGCGGCAAGCGAGAGGTCAAATGACCCTGAAATTTTAAATTGCGGAATTTTAATTTGTAATTCTGCAACCTGACCTTTACCCTCAAAAATCTTAGCGATTAGAGTGACTTCATATGCGTTAGGGTATTTGTCTGCATCGATACTGATGTAGTCAACGGAAGTTGATGTTTGATAAGAAACATATACAGTTGAATTTGCTCCACCAGCAAGCGTAAAATTCTTACCTGTAGGAGTAACTGTCAAGATACTTCCATCTGACTTTTGAACATAAACAGAGCCTACAGGGGTTGAAGCTACAGCACCAGAACCACCAACTAATGTAACAAGCTCATCTGTTACAAAGTAATCTTTAAGTCCGTTCAAGATTCCGACACCATTGTTTAGAGCGATATACCCGACTTCAAAATTGGCAGCTTCTACTGAAACATCGATTTTTTTGTCATGTGAGTATGTAAAGGCGAGTCCATTTCCAAACCCACCTCGAACCTCTTGGTTTGTGACTGCTTGTTTGAAAGCAGTATTAATAAGCGTCTTACCTTTTGCCACAATTGTGTCATTACTAGGATCTCTCATAATAACGTCTGCAACTGATACTAAAAATCTATCTGCCAAATTAATTCCTCCTAATGAATATGTATTATTTATCTATGCTTTTCCAAATGCTTCATCAGCTGTTAGTTTGTTAAACTCAGCTTCTGACATAATGACATCTGCATATTTATCTCTGTCTTCAACATGACTAAGCCAATGCTGTATATCTTTTGATGCTCCATTCTCTGCCATGAGAGCAGAATACACATCAAAGTTTTTAATTATCGCAAAGCGTTCAAGTGCCTTATTGAATTGAAAGATGGTATACTTTTTTATCTCCTGAAATGAGCTACCAGATAAACAATGTAAAGCAACGACTCTTTCCTCTAATGTTGCTGGTGTTCCATTCTTTCTAGATAAAAATTCCTCTGCTTCTTGTAATTCTTTCTCCATATCCTCATCGTAGAAATCTTCTCGGTTTTGAATGAGATTTTGATGTAAAATGATTCTCTTAATATCCTCGAATTCATACCCATTCAGTTTGACGCCTTCAATAAGAAGTCCGATCTTACTGTCTTCATAGGTGAAGTCATACTTCTGGTTTTGTAGGACTATAGAGAGCAATTTATCCAATTTGGCGTATAAAGAATTGTTTTGCCTGATTAATGCAAACAAAAAATCAAGATAGCTCATCTTGATTACCTGAATGTCTTGTATTCTGTTTTTCTCAAATAATAAGCATTGAACACATTCATAAAATGATTCACAGTTTTCCATAGTTGCTGGATATATCTTTATTCCTAAAAATTCAGATGGATCTCCCCACACTCTCATTTAGATCGACCTCGTTGAAGGTATCAATTCGTATCCTGTATAATAGTCATTGTGAGGAATAATCCTGATATCTCTCTCGAAGAATAATTGTCCAATAAATCCAATATCTACGCCATTAAGCTGTGATATTATCTCTTGAAGCATTACTAGTGGTCTCTGTCTTCCTTCGTCCATTCTCCATACAGAGTTGCTGCAAATTACCTGAATAGAAATATCAACATTAGTCAAATAGATATTATTAGGTTTAATGTTCCTAATATATATCCTCAACTCAGATCCTGCTGTATCTGAGACATTAGGGCTTAATGGTGTAAAGAATACTTTAGTTTTTTCCTTATTGGATTGATCAAACATTTCAATTTTTTCGTTATCAGATATATCTTCTTGAGACAGAGCATCTGCTGATGAGTATTTCAAACATTTAAATAAATTTTGACTTGGCAATAGTTGAACTACTATGTTTTGAATAATTCGATCAACGTTTTCTAAAGTAAACATTTACATCACCTCCCTTTATATCAAACTCTTAATTTGAATTCGTTTCATAGCAGAAACAAGGACTTTTTCATTTGCCAATTCACCGACAGTATACGAGGCTAAATCTCCAACTGTGAATGATGAAATCTGTTCTATTGTTAAACCTAAAGAGAATAGCTCATCAACAGTGCGCACAGAAAGCTCTTCAACAGAATAATTAGCTACATCATCAGCAGTGAATCCAACATCCGTTAATTGGTTTACGTTAAGTTTTGAAAGTTCTTCAATTGTAAAAGTAGCTAAATCTTCAACTGTAAAGTTAGTACTTTCATAACAGACGCCTTTGATTTTTACATATCCTGTATACTTCTTATTTGCTAGTATTGAAACATCATGACCGGATTGACTAATTATCACACCTAATGTTGTTGGCTGTGTTCCTGAATCATCATATAATGTCCACCTGATTAATTTAGAAGTATCAGTCACACCATTATTTTTGACTTCCCCACGGAATTTCTGAGCTTGAGTAATCTTGCAGAAATCGCTACCACTTATATCTAAAGTCCATCCAGATTGAACTACATCACTTATTAATACTTGTATGTCATCAAAGATGTCTGGATTATTTGTTAATGAAACCCGCACGTTGGCAGTACCATTTGAAAGAGCTGTAATAAGCCCTGTTTCTGTGACTGATAAAACTGAACTGTCAGAAGATGTGAAGGAGAGAGGGAGGGATGTAATTGATCCTTGATCCTTTACTTCTATTTCAATCTGCAAAGTGTCATTTGTCCTTAAATTAACTGAATCACCATTGGAGATGTGAATTGAGTAATCATGAATGTAATAATCTGCTATTCTCAACTGAACATTATCTTTGTCAGAGCTTAATAGTGTTTCTTCAAGTTCAAGTGTAATTAAATTAGTGTTTAAAGAATTTATACCTGTAACCTGCCAACATCTATCTTCATCGAAAATGAACCTTTGTTTCTTGCGGATCTTAAGTGTATCCACATTTTTTTGTGTGATAATACTTCTTCGCTCATTCGATAAAACCATCATTTTATCGTCTACCAAGCCAAGACTTCGAAGATTTTCTGTAGCCTGAACAAAGTAAGCTTCTTTAACTGCCCCCAGAGAATCTAGCCATTTCAAACTAGACACACATTTTTGGATGGCTCCGCGGTAATAGATTCCCCCCATATCGTCAACAGAAGTGGTTAACCACTTTTCACCTTGCCATGTAAATACATCACCAAAGTGCAGAAGTTGATCTGGAATGAGTTGAATCTGTTTTAGTTCCTTAGTTTTACTGTCATCGACTATCCATGAGTCAAGGTTAGATGTTGTGTAAGGTGATGATGAAGTGTTGACTCGAACTTGGTAGTAAGAAGGAGAATCTTTAAAAGAGTTCGTGATTACTCTTTTTGTATTGTTGATGTTGTATGTTCTTGGATTGGCATCAGTCACACTTAATTTGGCATTGTAGGCAGTATAAAAAGTCATTTATGACACCTCATATCTTAGAGAAGTCAAAGTTTTCATATGTATACTCAACTATCATTGCATCAGCACGTTCAATTAATTGATTCTGCAAATCAATTTTAACTTTTAAGTTATTTGATTCAGCATAACGTTTAAAATCTGAACTATTCAATGCAAGTCTCATTTCGTTAACATTTTTTACTTCTTTTTCTGACCATTCTATTTGCATTAAGAATGCTAAAATTTCCTCTTCTTTTTCGGATAAAGTTTGATTGAAAACTTGAACTGAATCATCTCTATCAGTTAGATTTTGAACGCATTTTGTAAACTTTGGAATTGCACTTTTTAACCAACCGAGTAGATATGCTTCGTAGTTAGGTATTGAGGTTTGAAAAAGAGCGTCCAAAGTGTAATCTTCTACTTTAATTGCAAAGCGTTGGTAGATATTTTGGTACGGAGTCATTTCTCACCACTCATACCTTTCTTCTTATTAGCGATTTTTTGCTAATTCATTGATGTCTTGACCAATGTAGTCACTAATTACTTGGATTTTATTTAAATCAGAAAATTTATTGTTTCTTTCTGAAATTCCCTTAATGATAATGTCTATAGCGGTTGTTCGTAGTGATTGAGTAAGATTAGAAAGTGTCTTAATGATTTCATCAGCAGGTAGAGTTATAATGTCTTCAATGAACTTTTTGCTTACAAAATTCTCGTATTTATTTTCGAGATAAAGCGCTTTGACAACATCAATATTTTGAATAAGCAGCCAACCATCTTCAATGATCACTGGATGAGTATTGTAGACAGCGCGCAAGTCCTCAAATGAAATTTGTTGTGTTGTACCAAAATCTCTGAATAAAATTCTCTTTCCGTTAGCGTCAAGATTGAGGCTACCAGATACCATACTCATGACAGGGATGAGTTTATTTGAAGGAATGGCAATTTGAGACTCATCAATAAACAAGCTGCCATTTTGACTATTAACTGTCTCTGATGTAGTAGTTGCTACTTTAAGACTCTCAATCATTTTTTTCATTTCTTCTAATTGTGTTTTCAGAAATTCATTTTCAATCTCGACTTGAGATTTAGTCACAACCGTAGTTTCAGTTGGTGCGGATACTGTTTCTGGTTTTTTAATAGGTGCCATATATAATTATCTCCCTTTAATAGAATAGAGAAGACAAGTTTCCTTGCCTTCTCTTGAATAATTTAAGCCAATTGATACATTGCGTATTTTGCAGAAGTAATAATTTTTGTATCCCATTTCTTCTTAACTGTGTAGTCAATGCTGTTGTCAGAGCTATCTTTGGAATCAGTTTGACTAATCATTGTCTCGCCCTCAAACGCGATTTTAACGAGTTTGTCTACCATGGTAGCGATAATCAATAGATATTGGTCAGAGATGGCAAGAGTGTCTGTATTTGGAGTTACGCGTTGATCAAATTTAAACAAACCAGTACCTTGGAAGTTACCCAAATAACCAGCGCCATTATACTCTTGACCTAAGCCGAAAGTTAGATATTGGCTATCTGGAACCACTTTTGAAAGAGCCACTTTTGTACCAAATGCAACAGCATTTGCACCATGATTAGCTGCTTCTACTAGTTGAACTAGATTATTGAAAGTCGTTTGAGCAAATGCACCATTTGCTTTGTAAGCAGTACCGAGTGCAGAGTAAGAATTGAAAATGGAATTGTAGATATCAATAGTAATTTGAGTTTCGATTGCTTGAGCAACGCGATTAACCCAATCGCCCCAGTTTACTTTACCTGCAATTACACGGTAAAGATCTTCCGCGATAGTTACTTCTCGCATTACTGGAGTAAGAATAACATCTGTACCAACCAAACGTTGACGATTGCCCTTACGGATGCCATCAGCAAGCTTAGAAACTACAAAAAGGTCATTGTTTGGAACGCTCCATACAAAATTGTCTCCCCAACCAGAAGATTTTACGTCTGCGAATTGATAGAAGTTGTCAAGGACTGTATCAGGAATAACAACATCAAGAATTTCAGAGATGATAGCAAACATTGTAAATTTAACATTCGGATGACCCATCATAACGGACTTGCTGAATTCCAAACCTTCTGGAAGATACGCAGAAGCAATAGCTTGTTTAACAAGCGCTTCGGAGAATAGTTTTTGTTTCTCTTGATATGTTGTACCTTCTTTTTCAGAGTACATTTTGTACTTAGCGACTTTATTTCTTTCTGCTGGTTTAGCATTTTCATACTTCCAGTGATAAAATAATTCTACACCTGCTTGAACGATATCTTTTTGATCTTTTGAGAAATTAGTGAAGCGTTGAGAAAAATGTTTGTGTAACATAATTAAATTTACATCTCCTTGTTATTTTTATTTTTTATTAGGCTTGTTTTACAACTTCAAGTTGTGTAGCGGCAACACGAGCAGAACCAACTGAAACAGTAAGTTTTTGAATAACTTGAAATGCAATACGAGTTAGCCCAGTCAAGTCGGCGGCTACAGCAGGTTTCATAGAAGCGTTAACGGGAACAACATATTTATTTAGCACTGTTGTGCCAGCGATTCCATCGTCAGTAATTGTAAATGTATCTCCAACTTTAAGGCGGTAAGCACGAGCAGGACGGTTTTTAGCATTAGTAAACAGTGTAACATCTGTCAATGGTACACGTAATCCGTTAACCTCAATAATTTCAGGCGATTGAACAAGAACAACTTCATCTTTTGTTACATCTACTGGTGCTGCAACAACGCGAATATCTGGATTACCTGCAAGAACTCCTCCAAGAACTACCAGACTACCATTGTCCATATCGACTGTGTTTTGTACCGAAATTACACAAGTATCCAATTGATTACCTGCCATTTTGTTTAAAGTAACGTAAGCTGACATTAATAAAACATCTCCTTATTTTTTATATTATTTATTATTTTTATTTTTTAGCCTTGACCAAACACTGTCATCATCGGATTCTTTTTGTTCGGTTAGTTCACGAGGAATTCCTACAAACATATGTCCGCTTTTTTTGTCATTTGTTTTAGCCAGAAGTTTATCACAAGCAAAAGACTTCAAATCTTTAATAAATTCATCTGCATTTTCACAATGACCTGCTTTTTCTTTGAAGGATTCCAATTCTTCCTTATCAAGAACATTAGAAAACTTTTGGAAAGCTTCGTTGATTTTTTCTTGTTTTTCATTATTTTCATATGAAGACTTAAATTCTTGAAGTTTTGTTAATTCTACCTCTAAAGCAGTATACTTCTGATTTAATTCAAGTAGTGCATCAGTTTTCTCATCAATCTCTTTTTGGAAGTCGAGTTGCTTTTGTTCGAATTGACTTTCAACCTCTTTTGTTGCAACTTTTAATTTATATTCCATAACTTCATCAGGAACAAAATTAAACTCTAAAACTTCTTCTGAAGTGTCTTGAGCCAATTCCATTTTCTTCCACTCGTCTTTATATCTTGATTGTGTTTCATAATTAATGGAAACAAAGTCACCATTAATTGAGAATTCGTAACCGAAATATGTAGATTTTTCGTAATTATAAACGATGACTACTTTCTCTTCAGTGAGATAATCTACAAGATACTCATCACAGTATTCATAACCCCACGAGTCTGTTTTTTTGTTTTGTCTAACAATTCTACGAAGTTCATCTTCAAGTTGTTCACTTGACCAAGAAAATGTACTCTTTGGATTAGACTCGCTAAAAGTATCTTTGATTTTTGCTTCTAACTCATCCAAAGATAGTTCTTCATGATTAATACTCTTAGAGGACAAATCATCAATTGTTAAGCTGTATTTTTGTAGTAACTCTAAAACCTTATCCAATTTCTTACCTCCTTCATGTAATTCTTCCGCAACAACACTTTCTATTTGTTGCAGAGATTGAGTAAATATTGTTTTAAAGCATTCCATTTTTTCATTAACTTCTTTAGCGAAGTCCTGTTCAGAGAATTGAACTTCGATAGTGGCGTTTTGCATAGCAGGCTTAACACCTAATCCCAATCCACATGCACCAAAGAAACTGAATTTACTAAAATGGAAATATCCGTCTTCTTTAAATTCGCCTTCATAGTCATCTGCTATTTCCATCGATTCTGCCTTAATCAAGTCTCTCGTTAAAATATCGACTGGATCATCAAATTTGCGCCAAATAAGACCCTCTACAGTCAAAAATGACCTAGTAACTCCATCGTCACATAGACGGTCTTCAAATTGAGCATTATTTTCACTTGGGATTACACCGATTGCTGAGCCAAAATATTTAACGTTGTATTTACCATCTTTCTTAACTAACCCCTGACGGTGGTCTGAAAAGTCTTCATCGCCATCAGCGTTCTCTTCGATGTAAGCTAATATTGGCGTGTTTGCAAGTGTGGGTACTGCTGCTTCCACAACTTCCTTTGAGAAGTAAGAATGATTGAGATTTTCTAAGGTATGCATTAGCCATATTTTCACTTTAAGGAAACGAATGTCTTCTTCAGATGATTCATAATGATTAAGCTTTTGAAATAACACTGGCATTGACTTTTTTATAGCATCTTTCAACTAATTTCACCACCTTCCCGAAGAGTATTGTTATGTTCGCATTCCATCTAAGTTTGAACCATTATCAATTGTTTTTTGACCATCATCGGTAATGTCAGACTTCTTAGGTGCTCCACTCTTATCTTTACCTGACTGAGTGTGCGCCGAAAGCAAGGGCTTCATAATCGAATCTAGGTTTAGACTATTTTCGAAATTGGTTAAGTTAACTAGTTGGGATGGAGTTAAACCAAGACTAGCTGCAACTAAAAGTCTTGGGAAGCCATACTGTGCTGCCTGTATATAAGCATCTAATTTATCCTTTTGATTAAATCTTGTGATATCAGGAAATGTGATTTTAAATCTAAATCGTCCAGATACTTCGCGAAGTTTAAAATTAACAAATCTCTCAAAAATACGATACATATGAAGGACGTAATTTTCATCCGTCTGAATGGATGCTTTGATGCCCACACCATTTGATTTTTTCTCACCAAATAAAACAGGAGACGTACCTGACGACTCATAAAAGTGCTGTTGACCAATTCCAACAATATCGTTTTTACCTTGTGAGTCAGAAAAATCAATAGTTTCAGAATCTAGAGGCGTAGTAACCACTTTCACGCCTTCTGGCATAGTAGACTGCATTAAGCTTGAGAATTTACCCGCGGTGTCAGCGGCGATAGCAAAATTATCTTTCTTGTTCCCGTTCTTTTCGTCTTTATGAAGTGGGATTTTATTCAAGATAATTTTCCATACTTCTAATTGTGTTTTCGTTTTAAGAAGATTCTTGTAGGCTGCTATTTCCACGCTATCAACAAATAACCCCATCAGTGGTGGGGTTTGACCTGCTCTATTCTCATCAAACTTAAATACAAACGCTTTCGACGGATCAAGAGTTACCCAGTACATGTAGCCTTTATTTTTATCAGTGCCATCTATAAAATCTAAATAGTACTGAGCAAATTCAGGTGCATAGTCGTCGATATTGACACCCATTTGCATAAAGTAGTACATATTGAAAGCGTATTGATACCCCAACTCTGTTTTATTAACTATCTTACAATAGGCGCTAGGCATTTCTTGAAGCATTGTTTTATCGTTTACTTCTCTAACATAGTAAAATTTAGCATCTTCTAAAATGCACATTTTGGTTATTTGAGGAAAGGCCATTTTAGGATTTAGAGAGTCTAACCAGTCGCAAACTTTTTGATAACTCTTCTTAAATGCCTTTGATTTCATATCCTCAGCATCAGCATTTGTAGGCTCAATAAAGTAATCGAAAGTGAGAATTGAACCGTAATGATGAACAAGCCGATTGAACTGCATTATGTAGTTTTCAAGGTATTGTGCTAAATCACGTAATGCTTTCTCGTTTGACTTTGGATTGGAAATTAATTCTTCTACAGTTTTGCGGTCATATTTAGCAGGAGACATGTTGATATTCTTAAGTAGTTCGTTCTGCCAAATGGGATTGTAAAAAATAGAATTACTTGCAGCACTATTAATCGATTTCGCATATTCAAGAGCATAATTCAACAAGTCAGGAAGTTCATTATTCATTTCTACATTTTTATCTTTGTCCAAAAAATCACCTACTTTCATTTGAGACATAGTACTACTAAACGAAGAGATAGTCTAAAATATCAACTTCTTCATCATCTTTTTTGATATCTTCGTAGTGTTTTAGATAATACAAAATATAAGCAAGTGCTGCCCAAATATCTTTCTCTGTTTTTTTTGCTACTTGTTCTACACTTAATTTTCCACCTTGTTTTTGAACAAGCTTGAGATTTGCTGTTTGATCAATTAGTTGATCTGTTTGATAGTGAGCAGCTTTAATTTGCGCATTATCTTTGCTGACTCTATTTTTATCATTAGTTTCAATTAATTTACTTGGAACCAATAGCCTCAATCGACCACTTTCAACAAAATCAATAAAATTTGTTACAATATCAGTCTGAATTCCCTGAGCCTTTAAACTAAATATCTTCTTAGGTGAAGAATTATTTTGAGCAATTTCGTCAGTATTAAGCGTATCCCAACTTTCATAAGGGTCGTTCTGCAATGGGTCAATGGTCTCTTTCATTAATTCTTCAACAACGCCTTGACCAATACCGTTAGCATCAACTACGGTTACATTTCCACCATAATGCTTATCTAGCCTCTTTAAAAACATAGCCTGTTCATTGAAATTTGTTCCATTGGGTGGAACGAAAATATTGCAAACTGTCGCTGTCTTGATTTTTCCGTTTGAAGATCGTTCAACTTCAATGACAACAAATGCCGATTTATTATTATTGTTTGATTGAGAACGTGCAATATCTGCACCTATAAAATACTCTCGATTTTTACGGGGCTGAATGCTCGCAGTAGGAACTGTTCTCAATTCTAATAACTTATTAATACTAACTAGCGCACCATCAGTTGCTCCAACCCAACGCGACTCATAGTTTTGACTAAATGACACTGAACTCGTTGTTGGGTCATCTTTTTTTGCTAGGATTTGGCTTCTAGTTTCTCCTCTTCCGTAATGACAGGGCAGTTCCCAACTTGCGCCTAAAACCATCTTCCCTTTTAGTTCTGCCATCTCATCTATCATGTTTATCAGACGAATAAACTCATCGCTCCCACGATATCCGCTAGTGGTTAAGTAATTGATCATGCCATTTAACTCATAAGGGTTGATAGTGGATAGCTTACCAATAGTCCTTCTAGGAACGTTTACTACTGGTTCGAGCGCATCTTTAAAAAGGGCATTGTTTAATAACGCAGATTCCTCAACATTGAGCCTACGTCTTCTTTGTCCCTTTGAATGCTGGGAATTCGCTAAAACAGTATAGATTGCCCCCGATGTGAAAATGACTTCGACTTGATCTTTTGAAAAACTTGATTTTACAATTTCATTATTCATTAACGGAAACCATTTAATAATTTCATTGTGCTTTTCTTCACTAATGGAACTAGCATTCTCACGAGTTTGAGCACTCATGGCCAACGTTATATCAGGAAAATGAATCGCAGTGTGATATATGCTCATTAGCTCAATCATCGTTTTCCCAAAGCCGCGGGGGAATACTCCGTATGTGCTGACAAAGCGACTCATCGAGCGCAAGAACACTCTCTGGTCTAAATCTAGCCTCATTCCACCTTTTTCTGGTGAGATGAGATCGTAAAATAGATCTGGAAACCATTTGCTCCATTGAATAAATTGAATCCACTTGTCTAAATTTCTGTCAAAAGAACTTCCTTTTAGTTCATCCAATTTAACATTTGAATTAAAATCAGGATTATCACCCACGCGGGAGCTTTTTCTACTGTGTTTGAAATTATCGCTTTGAAAATTATTATGACTAGCCACTTACATCATCTTCTTCATTGCCAAAGGAACTATCACTCATTTGACTTTCATAATCTTGTTTCTTCTTATCATAAAACGCGTATATTTCTTTATATTCACACTCAGGAAGCCCCTTCAAATCCCGAACATAATTAATGAAACACCACAAAGTCACATCAACTTTATCTTTTGGTTGCTCAGTAAAGTGGGGGAGAAGGGGCATGATTTCATGGTTTTCTTCAACCATTCTTGCAAGTTGGCCAAATGTATCTAATCCACCCGACAAATCCGCTTTACTCATCTGTGACGGTTTAAGTTTTCCTGCTTCAGCTACATCTTTAACCATTGCAGCCCATTCTTTAGCTTCTTTGAAGTTACCTTTTGCTTTAGCTAAAGTTTCTTTAACTTTATTTACACAAAACTCTCTAAAATACTCCTCGTGCATAGTAGTAAGGAGTTGAAAGCTTGTTTTTAATTGCTGATACTTATCTTCGAATAGATAATATTCATCATCTGGATAACCATATCCATATTTACTCTTTAATTGACTTAAATCATAACTGACATTGAGTTTTCTTTGTGTATCATCAGATGAAAAGTGCGAATTCGGAATTATTTGTTCTTTATTGTTTTTATTGAGATGAATAGCATCATCGCTATCTTTCCAAGTTAAATCTCTATAATTTAAGTAAATCGATTTGATGTACATGCCCCATGGATTTTTATTTCTGTTTTCGCCCTCTGAAACCGAGGAGTCCCATTGATGTTGAATAAATGGCTTGTTAAGTTGCAAGAGCATGTCTTTTACTGATTGGATTCTACTAACATCTACATTATCGCTTACACATTTTTTGCAAATACTGACACGTTTATGCGAATCAATTGGGTTAGTTGAAACATAAAATTGATCAAGTGTTTTAGGTGTTCCACAACTAGAGCATGGCTTATATATTTTCTCATTTGATTCTTTTTTTTGTATTACCACTCTTTACACCTTCTCCCGTATTTAGAAATAAGATCAGTGGACGGAACTCTCTAGGGAGTATCAAGTCCACCTTTACATGTCCTTTCAAATGAGGACAATTCCACCGAAATGGTTTACACAAAAGTGCAAACTAAAAAGCACCCGAAATGTCGGATGCTCGAACTTTACACTTTCCTATGAAATTGTAGTTTTATCGTTAATTTTATTACACAGCTAATACATTTGGAATTATCACTGGTTGAGTAGGAAACTCACTATCTTTTTCTATTGCAATCGCGTATCCAGAATAAAGAATTTCAATAATGATGTACGTTCTATTATTGTAAACAACTTCTTTATTTGACACATCAAACATATCCATTTATTTCCACTTCCTCATTATGAGATTCTAGATAAAATATTATATAAATACCTACGTGGCTTAGTCTTGTTATATTGCCGCAATCCTAAATCATAAAGGAATTCTATATCTCTGTTCCTAATGGCATGTAAATAAACTTTCGGAAAAAAACTGATCGATCCGTTGTTAAATGTGCTTTCAATTAGATTGTTGTCAGATACATATTTTTCTATTTGTGCTTTCATTTCTACATCACTTAATTGACTATTAAATAAATTAACCAAGCAAGTTTTAAATGAGTTTAGTAACATGATACAAATTCCATAAGATTGCTTTTCTCGACTGTCGTGAAAATGCTCTTCCACTACTTCCTTTTGGATCTGATATCCACTAATAGTGTCATCAAATAAATAGGGCATATACTTGCTTGTGAACCCACCTTGTCTATAGTAGTAAAGAGGTTTATCAATAACTTTTACTTTTTTTGCAATTAAAAACATTTCCAAGTTATAGAAAAGGTCATCTCCTAAAAAGTGAATTCGATTTAAATACTTGCCACTTTTTTCTAAGATTTCTCTTCTATACAATTTTCCGTGTAAGCTTGCAGGAAATGGATGCCCATGTAAATAAGCAGTTGCTAATTCATTTTTTATTTCTTCACCATCATAAACTTTGTCTAATTTAAAAAACCAACTTGTATTCTTTTGTTTTATTAGTTGACTATTACCTAGAACCTTATAGGTGTTACACACTGTAATGTCTACATCACTTTTAATAGTTGTGTTGTACAGTATTTCTATAGCTGTTTTGTCTATCCAATCATCTGCGTCCACAAACATGACATATTCAGACTTAGAAATTTTGATTCCTTTGTTTCTTGTGGCAATACTACCCTCATTTTGTTTGCTAATTAAAATTATTCGATTATCCTGCTCACAATACCGCTGACAAATTTTTAAACTGTCATCATTAGATCCATCATTCACTAAAATTAATTCAAAATCTTTAAATGTTTGATTGAGAATAGATTTAATGCATTTATCGAGTTTTTTTTCTGCATTATATATAGGAACGACAACACTTACGGCACTCATTGAAATTCCCTCCTTATTAATCCCTCCATATCCATAATATCACATTCTTTATAAAGAACAAAGATATAAATAATAAGATAAGGAGCGGTTATTTTTAAAGGAGTTAGTTAATGAAATTATATCAATATCGCTCCGTATTGTTTAAATACAGCAAGTGTATCAATAAACAACCATGTAACTCCACCATCCGAAGACATTCCAGATGTGTGACTTGGTGGTGTTGAGCCACTTGTGCCAGCTACGGTACAAGAATATACTTTTCCATTGGATTTGACAATTTGCCCAACCGTATAAGCAGTTGCTGCAATCCAACCAGTTGAACTAGCTGTTCCTGTTGTTAAACAAACCCAACCCACGTATCCCCCAGAAGTCGGAGCTACGTTATTAATCGTCTGTCCTACTCGAAAATAGCCAGATGAAGGTTCTGCTTTGTTTTCAATAAGAGGATCATATCCAATAAAATATCCAGCATCTTCTGCAGGTAATGTCATATTAAGAAATTTATTGCTGGCTGATATAAATTCCTTCATTGTGCCTTTATGACTATAATATACAAAAGCAAGATTAGGTGATCCAGTATAACTCAAGTTAGATCTTTTGATGGAAAAAGAGAGAGTTGATGGTACAACTGTGTAATTATTTTTAATCAGATATTGAAATCCAGTAGTGTTAGAGATCTCGATATTGGATCTCTCAAGCTCAATAATACCATAACCATTAGACGTGTTGATTTGAGGATCACCAAGAAAATTAATGGTTTTAATAAATATATCTGAATCTGTTACATTTATAGAGGGGTTCTCGGAAGTATTTAAATTTGCTACCCGTAATGTAGTGTCTGTGAGTTTGCATTTACTAACAAGAAGTTTAACTGCTTTAGTAGCAACGTTAGATTCCAGAATACAATTCGAAAATTTGCAGTCATTTATTGTAACCTTTTCTCTCTTGCTTGGGTCGCGACCATAAATCCTTAAATTTGCCAATGAAAAAGAGCAATTAATTAATGTATAACTATTAATTGTAACTATCTTTTGATTTGTTCCCCTTACATCTAAAGTGCAACCTTCCATTCGATTTACAGATATGGTTGGAAAACCCGAATAATAACTATTGTATTTGAAATGATTATTTCTGAAAACGTGCATATCGTTGTCATTCAGCGACATGAAGAAATTACCAACGTCAATCAAAGTATTCTTTTCAGCAACTACATGATAACCACCATCGCCAACCCAATTACCTGCATTACCGCCTACAATTGTATTGCTACTTATCTCGACATGCGCATTTGAGAAATGAGCTCCCATTAGACCAATAGCGGCAGTAGATTTCCATATAAAGTTGTTTGTAACTACACCTCTTAGCATAGTGTAGAGATTAATCCCAACATTTCCTGCGTTATATATACGATTGTTTTCGATAGTTGCATTGTAGATACCACATAGAATTCCGCAGAAACAACCATATATCAGATTATTTCGAATTGTAATTGCATCTCCGAAGAAATCTTCTTGATTAATAGCATAGCGTGTAGGATCATTGAAAAGTGGTTTACCGTAAATATCTAAACCATTTGCAAGTGGTGTGCCAATATCATGAATAGTGTTATATTGTATGATATTTTCACTACCACCGGGCTGTATCCCTCCACGATGATTACCATAAATCTCATTCCACTCAACTAAGTTATGATGTGGATTTAATCCGAATTTCAGATGTATGGCTAGTTGAGATGATATTGTGCGAGTTGCATCAATTTCTTCATAGAACAAAAACCTATACTTTGCTGCTCCCGAAGGAATAGTCATTGGAGTATAAATTTTTTGATTCTGAATAGACGTAATGAATGTGTTGTCAGCTCTGTAATAGTAGACCCCAACATCTTTTGTAATTAGTCCTGTCGGTCGTGTGAATCCTTGACCAGTTATTGAAAATACATTAAAAATTCCAGTAGGAATGGAAATCATTTGAGTGACCAATGTATTTCCCGTTGCTGCCATTACCGCACCAGTATTTTTATCAAGATCATTCACTGTCAAAATTAATCCAAATTCAGCATATTCAGCAGGAGCAGTAGGCTTAAATCCAATGGAATCTCCCATAAAATGCGCAATCTCACAATGATTAACCGAACAATGACTCGATCCCATCGTAAATTGAACTCCTGTTGTCCACTCAATTGCTCTTTCAGAAGGATTTGTAAAACTTCTGTGCAACCTTTCCCCAAAAATCTTTCCATTTATAATGTGAGAATTATGAGCTGATACAAACACAAAGCTTTGAGCAGGGGAAGGCCATGCCCAAAAGTTTGATGATCCCGATACAGTATCAAATGGGGATTTAGAGTCTGAAGAGTACAATACCTGAAAAGTTGAACCATTTAAGTCAAGTGTCATATAATCTTTATCGATAACTATTTCTCTAGGATAGCAAATTGCGTACGAACCAGTGGGCATAACGATATGCCTATAGCCATTACTATAAGCCCACTGTATTGCATTATTAATACCTTGTATATTATTGTCTGCTGTAATGTAATGAGCATTAACCCAAGGTTTAGCAGGTATTCCTTGGGTTATTCCCCATCGAGAAAGCTCTACGAGATAAGAAATAGCGCTTCGCCCAGTTAAGGAATTTAAAAAGTCTTGTAACGTTCCGTTGTTTCCCACATCTAACCAAAGTTCATAAGCACTCTTCCCATTAACTCCTGCTATATCAGATGGTTTCTTAACAATCACTGTCCATCATCCCACCCCTTTATAATCCGTAATACTGCCTTAAAGCTCCACATACTAAGGTTCCAACACGTTTTGTTCCTTCGGATGTCCAGTGTAATCCATCCGTTAAGTAAGTTTGCTGGTTTTTCTCGTTGTATCCCATATTATTATACATGTCGATCACAGGCAGGTTGTATGCCTGACCGATAGACTTGACGTTATCACCTATGTCTCTGAGAGCTGTTCTCAAGGTTGTGCCTGTTGTATCAGTCCATGCTCTCGGTGGAGTCATTAAGACGATTCTCAGCTTAGGGATTCTAGTCAGCAAACCTTCTATGAGCGTTTGGTAGGCACCAAAATAGGTGTTGGTATCAAATGTTGATCCTACTGGTTGAAGTGTACCACGAGTAGCAGATTCGTCATTTGTACCACCCATGATAGTAACGAGATCAGTTGTTGTAGTTACAGTATCTTTATCCAACCACATACCTGAAGCACCTGACATTCTCTTTCCCGACACTGCCAGATTAGTAACGATTGGAATGTAATATTGCTCTCTGACGTTATTCCACCATGAGTTACCCTGAGTTAAACTGTCTCCAATCAGTGTCCATTCCCCGATGCTCAGATCTGTTCGGTTAAATATAGTTCCACCTCTTACCCCAATTTGGTTAAGCGGGTAGGAAAATGGAAAGACGTTGTTGTTCATGATTCCGAATGCCACGTAGCCTGCATAAGCTGCAATGTTTGCCGATGTTACTAACTCTATCGTGTTTGCATTGTAACAGACATAATAGAAGGTAGTAATTCCCATCTCAGCAGTAAAAGGCTTAGTTCCAGCATTTAACGTTAAGGAAACAGTTGGTGTCCACATGTTATAGGTTGTGAATGATATGGTCTTAGCTGTGAAATCTACTGCAAATTTTACGTTTCCACCAACGATCAGCTTTGTGGGTGTACTGTTACTTCCACCACCAATTGCTGACCCGTTGAAGGTCATGGATCCTCCACTCTCGCCAATCTTGTCCAAAGTGGTCTTATTAAATGGAACATAGCTTGACCCGCTAGGTTTTTCAATGGTCATTTGTCATACCTCCTACTTTAAGGCGTTATAGTTTTGAGTTAACTCTGCGGTAGTTAATACTCTGTTGTAATATCCCATATTTTTAAACAGAGGTTGAGTACCTAAGCTGTTTTGACCGAACATTAAAGGGGATGTAGATCCGTCTACATAGAAATCTGATGTAATGTTGGACACTGAATGAGCCAAAACATTATCAACGTAAATGTAAATCTTGGTTGCATCTCTCATTACTACCACATGGTGATAGGAATTGAAATCCGTCTGAGCCGTTGGATCTACAGCTGCTGGATAATTAGCTGATCCAGCTCCTTGCCCTATTTTCCCAGTTAAGGTACATTGAAAGTGGTTATCATAAGTGTATTCAAATCTTACAGCTGTGGGGGATACCCTACTAAATAGATGGGTTGCTGCTCCTGCTACAGGTTTGATCGTAGCAAATACAGTCCATTGATCAGCGTTGTGGAAATAGGTGTCAGGACTTGGAATAGTTTGCTTAGTAACTGGATTATCCTGATACAGAATCAATGAAGCATCATTTATTTTACCAGCTGGCGCCGCCGATGGGGTACCATTAACAACTGCACTTTGAGTAGACTCTCCAGCTCCATTTACTGCAGACACTTTATAAGCATAAGAAGTCCCGTTAGTAAGCCCCGTATCTGTGAGTCCATTTGTTGATGGTGCGCCAATTGATGTACCATCTCGATACAGTTTGTAGGAGGTTGCCCCTGACGAAACATTCCATGTTACCACGTTTTTAGCATCGCCAGAAACAACGGTCAAACCTGTAGGAGTTGCTGGAATTGCCAGTAGAGGAGTTGAGTTAATAGCAGAAGACTGAGCCGATTCTCCAGCACTATTCACAGCGGAAACAGTGTAAGAATAAGCCGTTCCATTTATGAGACCATTATCTGTAATAGTGTTTGTAGCTGGGTTGGAAACCTTAGTTCCACCGCGGTATACATTATATGATGTTGCACCACTGACGGCTGTCCAGTTAAGTGTGACCTGACCATTCCCTGCCGTGGCAGTAAGTCCAGTTGGAACCAAAGGAATGGTAACGGCTACAGGAGCACCTTTCACATAACATCTAAATGCCACAGTAGTAGCAATGGTGATTGCTGTAAATGAGTCGAATCTGTTTTCTACTACTTCTCCAGATGAAACAGCGATTGTGTTTCCATTAATAGTATAAGTTAAAGAGCTTGTTCCATCATTGGATACAACAACTCCAAACGAGGATGGAATCGCTCTATTGGTCACAGTAGTTGATCCAATGAAGCAATCTTTGATGACAGCAGTAGCAGCAGCAGTACCAACTCCCGCTCTTGCCTCAAATGTACTGGATGCTGTTATAGTAACTTGTGTGAATTCATCAAAATGGTCGAGAAACTTTTCTAATGGTTTAATGGGAATGACTATTCCATTAACCGAAATAGTTAAATCTGACGTACCTGTATTATTCACATATAACTGATCTGCCTTTTGGGATAGGGTTTTAGTTCCCGTAACCGTCCATGTATCCCTGACGATGAACGTACTAAGGTTTAAACTACCTGAACCACCACTTCCAGAAAGGCCTTGAACTCCCTGTAATCCTTGGATACCTTGTTCACCTTTTAATCCTTGAATACCCTGAATCCCTTGAATCCCCTGATCTCCTTTAAGTCCTTGGATACCTTGGTCGCCTTTTTGCCCCTGAATACCTTGTGAACCTATAGCACCCTGAATTCCTTGCGCTCCCTTTAAAGAATCAATAAATTGTTGAGGTGTTCCTGTATTTCCTAAATCTAGCCAGACTTGATATGCACTTTTGCCAGACGCACCACTAGAACCGCTACCGCCTACTAATACCCATAAAGATCCACTGTACATTTTAAATGAGTATGGCTCAGATGCTGTGTCAATCCACAAATCGTAGGTTTTAGGTGAAGTTGGAGGAGTAGGTTGTTTAGGAATTTCTTTTTCTTTTTTTGATATTAAAATATCTAGTAAATCCATATTCTCACCAACAAATACTCTCAAATCTGCACTATCTGAACTAACTGGTTTTTTAAATCCTAGAGGAGTGAGTTCCAAATTATTCACATCTTTCTATTTTTATTTTAATGAGAACCCCTTATAAAATTTCCGAAATATCGATTACTTTAGAAGAGGCTCTCTTTTTTGAGAAGCCTATAAAATTACACTTTTATTTGATAAACCCAATTGTATTTCTGAGGTATTCTTCCTCATCTAGCAAATTCTCATCTTCGTCTTGTTTATCACTTAAAAAGCCAATAGCAGGTGACAGGTTGCCACCTTGATCAGCAATCTCTTGATAATCTAGAGACATAAGATTAGTATCAATTTGAATTGAAGTACTCTTTCTAGCTGCGCATTGGCTAATAAGTTCAAGCAACATATCACACAATGGAAGCACATATCTATCCGCGACTACTCCTACAATTAAACCAATAATTAAAAATCCCATAAATTATCCCTCCTGAATATAGAAGGGTAGAGGTCTGCCATTAACGGCATACATGCCATCTTAATATTTCAATTTGTAGTCCATTAATTCAGCCAAACTTTGAATAAGGTGAACAAACACTTTCTTAGTGTTTAACTCTTCAGCTTCTTCAACAATCATCTTTAATGCTGCGCGAACTTCTGTAGATGATTTGCATTCATTAATTATTTCCACATAAACGTCAACAAGACTCTCATACTCATCAATTAAGTCAGGTAAGAGGATAACATTTATTGGGATATTATGGCCATTAGGCATATCATCACTTCACTTTAATGTCATATGAGCATTCAATATTTGACCCATCTAAAATCAAGAATTTCTGCATAGGTTCAGCATAGAAACGTTTAGAGATTGCATAATCATCTACGCCCATTAAACTGCCCGAAACAATATGTGTTGTACGTCCATGTTCTTTTACATGGTTATGGTGAATGTGTCCTGAAAACAAGAATTTAGGTATAATACCAAGCATTTGCGGCAATGTTTTCGCAGCAGAACTTACATAATCCAAATCTCCATGAACATAAACAAACTTTTCACCTTCAACCTCATCGATATAATATCCGTCTGCGTCAATTAAGATTTCAACATTCTTAAAATCCTTCAACCGAGACTCTAGATACCAAGGAACTAACTTTTCAAAGTTTTCCTTCATTACAGACTCAGTTTTATTTCCGATTGTTCTAGCATGATTTCCACAGATGTTAATCACTTTGACTGTATTAAAAATGCCAGAGAATTTAGCAGTCATTTCTGCCAATACCTCTGACACTACTTGAGTTTGTCTAATGACATCTTCAGATGCTTGAACACGAGAAGAAACATGTATCAGCCCATTAACTTGATCTCCTAGATTAGCAAGAACTAAGTCTGTTACATTATTACGTTCGGCATATGTAAGTGCTTTTGTTGTCAACTGTTCAACTCTAGAGCGAAACACAGAAGGATTGTATGTATTGAGGCTATTACTAAAATCGGCTCCATAGTGCCAGTCACTTACCAATAAAACAGCTTTTTTCCCTTTATTGACTATAGAAGGGAAGGGAGGGGTCTGAAAATTTAGTGGTTTTTCATTCTTCAAGCTTGCTATAGATTTGTCGATTTCATTCTTCAAATGTTCAAATCGTGCCTGTGCTCTCACAGCATTGGTACGCTCACGTTTTTGATCTCTAAATTGCCAAGTCTTTTTCTCAAGTTCGAGTGTCTTATCTTCGATTTCTTGCAAATACTCATTATTGCTTAGTTGAGACTTACTATATTCGACACCACTTTGAAAATTAGTAAACCATTTGCGATATGTAGATTCAGTCCAATTTGCTTCAAACTCTTTATTAAGGAGATTGGCTACATCATACCAAGTTTCAATGCCGAGCAATTCGCGGTCACGACAGATTCTGTATTTGTAGTCAATTGGAGACTCATTTTGCTTTCGTTTGACGTCGGAAGGAGAAGTCATTCAAATTACTCCTCCTCACCATCTGATTCTAATGGTTTAATAGATGTATCTTCTTTAAGTGAGAAGGTTGCTTCTTTACCATCGTATTCACGCAATGCTTCAAGAACACTATAAACAAAAATCCCATCTTTCGTTTCTTCGGTGATAGTCATATTATCGACATCAAGTAAACCTTTGAATGAAACCGAATTATTTCTTTTAGCCATTTATAAAACATCTCCCTAAAATTATTTTTATTTTTTTAAAGCATATCCGCGCAAAGTTGAGCGAGAGTAGATCTTTCGCCTTTACTTAATGTCATATGTCCTGCTTCTTTTACTTCCTTCATGGTTTCAATAATGTGTGTTAGCCCGTTGGAAAACTTGTCTAAATAAGGCGAATCAATTTGGTCAGGGTCGCCTAAGAGTACGATTTTACTGCCCTCACCAATACGAGTTGCGATAGTTTTAACTTCATGCTTATTTAGATTTTGTGCCTCGTCAATAATAATGAACTGATTGGGAATACTGCGTCCGCGAATATATGTTAGTGCTTCAACTTTAATAACATCCTCATATCCTGTGAGGGTTTTATTTAACTCAGCCTCACTTTTGCAATTGAACAAATGCTCTAAGTTATCATAAATGGGTTGCATCCATGGACGAAGTTTTTCCTCTTTTTCGCCGGGCAAATATCCAATGTCCTTGCCCATTGGCACGACAGGACGCGCTACAAGGATTCGTGTGTACTTACGATCATCTAATGTCTTTTTAAGCGCAACAGCTAACGCAATAAGGGTTTTACCCGTACCTGCCTTGCCAGACAGCGTAACTAGAGGAACAGAGTCATCAAGCAATAGTTCCAAAGCCAGTCTTTGTTCAACATTACGAGCATTAATCCCAAAGACTTGTTCTTTCTCACTATAGTTGTAGAGAGGAGTCAATTTATTCTTAATCTTTCTGCAAAGAGCACTTTTCCGTTCATCAAATGATTTTAAAATGAATGAATGATTTTCTGGAAAGTCCTTAAACTCCTTGCTGGCTTTCACCGATTTATCATTATAGAATCCGTCAATGATTTCATCTTCTACATATAGTGTGCTGAGTCCCTTATATAGCTCATCTTCTGAAGAAACAACTTTATCATGTTGATAATCCTCAGCCCTAACTGAAACAATATCCGATTTAATGCGAACCAATGTGTCTTTTGATACCATGATTACTTCTGCATCTGGATTGTCTTCTTTTAGTTGGTGAGCTACTGCAATAATTGCGTTGTCATTTTTATCATCTAAAAATGTTTCGAATACTACAGAGTCAGGTTTATGGATTACAACTTTAAGAGTTCCACCATTATCAAGAAAGACACCTTCATGCAACATTCCTCGCTCACGTAGTTTGTCTAACTCTCGGGAAAAGTGTCTTGCATTCAGTCCAATGCCATCCATCAGTTTCTTTTTACTATCTACTTCCTCCAATAAGACAGAAGGGAGAACTACATCGTGTTCGCCAAATGAGTACATACCTAGTGCGTCATTTAGGATGACATTCGTGTCTAAAACATAAATTTTTCTTCTCATAGGCAATTACCTCTCAGGTAAATAGAATGGGGAGGAGAGCAACCACTTTTAAGTGATCGCCCTCTTGGGTTTGCCCTATCAGTGGGCTTGAATATGTACAATAGAAGGAATGATTTATTATTTATTTACCGCGTCTTTGACTGCTTTTGCTGGTTTCCATGCAGCATTTTTACTTTCAGGAATTTCGATTTCTGCTCCTGATTGAGGGTTTCGCCCTTTACGAGCACTACGTTTACGTGTTTCGAAATTTCCGAAACCAACAAGTTTTACAGAATCGCCAGATGCTAAAGTCTCAGTAATGACTTCCAAGGTTGTTTCTAGTGCAAGCGTAACATCTTTTTTAGTCATGTCTGTTTTTTCTACTACTACATTGATAAGTTCGGATTTGTTCATTTTAATATCTCCCTTTGGATTGTTTTATTTTGTATTTTTCGTATTTCAGTTAAATACTATATGATATTAATAAACCATGTAGCATCACTATCATATGGCAATGATTGTAGATAGCTGAAAACCTAGTGTTTATAAGGTATTTTTTATTATTTTTACTTTATAAGTGTGTAAATTTTGATGAAAAAGCTGATAAAAACAGGTTTTTATGTGATGCATGCAATACGCTTAGAAGTCTAGATGCAATTTTATCCTTCTTGTTTTTTGATAATTTTAATAAGATTGCATACATCGTTTCATTGCTCATTTTAAGTTTATCAATATAAAACTTATAGTATTTGACAATATCGTCAACCCTTCTGTCTGTTTCTTCTTCAGTTAGATTGCTTGCATATGTATTGTTAATTTTAGAAACCATATTCTCTACATAACTAAAAACCCTCGACTCCTGCCTGCGAAGACTGTCTTTGATATCATAATTTACGAGAAGGTCTTTTATGGGGATGTCATTTTTCCGATCTGCGTAACTCAGTCCTGTCATTTCTTCGAAGAGTAAGTCCATTGGACAATCATATTTTGTTGTTTCAATATCTCTATTTTGACTAACATACTTCCAGAACAGAGGTTTTTCTTTTTTAAGTTCACTCGTCTTACTAACATAATCAATTTCTTTATTAATATTGATATCAAACATTTTTTTTGCAAGATCTATGCATATCCCCGATAGTACTGTAACAACATCCACTTTTTTCATCAGTCCAATCAATTCGCTCTCTGAGTGTCCATTATTCAGCAAGTCCCAATACCTCGACATACACAACTGTCCTGTATTTACTGTTCTGCCAATATATCTTTGACTGTTGGACAGTTCGTTATCAATGATAGCCATATCTTCATTAGAAACTTTATATTTCTTTTTGCTACTTTTTACTTTGTTTATACAGACATTATACTTTTCAAATAGCTTTTTACTGATAGACAATAAGTGGTCGTTATCAATTAATAGCACAGTGTCTGAGTCATAATCACATCCAGACAATATGTCTTGAAGGGGAAATCCTATAGCATTAACGCACACTATATTGTCCGTTAAGTTAAAATAATTTTCTATATCTTTATTGTTTATATTATTTGCAACTAGAACATTGCTTGGACTTGTATGCGGATTTCGAAATCCTGTGATCTCTTTAAAGTCGAACATTGTGGTATATACTTCATTATAATTCAAGGCCAAAGATTTTGGATTCTTTATATTGAGTTCTCCTATAGCATGATATAAGAACTCCATGGGATTGCCCAGCATTACACAGTAATCTCCGCGGAGTCTAACCTTGCCGTTTTTAATATGCGTTACATGTCCATTTATTATCTCTGTTCTAAATTTTCTGAATATTTTCGTCTGAGATATTTCGTCATTATGCTCATACAAATCTGCAAACATTTTATTGCAATTTATATCGTTAGCATTATCTCTTATGTAGGCAGCAAAGAAATCATCATTGTTTTTTAATTGATCTATAAATTCTTTCTCTAGTTCTGTAAATTTTGCCACATCTTCTTTAGTCATAGGGAGAGAATTTAACATTTGGTAACTAGTCTGCTGGATTATGTTTCCATCACTTCCGAATCCAAGTTTAGATTTTTTTTCATTCTTGCATACTCCGAACACACATTTATCCTTGATAACAATTCTCTTCCAATAATCCCACATCTTCTTGGGAGATCCTACTATTTTGTTGAATTTCAAAGCTTTAAGGCTACTCGGTGTTGTTATAAGATGGATGTCTTTAGCGAATACCTTTTCACCTTTAAACATGCTTTGCAGTTTCCAGTCTTCGTATTTAATGCCATTAGGACATTTAGACCTTAAGAATTCCTGTATGTTGCAGTTGAATGCGGCACTTTTAAACATATGGTTTCTTAGCAACATCATTGACTTACCATCGGAAAAATACATAGCATCGAGAAGTGACTCTCCGTCAAATAAACTATTTCTAATTTCTGATTCTTCTGTGAAACTGTCTAAGTACCCATCTTTGCCAGTACGAACAACATTTGAAATTCGAGTAAATTTACTTTCAACATCTTCTAACATCAATATATTATTTGGATGAATTGTTACTGTGCTTTCAATTGATGATCCAACAAGGCTTTCATAGGCGAGAAGAGAGGGGAAATCAACTTCATCTGCTTGTGGCCTGTTTCTAAATTCAAGGTTCATGCGACTCCATTTAATCATAGGATCATACAATTTCTCTTTAATAAAAAGACACTGACCAATTCTCGACTTCGCACTAGATCTTTTGTAAACAACATATTTTACACCATTATAAATAAATCCTTCTGTGTAGAGTTTCTTCCTTAATTCACTATAGGATACTTCGCGCCACTTTTCTTCTTTAATTTGTGACTCAATTAATTGAACGAATTCGCTCAGTTTTTGTTTATAGTCAGATTTATTGTCGTCGAGCATATGTACTTTTGCAGTTAATTTCTTAATGAGACTATTGCCAGAGTGTACTTTTTGTTTGAACTTTACATTTATAATATCTGAAGATATTAATTTACCATTTGCCTTCTTTGGTGATAACTTTAATCCTGTCGCAATAAGCTTATTCAATTCGAGACTCGAAGGAATCATACCTATGTATTTAAGTTCAAGTTCTCTACCTCTAAACATATAATTAAATATGTCACTACCTTCAATTGAAGGTATATATACAGGCTTACTCAATTCCGTCAATATTAGAATCCTCCTCTAATGGTTAATTATTTAATTTCCAATTTTTCATATGTATTATTCTTCAACATAATCAACTCATCATCATATGTATCATTCAAATCTTCCAAATATAACCTATCATCATATGTATTACATTTAATTACCTCGTTCCATTCTTCCCAACTATAGTGTTCTCCATTGTAATCTACTATTGAATCCCAGTAGCCATCCTGCCAAGTATAGATAGAAGATCCCTGTCTTCGTTGTTGTTTCTTTCTCATTTAATCATTTAAACTCCTTTATTCTTTTATTTTTATTTTTAACTATTTATTGTAATTATTTTTTTCTTTTAGTAAAACGGTTTTAATCACCTCCCACTAATAACTTACCACGAATTTACAAATGATGTCAATGTTATTTTTATTTTATAAAATGAAAAGGGGCTGCAGTTCACAGCTCCCAATGAAAGATTGCTTTCATTTGATTTTGGCAAGTTCTGATTTTCTCTGATCCTCACTTAATACCATCTCATAGCCTTTTGCCTTAGACCTATGCTTCAACAACCACCCTAAATCAACGAGAGACATCATCATTTCGCTTACTTTCTCTGAGCGCACACCAAGACACTTCTGCAACACAGTTACACGTGTTTCTCCACTTTCCAATATGGTTCGTTTCAACTTAGTCATATCTTCATCTTCAGGTGCCGCCTCGCTATCTATACTAAGCGTCTCTTTCTTGAAGTTTCCTTTCCAATATCCTGCCAAATGCTCGATGATTCGGTCTTGCTCATCGTCATCTCTGCCAATCAATGCACCTTGGAATCTCACTAATCCTTGAATTCCTTCAAAACTCAGTAGTCCATCACCTCGGCCTAAGAGTTGCATCTTCGGAACTTCATCTAAAGCAACCTTATAACTCGTTCCATCAGCACAAGTGAAACAAACGCGAGATGGGATATTTCCTTTGATGAGAGAAGTGACTACAGTGGCGAGAGGCTTTTGTGTTGCAACAATGAGATAGATTCCACTAGCCCTCGATTTTTGTGCCAACAATATTATTTGTTTTTCTAAGGCTGGCATTGTCATTATCAAATCAGCTAATTCGTCAATGACAATAACGATATAGGGGAGGCGTTCCTTTTCATTTTTATTAAACTGCTGAATATTTTTATATCCTTTCTTAGCGAGGAGAGTATATCTATCCTCCATTTTTTCGACCATTGCTACAAGTGAAAGGAATGCTTCTTTATTATCAGTTACAACGTCCATCACATGAGGGTATTTTCTATAGCCTGCCAACTCAACTTGCTTAGGATCGATAAGTAGCATTTGGAGGTGTTTTGGCGATCTCAGCAACATCATAATAACTAATAAGCAATTCAGGAACACACTCTTACCTGAACCCTGAGATCCAGCAATAAGCAAATTTCGAATCCGAGTCAAGTCATCATAAATAATCTCACCATCGGAGCCAATGCCAGCAATAAAAGGTATTTCACTGTTCTTAATGAATTTTTGAAATTCAGGATTCTCTAAACAATCTCTGATGAATACTTTTTCTCTTACATCTTGGGGAATGACAACCGAAACTGTTGATGGCTCTTTCCCTTGTTCTATATTAATGTGACTCAATGCGAGTTCGGTTTGTATATCTGGAATAGACTTTTGCAACTGTGATAATCTAAGTCCTTCAGGTAAATTGAAATTTATTCTTCGAACAGTTGATCCATGTTGAATAGAGTTAATTTTTATTTGGGTGTCTTTTATCAAGTTTAATTTCTTAAATGCTTTATTGAATCTCTGTGCTACATTTTTATCATCTTCTCTTACAACTCTCTCACCTCTAGGAAATATTTCGTAAACATGAGAATTTTCATTTGTCTCTATTTCCTCTGGCGCAACCATCAGTTGCTCAATTTTCTCTTCTTCATCAAACGAAGAGAAGAGGGGCAATAGTTCTGAAACACACATTATTAACTGTGTTGGGACAAATGGAGTTCTCCTCAAATTTATATCTCTAATAAACCTGCTTTTGTTCAACGGAATTCCCATAATCCAACTGTTCGAGTAATTCATTATTGAAAAACCTAACTTAACCTTTGCTGCTAATTGATTTCTCTTTTCTTTATTTCCACCATATATGGCAAATCTAATATATGTCTCATATCCTACCTCGGTGAACTTCTGTTCGGCTCCTTCGATCATGGGATTCTTTCCAAAAAACTCTTCTTTATTCTGTAGGAATTCGAGTATACGATGTTGGATAGACCTAACTACTTTATTCTTAGTTGGTAACTCAATTCCACTAATATAACTGTGGTATTGGAGCTTAGAATCGATTTGCCAGTCAACACCTTGAACCTTCTTCAATATTATTTGAATGATGATCTTTTCATCAGCTAAAGTTTTATCCGTATATTTGATAATCGAACTCATGATATTCTCTTCTAGTTGCATACGAAAAGGAAAACATATTGGCTTATAACTGCTCAACGAATAACATGATAGTTCCTTTAGATCAGTTTGAATCATCAACTTCGGCTTTCTTTCTAGTTCCAAGTCCTCCATTTGTGAGAACAAGTATTTTTTTACCCTGTGCCTTGTAATAAGCCATTCTAAACCAAGAGTCCCCTCCGATGAAGATAGAAGGGACTCAGCATATTCAAATGTGAGATCACCATAAATGAAAGTAGATGTGTCAACTGACGCATTAAAGATGTTTAATTTCATTTTTAAACACCCTTACACCAATTCGATACAGAATAATTATTACAACAGTTGTATTGGTCAATAGGGCAGTAGCGTTTAATATTAAAATAGCAGTAAGCATATGATACAACCTCCTAAGATTTATTCATCCATCTCCAAACATTACCCAAGATTCCTGCGGATTTAATTGCTACATTTTCACTTTTGATTTTCATTTTTTTTGCTTTATTCCACACAGCTATCCTTTTACTATTCATATCTTTAACTGACTCTAGCATTCCACTGCCACGATCTGTTCCAGCTAACTGTGTCAGAACACTTGGTGGATGAGCGAGTGTGTGTATACCACCAATTGCTAAAATCATTTTTGAAATCACCCCTGTAGCAGTTGTTGGATTGGGAGTTGCAAATAAAACTATCCCCAATAATGAGACAAATACTGCATATATGAGTTGTTTCTTGCAAGTGTCTTTAAGAGATACCAGCCAAGTATCAAAATAATGACGAGTATCATCAAATACATAGCAGCTCATTGAAAAGGGAGTTACGATGCCTTGAATTAGAATATTAAACCACCTACGACCATGAAAAGTAATTAAGGGAAAGAATTGTACTATGACAAGTATTAAAAAAATGATCATTAATAGTACGTTTAAGAAATCAAACATTATTGAAGTTGAAAAAATACTCACAACATCTTTACTTGCAATCTCCCCACCAGCTAAACCAGTAATAAAATGTGTAAGTTTGTTAAGCCATTTAATACCTTGCGTGAAGAGGAGTGGTGTGGCCGCTGAAACAGATAAAGCGATAGGAAATCTCTTTAATATGTTTTTCATGGATGTGTGCTTGCGATTAAATATGCACTTTATTCCTTGAATCATCGTAAGGATAGTCACAAGAGATACATTCACTGTTGTGAATTTAATAATTGCATCCGAAAACCAAGATCCTTCGAAAAGCCAGTCTGGTGTCATTAACACCACATCACATACAAATTGATAGACAGACTTAAATCCCCATTGAATTGCACTGTGAGTTGAAGTATTTACTAACGCCACTGTGTATAAGATAATTTCTTTAAACCATTCAGGGGCGTAGTGAGTTAGGGGCGCTGCGTTCACATGGTCATATAGAAATTTAGTGAAATCAATTTTGTCATCTGTTGTATCAGGTGTTGAGAGTGCTTGCTGATGTAAATTATCAGCAATTTCTGCAATTTTTGATTTAATGCCTAGCCACTCAGATATTGAGAAATGAGGAGCGGCTATATCAATCACATCAGAGACAATTTCATCTTTGTGTTCTGCTACTAACGGAATGAATCCCTTTGGATTAAAGATCATATCGGAGAATGAAGGAATAGATGCAAAGCCTGCAATCCTAGTTACATTTGAAACCAAGCTTGAATTGGTTTTACGAGAGGATGAAAGGCTGGTATCGTAGAGAACAGCAGCATTGCGAGTCCAACTACCAAGGCAACACTGACTGGTGCGAGAAGTACTTGGGCTAATCCTCTGTAAATGTTCTGTCGCCATTGATCTGCAGAAGAGCCCCCAAAAAACATTTTCCAGACTCCTGCTAGCATCAAGGCTACAACTGAAGCAAGCACTCCCAATCCTGCCACTGACAACATTAGAATGATCAGCGTATTTACTAAATCTGGGTCTATATTGGGTGGTGTTGGAGTGGGAGCCATAGTTTCTGCCATTGTTGGATCTGCAAGCATTAACATTGACAAGCACACCATTGACGTTGTGGAAAGTAGATTTTTGAACTTTTTCGCTTGCTTCGGGTTTGATTTCACCTCGCTCTCTAGAATGGCAAGAAAATTTATCTTTACGTATTCTCTTGGTCTTAACTCTAGTGGTTTGATATCAACGGACGGTGATCTCGCTATGAGCATCGTTTTCATGGATACCTCCTCCTTTCTTTTTGAAGGATGGTTTCTTATTTATAAGATTTTCAACATATATGATTCCAAGAACGCCACCTATAAAAATGAATATCTTGATTCCTAACTTTATAACCGCAATTGTAGTTACCGTTTCCATTGCCAAACACCTCCGAGTATACAAACCGAAAATATGAGCATTCTAAGTGAATAAAAAGGAGTGTGATTTAATGTTTTTTAATAACCTATTTACCACAATGATTGGGAAACCAAAATGGAAGATAGAATTTGAAGAAAATATTATTGAAATTGAGATGAAGACTGGATTGACTAGAGAAGAGTTAGTTAGGGTGGCTAATGTTTTGGAGGAAATGAGGATAATAAAACCTTAAACCGCCAATTTTCCAAAATATAGGGATCGATATGTAGGGGAAGGGGCTGAAAAATGGCGGTTTGTTTGTAATTAGGTGAGTAGGGGATTGGGGAATACGGATTAACCCACTTGTTTTTCTGTGTCAGAATCAACTTCCTGATCTTTTACCGTGTTAAGAATATTATCAAAACCTTGCGGTGTGAGATAAACATTAACGCCTTGCTTTTGTAATTCAATCAAAAACTCCACCATATTTACATTTTTCATATCGACCACGCTCCATTATTTTTATTTGACTAAGCAGATAAGTCCGCGTTTTGCTCCTCTTCTAATGCAATTCTCCAGAATTCCACCCATCCATCATCTGTTAAATATGGTTCTCTACCATTTTTCATAATTTCTAGTATTTCTCTAATTAATGTTTGTGCCATGAAGTACACTCTCCTTTTTGTTAAAAAATCCAATCAACTAAATGATTTATTGCTTTGATAATGTAATGTGGTGCATTTATCGGATTCATGTCTGCACTTATAAGATGTGAGCCACCAACAGACAACTCTACATTAATGCTTTGTGTAATCACTTTTGTTAATTCATTTGAAGCTTCAATGTAGGTTTGTGCAAATGAGTCAACTTCAAGCGGAGCGTTGTTGATTCTGATTAGCATTATGTTTCACCATCTTTCCATGATCTATTATTTTATAAACCATCCATGCTCCCATTACCCAATAACGATATGGTGGAAATGCAACATAAACAATGATAGTTGCCGCGGACAACAATAGCTTTGCTCCAGTTCTCGATTTCATTTGTATTCACCTCATTTACACGTTAATAATGCTCATTACATCATCGACACTTATATCATTTTGAACTGTGTCCATTGAAAAGCCACTCTTCGCACTACCTATCATACCCATTTTTCTTAAAAACAACGTCTCCCTGATAAAGCTGCTACGATTTTTTGTTTCTTCGTCTATCCATTCCAATAAATCCATATGCGATTTGTTCTCAGGATTCAAGGCGACCTGCAGGCAAATTTGTTTTTGATTATCCATATGCTCTCTCTCCTAGTGCAAAGTTTCCTATTGCATTGGCATATTCGTAGTTATTATGGATGGTTGGATTGCTTTCAGGATAGATATCTCGAACATACTTGAACATATCAGGTGCCTTACCTCCAATAAGCAGCATTTTCTTACTTGTGCTGTCATTCCATCGCTTTTCCATTTGATTTTTTAGTGAAAGCATTAATGAGGAACAATCATGATCAACCATTGATTCAAATCCAAACTCAAAGGTTTTAGAGCGTTTATCAATAAGTTTTCGCTTTCTTACTGATATGCCATGAATAGTAGAGCTGCCGAAATCCCATATGTTGCAATCATCAGGTAAGTTTGCATCAGAATAATAAGCACTAAGACCTTCAGGACAAACTCCGACATTTCGAATATGGAGTTTAAAAGGTTTTTCATTTACTTTAAATTCTCTATATCCTGAAAGTAGGTTCTTAAGGTTCTCTCGTTCCTTCTTAGTGTTGATTCCAAACGGATTCCCTACTACTAGGTTAAACACGTCACAGGGCAACCTCGAAAGTTCTACGAGTAGATTCAAATGTGTAACAAGATTTGATTTGCCCATATCCTCCGAATTAAGAAAGTTCTGCCCCTCACGATCTGCTAAATCTCCAGCAAAGTACATCTGATTGTTGTATTCAATGATTAGATTATTATCATCCAATTGAATGTTATCTTTTATTTCTCTATAAGTGGCAATCTTACTTAAATGACCCTGTACGCCACCTTTCCATTTTATTTTTGTACGATACTTGCCAATATCAGCACCTACAGTTAGCATTTTTACTTACCTCCTATCTAGATAGTATCTATCTGTGATTTATACGATTATTGCTGCGATTTATATTAAGTGGATAATATCTTTGCTTCGATAAATTCACTATAAACTCGACATTTTGTCCCTAGCAATAGGGTCTACTTGTACTTTTTTCGGAAAGTTTGCAATGCTTGTTTCAAAAGTTAGTATAAAAAACAAATAGTTTGTCCATCCTAATTAAAAAAACAAAAGGATGGATGCATATGTTCGGATTAGGTAAAGATCGTTCGAGACTAGGGAAGTTCTTGGATAATAACGATATTACTCAGGAAGAATTAAAAGATAGTTCAGGACTATCGAGAGATGGGATCTCGCTGCTGTGCAAAGGAAAAACTAATATTAATCCAACCGAGAATACAATGCGGAAAATCGTTGGGGCACTGAGACGTATGGGGCACGATGTTGATATGGAAGACTTTTGGGGATGAAATCCTTTAGTATAAAATAAAAATAATTATTTACAATATATATTTATGGTGTTAGTATTGTAGTGGGACATGATTTTTGCTCCACTATTTTTTATTGTGTGCTTAACAGTAGTAAAGAAAGGAGGGTGAGAATGGATTATAAATCAATTATTGATTCAAAGGGGATTAAACAAAGTTGGATTGCAAAGCAGCTAGGTGTAACTAGAGCAATGGTGAATTTATATATAAAGGGAAAGACTGGAATGGCTCCTGAGAAAGTGCGAAAGATGAATCAGTTATTGGGTATTGAATAAAAATAAAAAAACATATTAGGAGATGGTATATTTATTAATAGTTATATTGAAATTGAGCTGATACCGACAAGAAAGTTATTTTATTCTGATACAACATCGTTTGGAATCTATGCCGCGGAAACAAAAGAAAAAGAAAAGGTTCAATTAAGTAGCTACTACAACTTCACAATTAAAGGAAAAATGCCAAAACTGGAATTGGGTTTGATACACAAAGCTGAAATAGAGGGTGTGGATGATCCGAAGTATGGGTTCGGATACCTAGTTCATTCGATTTATCAGGATGTACCCAAAACAGTTGAAACCCAGAAGGATTATCTTAAGGCTATTTTAACTGAGTTGCAAGTAGGTGAAATATATAAGGTGTATCCAGATGCAGATGTTATTGAATTAATTAAAAATGATGATTTCGAGTACAAAAAGGTCAAAGGTATTGGAGAAACTACATACCAACGAATCAGGCAGAAAATTATTGAGAATTTGGAATTTCAAGATTTGTTCAGTCAACTAGGAAGATACGGAATTACATATGACACCATTAAAAAGTTAATTGATGAATTTGGTTCCAGCACCATTGCCATTCAGAAGATTAAAGAGAATCCGTATGTCCTCATTAGAATTAATGGCATCTCGTTTAAGAAAGCAGATGTAATTGCAAGAAACATGGGAATCTCCTTGGATGATCCTCATCGAATACTTAGCGGTATAAAACACGCGATTGGAGAAGAGCAATCAAAAGGGCACACATACATAGTTCTTAAAGAACTGCTTAAAAACTCGTTTGAATTGTTACAAATCGATACAGAACTTATACATAATCAATTAAATAGCTCTTTAAGTGCTGAAAATCCAGAAATTATTGCTAAAGGTGAAAACATTGCTTTGAATGGCACTTATTTAACTGAGCAAAGCATTGCCAGAAAAATGAAAGGATGGTTGAAGAATTCTGAGAAGTTAGATTTCAATGTTGAAAAATTTATTCAATCTATGGAAGAGAAATATAAAATCGCATTATCTGAGCAACAAAAGGAATTTTTCTATAATATCAAAAACTATAGTGTCAATCTCCTTGTAGGATTTGCAGGCTGCGGCAAGTCAATGTTGCAGAAGCTACTGATTGATTTACTCGAACAGCTTGGATATACATATAAACTACTTGCTCCAACTGGTAAGGCCGCGAAAGTATTATCTGGTTATGCCGATAGAAAAGCAATGACAATTCACAAGGCTATTGGTTACGGTCAAGATAAGAAGGAAAAGGATATTATTGAGATTACTGAGGACTTCGTGATTATAGATGAGGTCAGTATGTTGGATGTGTTTATTGCATCGATGACATTTAATAAAATGATGAATCCTCAAGTAAGAGTACTATTAGTCGGAGATGCATTTCAAATACCTTCCGTACAATGCGGAAACCTGCTTCACGACATGTTGAGCAGCGGAGAAATTCCAACTACAAAGTTAGATATAGTATTTAGACAAAGTGAAGGAGGAATCTTAGACATCGCCACAAAAATCCGCAAAGGCCAGAAATTTGTGGATGATGACTTTACAGGGATGACTAAATTCGGAAAAAACTTAACGTTCCACTCTGTTGAGCAGAAATGGATGCCAAGCGGATACAAGCATTATTATCAGGAGTTTCTTAAAAAGTATAGACCTGAAGACATTCTTATTCTTACTCCAATGAAAAAGGGTGAACTTGGAACGTTCGCCGTAAATAAGACTATTCAAGAAATTGTTAATCCACAAAATGATAATAAGAAAGAACTTGTATATACGGATGATTGTACTTTTAGGATAGACGATTACATTATTAACACAAAGAATACATATGAAATCATGAACACGGGAAATGAACTTGCTGAGATTGTTAATGGTGACACTGGTGTTATTGTAGATATTGTCACTGATTGGAAGAAGGATAAAAATAATGATGACATTCAAATTGATATGAATGGAATTATTGTTGATTTTGATTTTGATACGATCAGGATTCCTTTGGATGACATCAAGCAATTGCTACATAGTTGGTGTATTACCAAACATAAGAGTCAGGGAAGTTCGGCAAAAGTAGTAATTGTAATTTTGGATAAGAGTCATAAGTTTCAAGCAAATGCTAACTTATTGTATACCGCAATTACAAGGGCAGTAGATGAGGCAGTTATTTTATGTCAGGCTGAAACCGTTAATTTTGCGATGAGAAAAGTTGAGAATTTGAAGAGACATACATTCTTAATGGGGATGTTGAAAACAGAGTAAAAATAATTAAATAAATTTATAAGGGGGAATCATGTGGAATTACTGTTAGATATAGTTGAATATAAAAGTAAGCCGAGTAAAGAAGAAGTCAGGAAAATTAACTATAGAATTTTGAATCATCCCAATAAAGTAACAGTGCAACAATTAGCAAATGAAATTTTAAAAGGGAAGACATTCATTCCTGCTTTAATAAACAAAAAAGTAAATGGTAAACTGAGACGATCAATTAATTGTTGGTCGTCTCAGGAGGTTATATGCTTAGATTTCGATGATGGAATGACTATTGAGAATGCTTTAATTGAATTTAAAGATAACGCTGCCTTTATTTATAAAACATTTAACCATACTGACAAACATCATAAATTTAGAGTTGTGTTTATTTTAGACCGCGTAATTACCAACTATAATGATTTTAGCAACATTATGAATGAGCTACTATCTCGGTATCCTATGGCTGATCGGAGTTGCTCTGATGGTTCTCGTATGTTCTATGGTGGTACTGAGATTATGCCAATCAATTATAATAATAGACTTGAAGTTTCAAATTACGTAGATAAAGATAAAAATAATTATAATGGGGATAATGTGTCCACGTTAGTACTAGATCTAAAACACTTTACTCCTTACATGGACACATTATCCCCCCTTGATGTGAATAAGCCTGTAAAATCAAGCAATTTGACCTATATTAGAAGGATGGATTTAGATTCCTTACACTCTGTATTAAATCCAAATGAATTACGAGTACATACGCATGAAGAGGTTTATGATTATGTGAAAAAGCAAAATTTATCTGATTTTCTAGGAGTGACATCTGGAGGTTACTTTAGTTGTATCTTTCATAACGATGTAACTCCTAGTGCAAATATATTTCAAAATTCTGATACTGGTCATTATATGTATAAATGTTTTAGTACAGATTGTACGTTTAAATTTGGAACAATTATGAAGTGTGTTGAAAGGCTATTGAAATGCGATAAGGTTTCAGCTCTAAGATTCCTAAGAAAAGTTTATAAGGTAAATTATCACGAGACAGATTGGCAGAAAGAACAGAAAGAAATTATTGAAGAGAATATGCGTTATGTCAGAAGTGATGATTTTAAACATGAGTACCCAGTGCAATATAAATTGATGAAGCCATACTTAGAAAATCTTCATACATTTTTAAGTTTAGCAAAAGACAATTTACCTCCAGAACAGTACAAAGAAGATCAAAAATTACCTTTGTTTTATACAACAATGAAGCAGTTTGCTAATTTGTGCAGTCAGAAAGATCCAAGAAGATTAGTTGACCGTATAGGATTGTTCGCATTTATGTGCTATCTATACAAACTGAAAGAAGATGAAGTACCAAAACATTTATTAAAAAAGGCTAAATTTGAATTAGTCAAAAATAAAAAAAGAGATGTGATGAATATGCATTCCTTTTTTATGATTGAATCATTTTCCGAGGAGGTTATGACAAGGGCTGAAGGGTACGCTCAGAGCTTTTATGATAACCATTTAACGATGAGTGCTTGGGGATGGGAATTGCTATATAGAACATTTGGGGAAGAAGAAGCAAATAGAGTGTATCCCCAATTGAAGAAGAAGAAAATTACAGAACTTAGTCATAATAGTGCTTATGAAATAGATAAAGCAATAAGAGATTTTATAGCTCAAAGAGGATGGGCAACTGAAAGAGAAGTCTTGGATTACGTTGAGTTGGAAGTTAAAGTGGATACATATAAGAATAGACAAATGAAGAGAATGATTGGTGAATTGCTGGAGAAGTATGGATTGAAGAGAAAGAAGCTGAATAATAAGTTAAAGGAAGCGTTGAGTATTCCTGATTTGCTTAATGAAGATGGGAATATGTGCTATCCCGTTATTATATATAAGTAAGGATTGGATAAAATTTAAGGATGGCTCTATACATGGTCATCCTATTTTGATTTTCAATGTAAAAGTATCCCCCGTGGTATGTATCGACAGTAATCGAGAGATGAAATTTATTGTATCGTAAGTGTGGGTGAAAAGAGAATAAAGTGTTGATACGTAAGGCTTTATAGGCGATTAGGGTAAATTGAGATTGGATTATATCGTGAAAAGGTAGATGAGATAAGGGTTAGAGGTGACATGAGAGGCAAGATATAAGGGGAAAGGTGAGTTTGAGGGTAGATTAGAGGAAAATGAGATGAGGAGAAAACGTTGAAATATAGGGGATCTTGCGATAGCGTATCGATAGCATATTCGATTAAAATTTAGTGGAAAATAGGTGAAAAGTGGTATCGCTTGGTGAGCAGAATGAGTGTCGATGGAGATGAGTTGCGGCGCAATACTTACTTTAAGTAAGTATTGAAGTTGTAAATATACCCCCATATAGGCAATAAAACGCATAAAATAAGGCTTTATAGATACTATGAAATATTAGTTCTAAGGTATCTATGAAATAGGATACAAATGTACAATGAGAACGGGTTAAGGTATGTTGCTACGTCAGGATCAACGTGAACATGAGAGCAATTCAACCTATAAAAACTAATGGGATTAGTCTGACGTTTAAATCGTCTTCTAACAATGATCTGAAGTTTTAACACATTGTTTAGCAACTATACAGTATATAAATTTAACTATATATCTTAATCGCCTTGTCTACTTATACAATGATGTATATTCACACTACACAACATTTCTATATATAATAAAAATAACATTTGACTAATACTATAAAACCGTGTTATATTATATATGAACGGTAAACACATCCATATCATATACTATCACATATCACAAAGGAGGCTTCACAATGTCTGCTCAACCAAATGTTATAGGTTTCAACTCTGACACAGTATACTCTGACATACTAACGTTCATAAATGACGAACGTTTCAGCGAAGGCACACGTATAGGTTACATGCATGATATCAAACTATTCTTCTCATTCATGAATAAGCCATCTATTGAGCAGCTAACGCACAATGACCTACACTATGAGAATAAGGATATCATACGTTACCGTAACTTCCTTATCAATGACAAGCAACATTCTAACGCTACATCTAACCGCAAGCTAGCATCACTCCAGTCTTTATATTCATTCTTTAAGCGCAACAGATATGATACTAAACATGGCATTGATACTGAAGTATTCCAAATTGATAAGCTTAAAAATAAAAGTAAATCATATGGTTATCTTACACCAGAAGAACTACAGGCCATGTTACAACTCGTATTAAATCAAGTTAAAGGGTATGAGAAGTATTGTCTTATTCGATTAGCTACTACTACTAGTCTACGTGAAGATACATTACTAAATCTTACATGGGATAACTTCGAGAAGAATGATCAACAGAACTGTTACTTTGTAAATACTGTTGAGAAGAAAACAGATAAAGAAGTTAGCCAACCCATAAGTGTTAATCTTTACAATGAACTGTTAGAAATTAAGAAGCTCGGCTATTTTCAAAGATATAAAGATAATAAGATCTTCCATGTAACAACTAAAACAATTTGGGAAATGATGTCAACATTAAAAAAAGAATTAAATATCAATGACAAAAGAAAAATAGTTTTCCATTCCTTTCGATCCTATGGAGCTAACTTCATTCTAGAGACAACTGGAGACCTTGTAGCGGCTTCTAACCAGCTAAACCATTCTAATATACAGACTACTTATCAACACTATATAAACAAGACTAAAGACGTTCAAAAGAGTGCTGGATTATTACTTGATGAACAAATAGATCAAGATGCTTTTAATAAGTTAACTTTTGAAGAAATAAAGTTATTATTAAATGATACTAAAAATGGTTTGCGTTCTCAGTTACTTAGAGAGGCAACCAGAATAATAAAAATAAGAGAGGGATTTTAAATGGTCGAATTAGAAGGAAAGAGAAGAGTAAGAGAAAATAAGAAGGATAATGTTACTTATTATATTTATAGATTTATAAACAAGAATGGAGAAGTTATTTATGTTGGGAAAACTGTCCAGCCAATCAAAAATAGAATGGGAGTGCATTTTGGTTTTAGTGGTCATTTAAAATTAGAATGCTATGAACAAAAAGAATCAATTGAGTACATAACTTTAAAAAGTAGAATAGATATGAACATTAAGGAAATGTACTATATCGGAAAATGGAAGCCTGTATTCAATAGTGATTACAATAAATTATACCATGAAGAAATGACAATTAAAATTAATGAAGATGATAATTGGATTATTCTTAATGAGGATATTGAAAAATTCAATGAGAACAAAAAGAAAAAACCTATTAATCATCTAACACTCGAAGATATTAAAAAGTTTGTTGATTCAATTGATGTAAACACACTTACAGGGAAACGCGACAAGGCAATTCTTCTATTAAGCTTTTCATTGGGATTGCGAATAAGTGAACTGACATCAATTAATGTAGAAGATATAGAGATTACAGATAAAGAGTTAATAATAAAAATATTTAACAATACTAAAAATGCATATATTTCAAAAATAGTTATGTACTCACATAATGAATATTGTACAATAGTTGCATTGCAAGACTGGATCAAAAATTCTAAGATAAAAAGCGACTCGCTGTTTCGCTCAATCAAGAAGAGTGATCTTGTTTTTACAAGATTGTCTAGTCAATCAGTTACAGACATAGTAAAAAAATATTCAACCTTGGCAGGATTTGATCCAACACTATATTCTGGTGATTCGTTGAAAAGTGGATACGTTAAATCAAACTTGTAAGAGATACCAGAACAATGCAACAGTATCCTAGGTAAACTATAATAATTATCACATGAGTCATTGACGAATAACAGATTGCGATTTTTATAAAATAAAAATAATGATTGACATTAAATAATTTAATCCGTATAATATGTATTATAAAGAGTTAACCAAATACATATCCACTAGGAGAGTGTTCACTCATGAAAAAGACAACTGAACAACTTATGTCCATTGCCTTAAAATCCGTTAACCGTGCAACTGGTCTTACTTATTCCTCTATCTCATCCTCAGAGCTTCGTCGTGTTCTCATTGAACTAGCAGAAGATGGTGCATGGTCTGAGTATGAAGGTGATGGAGAATTTGACGGAGTTCATATTGATGAAATGTCAGACCGTGAAATTGCTAATATTTTAATTCGTGATTATGAAATAGCATAATAGTATAAAAATAACATATAAGGAGTGTTTAAAATGATTACAATAATCAAACGCCTATACAACTGGTATATTAATCTTGAAGATGAAGATTTCTCAGAGTTTGTTCAATATTAAAAAGGAATTTTTCTAATGCAACTTATAAAAAATAAAAATAAGGCGGTATGTTAAAGTGAAAATCACATTGTCAATTATGTTTACCATTATCCTATTATTTTCATTCTCGACTCAAACTTTTGCAAGATCTTCACACTCTACATATAAATCCCACACATCGCACAAAAGTACACATTCACACAAATCGACAACACACCATTATAAAGCCAAAGGAGCACAACATAAATGAAAAAATTAATCATCTTTATCCTAACTCTTATCCTGTTTTCACTTTTCACATCTCAAGCCTTTGCAGCATCAAACGAAACAACTGTCACGACTACAATTGATTATGTGTACTATGATAACAATGACCATATGTATTACGCGGTTACAACTGAGGATAATACACCTTCTCAAGGCCGTTGGATGCTTGAAATTGAATCATTGTGCTCATTGGATACAAACACACTAGATAGACTAAATAAGGCATACAGAGGCTTACACGTTGTTATAACGTACACTGGAGATATTACAACAGATTCAGATATAGAAATTGTATCAACTGAATTTATAAGCCAATGAACGAACGATTTCAATGGATATTTAATAAATAAAAAAAGACATTCCTATTCATTCAGGATTGTCTTTTGTGTTCTATAGGTAAATATTTAATAACATCCGATTCCGTGAAAACTCTAAGTCCATTTGTCTGACCAAAGAAGTTTAAAGTATCAATAATTTTATGCAGCGTTTCAATCTTAATTTGTTTGGCTGATCCATTTGCTATCTCAGTAACAGTGTTGGATCGGATCTTACCCTCGACAGATAATTGATTCTTAGTAATACCAATTTCAACTAATGTTTTCTCTAAAACAAATTCAATTCTCGAATCCATATATTCTTTCCTCCTTGTCTGCTTGTTCTAAATGATACCATAAAAGGAAAACAAAATAAATCTAAATAGTTCAACTTAAAGGGTTGACTCCAACGTAAAAGGTTGATATTATATATACATAAGGTAACACATACGGAGGCGATTGAAATGGAAATTATTAAAATTGAAACCTCGCTTAGAACATATGAATTACATATTGAAAGTAACAAAATTATCAAATGGTACAATATTGTTGAAGGTGAAAAAGTACCAATGAAGTTTGTAATGAAATCTGAAGGACATAAGGTTTATGAAGATAAGAAAGGTAAATTCATAAAAATAAACCATGAATTAGGAACATACAAACATTATATTAAATAGTAAATATAATAAGGGGATTTAGATCCCCTTGAATTTTTTCTCAATAGTTAATAGGAGAAATTACAATGGATACATATTGTTACCGTGATGTAATTAAAGAATTGAATAAAAATGAAATTGAGAATTTACATTTCAAAGATATTAAAGAACAGTATTACGCGTCTCTTTGTAGTGATGGTAAAATAAGATGGTGTTTTTTTGATAGAGGATATTATAAGGATGAAAATTTATATAGTAAACAAACTCAAGAATATATGAAGAATGCTCAGTTTCTCAAAGTTATTGGTACGCATCCTTGGATATAAGGCAGATTACGCTGCTAGGGAGGAAATAGTAAATGGATATTGACAAAGCATTAAAAGCAATGCCTAAAGAAATTACTTATGATCCAATGGAACATACTTCTATATCTGATTTACTTTTCTTGGTACAACACGAATTGGATTTGATGAGTGAAGAGCCAGAACACTTTGAACATGCTTCTAAGGCTGATTTAATTAATTTAAAAAGAAAATGTGTTAGCTTCATAAAAAAGTATAGCAAATAAAAGCAGGATTTCATCGCAATAAAAATAAAAAATGATGGAGTGATAACAATGAGTAAACTTACACAAAATGATATTGAATGGTTAATAGATATGGTACAACGTGGCGAACTCACTGCAGATCAGGCGAATGTCGAAAAAGTACGCATGGCACGTGTTCAAGTCGTGAGCAAATTATCTTCACAAGTTAGAAAAGCATTAAATGCAGCTGTAAAAACTGGCTATCTAGCACACAAGAAAAAAGAAGAGAGAAAACCAGAGGTTTATTATCATCCAGACTTTGAACATATGGCAAATGAGGAACGGAATAAGCATGAATTAGAAATTATTAGCGCACTTGCTGGAATTGTTGCTAGACCATACGAAAATATTCTAGGAGGAAATTAAAATGGATGATATCACATCACCAAAATATAGCGTAGGCGATACAGTGTCTGCAAATTGGGCAGGAGGGCATACCACAATGCACGTTATTACAAGCATTAAAAGAACAGAACGAGGCTTCTGGTATACTTGGAAAGATGATGGTCGTAATTGTGGAAATGGACTTCACGAACATCACTTAAATATGATGCACAGTAAAAAGTAAAATTCGGATTATGACATATTTCTTTTACAAGTAAGATAATGAAACCTCACTTTTATTAGGTGACATAAAGGAGATTAATTAATGCTAAAACTAAACGATTTCATATTGCTGAAGGCCATATATAGCGAGGAGCTTCACAACGCCATTCTAAAGCGCGATTCCGCGGCAATGAATGCAATTGTACAGAGGGACTATTCAGAGGAGCTAGAGGACGGTTATGTAAGCTTAGAGGCCATTGATACTGATAGGTTGTTCATTGAGTATAGTGAGATCCTGAATGATGAGGAAGTAATGGAAAGATTAATAATTTAAATAATAAAAATAAAGAATGTATTTACATATATAAATAAACGTGTATAATAAATAAATATAAGATATACATGGAGGCGATATACATGTTAGTTAAATTGAACGGTATTAAGTCTGTAGGATCTGTTGTAATTTATGTTGGCGGCAATAAAAAAGAGTACGAGTGTATTGTTGAATCATACAACGAAAAAAGTAATACATATGAGATTGGAACTGCAGATAATCGTTACGGATTCGGCAGTGCAAGTGAACGGAACAATTGATTCAACATAAAACACCAACAGAAGAGGCAATCAATGCTTATTATGCAGCGGTTGAAAAAACAAATCAAGCTTGGATAGCTACTTGTGAAGAAATTAATAAAATCGTTCAAGGGCAGGGATATGCATCCAAGGTTGAATGTCCTAATGATGATTGGATTGAACGTCTTGAAGATGTGGGTTATGCTATGGGTTATGATGCTGCCTATGATGAAATGCACAAAGCGCAAAAAAATATGATCCATTCGGCCATGTCGATATAGTAATGGAAGGATTTCCACTTTGAATAATAAAAATAAAATATGTATTTACATACATAAATATTATGTGATATAATCTCATTATCGAGTTAATATATAGGAGGCGGTTATTTTATGAATCTATACGTAAACCACCAGAAGAAAATTATTTGTGAGACAGTGAAAGAAATCAATTGTCCTGATGTGAGCGGAATAGGTAAAATTGAAAGTGAGTATAAAGGTGTAAAAGAACTACAAGCGAAAATGTTTGTTGAAAAAGAAGGTTTTCGAAAAGTAACTACGAAAGAATTTAGAGATTTACTCAAGGCTCACTAGTATGATAAATGAGTTGTTTTATTGAGAGTAAGAATTTGGTAATATATGAACAACAGGAGGTGCCTCTATGATTCAAAGTAAAATTGCAATTGGTACTAACGTAACTATTACTAGTGGTCGTTTTAAGGACTTCAGTGGTGTAGTTGTAGATCATTTTACAGCAACCAGTAAGGAAACAAATAGGGTCGAAACAGGAGTAATTGTCAAGAACGAAGACGGAGAAGAACGACAAGCATTTGACACTAAAGTTGAAATAGTTAACTCACATTTGGAATTTGAAAAGTATTATATAGAAGAAACCAACAAATTATCTGAAGTTCAATTAAAAAGCTATTTATGTTTAGATGGGAAAGAAAGAACCATTTCAATAAAAAAAGACTATAATGGGAATCTTCATTTCTCATTTAGATTGATTAAGAATGGCGAGACTTGGGGAGCTTCACATTCTACATACAACTTAAATAAAAAAATATTTGGAGATTCACTTGAAAATTTACTTGGAGAGGCCTTTCATAAATTTGAAAGTGAATAGAGGATATTTGTATGAAAAAAACGTGCAATGGATGCGGAGAATGAAAAACATATGGAAACTTCACTAGTCTGATATGACCTTGTGAGGCTTTTTTCTATTTGCATACAAATGCATGTTCGTGCGATACTGTTCTTATAACAGTTAAGGAGAATTATGGATATGCGAAATATTACTTTCCTCATTACAATGGCAAGTGTCATTGCACTAACAGGCTGCAGCTCAACGCCAAAGACAATAGATGTAGCAACTAAACCTACTCAAACTCCAATTTCATTAAGTGCTTCCGCATCACCAAAACCAACCGAGGCTCCAATTAAGCAACAAGCAAACGATGAGTATTATTTTACTAAAGCAGATCAGCATCCAGAGAAGGCATTGATTGATGTAATCAATTCATCAAAGACAACCTTGGATATCGCTATCTATAGCTTAACTCATCCTGATATTGTCGCGGCTATTAAAGAAGCCAAGAAACGCGGAGTGGTTGTAAGGATTATTACTGACAAAATACAATCATCTGGTAAGACACAAGAAGAGGCATTGAAACTTTTAGGAAGCTCAGATATCCCTATGAAGGTTAACAAACATAGTGGACTTATGCATCTTAAAGTGACCATTGCAGATAAGCAGGTTGTTACAACAGGATCTTACAACTATTCAAAAGCAGCTTCCACGACGAACGATGAAGTATTAATGGTTATCCGAAACAGTGACGCAGCTAATACTTTTTCAGAGCAATTTGATAATATGTGGAACGATACAAAAGGTTTTGAAAAGATAGAAAAGAAAATCGCACAAAAGTCAACGAAGTAATATCCCTCATTCACTAATCGTCAATGATTGGTGGAGGGACTTTTTTATTTATTAACCCAATAAAAGTTCAATCTTAAAGGAGAGGCCATTAATGATAGCGGATATTCAAGGATTAACTGAAGAATTTGTCTCTGCTATTTCAAAAATTGATTTTACTCAATATAATTATTACATGAATTTCAGAAATTTCCCACGTGGTTGTTGTGGTGACACTTGCGATTTACTTCAATATTTTTTATTTCAAAAAGGAATTCTGACTACTTATATTGCGAAACACAGGATAGGCAAACAAGGAACTCATGCGTGGTTGGAATATGAAGATTACATTATTGACCCAACAATTGGTCAATTTCCTACATATATAGGTGTCAAATATGAAGTAACAAATAATAAAAGTTGGCATGACAAAAACTTCGGAGTTAATATTGCAGTTAGAACTTTGACTTATAAAGATGAATTTAATAGTATGTCCATCATTAGACTTGACTCACTTTATAAAATAATCTTAGAACAAATGAATCGGTAGTGAGAAGGTTTAATTATATAAATAAGAATAATATTTTTTGATCTTTTCTTTCAAAACGTTTAATAAAATGTATCTTTCATAGGCAATATCGTACATTTCAGAAAAATAATTACTGAAATTTTCGGCGAATAATGTTAGAATTTGTATATTATTGTAATATAACAAATTCCACACAACTGTGGACTACTAGAGGTATCCATATGATAAAATGTCCTACTTGCTCAAAAAATAACAATTTACAAAAGTATTGTGGTAATTGTGGGAGTCCCTTACTTGTTGAAGGGGTTGAATTTCATAATGAGAATGCGGCTACTTTTTCAGAGTCAGATAAAAGTGAAATAAAAATAAGCTTTATGTATGGCTCACTTATATTTTTTCAAAAGTTGATAACTTGGATTTTCTTATTCTGCATTGGAGCTAAATTACTTTTTGCTGCTTCAATTAATTTAATGCCAAGTTTTACTTATTTTTTGCAATTGAGAAAATCCTATTTTTTTGTAACATCTTTAGTGATCCTGCTATTTTTGTAATATTTATATTCCCATCAATCTCCTAAAGAAATCTTAAACACCTCATTGTACAATTAGTATGAGGTGTTTATTATGTTTGTTTCGCCACAGCTATTGACTTATGCTCCAGAAAATAAACCTTTCAATTCTAAGAATCACATTTCTGAATTAAAATTAGATGGTTTTAGGTGTATTATTTCCAATGTGGAAAAACTTTATGTTTACAGCCGACACAATAATAATATGACAAATAAATTTCCTGAGCTGCAGAGTCATCCTTTGCCAGAAGGTACAATATTGGATGGCGAATTAATTGTGGCAGACCATCAAGGTAAACCTGATTTCGAAGCAATGTCAGCTCGTTTCTTATCAAACAAAGATAAAACACCAGTAACATTTTGCGCTTTTGATATCATTAGATACAAGGGAATTGACGTAACCAGCTTGTCGCTGCTAAAACGTAAAGAACTTCTAGAGGAATCTTTTTCAGAAACTGAACGATATACAAAAGTAAAAGTGTATGAAGGTGACGCGGTACAATATTTCGAACAGGTTAGTAAACTTGGTCTTGAGGGCATAGTGATGAAATCAATTGGTAAGAATTCAAAGTATGAAATAGATAAAAGATCCAAACAATGGTTGAAGGTAATTAACTGGACTTATGCCAATGTCTACATATCTGGCTATAGGAAGAATGACTTTGGTTTATTGGTGTCAATAGACTCAGCAAGCGGCTCTAAGGTGCCTGTGGGTGTAGTTGAGTTTGGTGTAACACCTGAACACAAGAAGGCTTTAAACAGTGTTAAACAGCGTTTAGTGTACAAAGAGGATAAGAACTTCGCATACATGGAGCCATTGATCATGGCGAAGATTAAAACAAGAAATTGGACTAAGAATGGTAAGTTGAGAAGTCCTGTGTTTGTTGAATTTGTGATATAATATTAGAAATCCTACTCGAAGGAATAATATAAACATGCTAAAAAGCTTTGATGTTTTTGATAAAAGGTATAGAGATGAAAACAATTGTGTTAAATACTATGATGTCAGTGTCCATATAATTGATTTTCATGGTGAGAGAACTTACTCTAATTCAGTAAACGTAAGAGAAATTAGAATACTCATAGACACAGAAGAAAAAATTCAAATTGAAGTTGATCGTAAGAAGATAATATACAGAAAAAGAAAAACAATGGACATTGCAAATGATTTTAGGGAAATTAGTGGTTTCAATGGGTTTGGAATTGGCTTTGCTTTAAGCTGCCACGAAGATGAAATCGATCAAGCCACAGATTTATGTACAACAAAACTATGGAAGCAGATTAAGTCTAGAAAAGGAATTCCTGATTGGGTTCATGAGTTTGCTGATAAAGAGCCAAAGGTATACAAAAGTAAGTAGAGAGCAATATTACTACTTACTTTTTTCTTTATAAGAAGTTGATTTCATTGTGTTTTATATAATAAAAATAAAATATATAAATTTAAATATTATTGACATCACGTATGCGTGATGATATAATTAAGGCAAGATAAGGAAAAGAAACCTGAAACAAGGTGATTAAGTGGCATATAAAATTAACTTAAATGATCCTCGAATTATGAGTTCTAAGGATGCAGTGAATAAGTGGGAGATTGATGACTCAACTTTACGAAAGAAAATAACTAATTTCCCAGAAGGAACGATAAGAAAATTAGGAAGAGATTGGGTAGTGACAAAAGAAGGAATGGAAGCAGTATTTGGAAAATTGAAAAATGAGGAGTTGTTGAAAATGGAAAAGTATATTATTAACTATCACACTGGAATTAAGAATGAGGTAGAAGTTAATCACTTGCTGGAGGCACAAGAGTTAGCTTTTGATGGCATTGCTTACACACAAGAAAACATCACAATCGAAACTTTAAAAGGGGAAGTATTATCAATTGCTAGATGGCATGGTACAGAACCAGATGAGGATGATGATGTACTTTGTGAAGTTGGCAAAGGATTTTATTCTCTGTGGAGTGAATATTAACAAGGAAAAATTGAAAATATTTGGGTGAGAAAATGATTGCTATTGAAACAATAATTGATTTATATAAAAAGAGATTAAGCGGAGAAATTAAATCATTTCCAAGTCAAACTTGGTCTCCATACAAAGGTGGGTACGATAATCTACATCGTTGTCTTAGATATTATTTTCTTGAATTATTAAATTTTAACCGTGATGATATTGTTACGAAAATGAGTGAGAAACTTTTAAAAAAGGCAAAACTAAATGGTGGAGTTGCTATTCTGTATCAAGATTCACTAAGAAAAGCAATGGCTGATGCCTTTGATGATTTAGGCATAAAAGAATGGGATTTTAGAGGCTATGAGTGGACAATAGAAACTGCAAGAGAAGCACTCTTGTTTGAAATCTCTCGCCTTAATCTTGACAAAGCAGATATTACAAAGCCGCGCTATATCGAATGGGATAACTATGTGTTTTCGCGTGTTCTGGTATGGTTTAACTTAACGATTTCCAATGGTGGGATATTACCAATGCTTCAAAGCTTACTCCCAGAATATGATTTCAAGAGAAGTGATTTTGATAATAAGAGCAAAGTCAAACGAGATCCAGATGAAGCAATTAAAGAGATCAAGCGCATTTTTGAACAGGAATTAAAATGGAATGAAAATGATATACGTGAAAAGATTACTTTGAAAATCGTACAAAGGTATTTTGGACTTCCATATCGCACATTTGGCCAAAATATCGATAAGATGGTAAAAGCAGCATACCCAAACATCGGTGATTTAAACTACCACAAAGCTATTCCTGATTCAGTGCGACAGGAAATTTATTATCATTTAGTAAAAAGAGATTTAACACAGAAACAAATTAGTGAGACGTTCAATGTTTCTATAAGTACTCTCGCAAACATTAAGAAGTCAATGAGTTAATAAATGGGTTATTTTAATGGAGTAGGAAAATGAATGTACAATCTCTACATAAACAAAACAGAAGGTAAGATTGAGATTAAGCCTTTAAGAAAGGTTTTCCAGAATTTGAGTAGTACAATCACGGAAGAAGTTACTAGATACAATGAGGTGTATTATTTTTGCACAAAAAAGAAGCCTCTAGTAGAATTTGCAGAACAGAAGAAGCAAGAATGGATCATAGAGTTAGAAAATGAACTTATTAAACTAAAAAATATTCAAATAACATGACTGTTTCAATAGGACATGGAGGGGAGTTTTAGAATGGGGTTCACTAATATGGAATTGTTATTTCGATTGAAAGGGATTAGTACTACTGAAACAGAGGATCATTTGTACCTACACACTGAGGATTTGTTAAATAATAACATGTTAATGAGGATTTCAAATATATATGATGAAAACGAAATAGTAGTAAGGCGAATGGTTAGTATTCTTCATTATAATGAAATTGATGCTGGAAATTTGACAATCTCAAACGGGAGTTTTTCTCCAATAGAGTTGTATAGGATAATCTTAGACATCTTTTCTTTATATAAGGAAAATCCAATAACAACATTCCTACGAATTATTCAAGATCTTAGGATAAGTGAGTATTCTTCCTTTAAACAAATAACATTAGAAAACGAAAATTCAGTGAGAAATCAAATTATTCGTGAATTCGATTTAATTAGGAGTCAATAAAATGGCTATTTCATAACATCTATTTTTATTAAAAAGGAGTTGATAGATTTGCTTATTACTGAGTTAGCAAGTACTATTTTAAAATCAGAAACACCTAAGTATGCCTATGATCCATTTCTGGTTGACCTGAATGACGGTGTCTATATTTTCAGAATGTCTCCATTTACTACACAAAACCAACAAGGCGGTGTTTGGTTTCCGAATGTCACCATTCAAGATAGTTATAGCAACGCTCGAACGAGTAAAAAACTTTCAGTAGCTATTGAAATAATTGAATCAATGATCATTCAAAATACAGAAATCGAGAACATTAATGAACTTGTTGATGCAACTTTTTCATTATTGCACGAAGAAGGACATTGGAAATATTATTATGAAAATTATTTAATTAGGAGTGAATCTGGAGAAAAATACATGGACGATTATAATCAGATATCAAATGAAATGGGGCTTCATATTGTACTGCAAAAAGCCAAACAAAGTGATGAGTTTGAGGAATATCATAGGCTTTATAGGAAACATCCTTTCGAAAAATATGCTGATGATTATGCTATAGAGGCTATGAGAATAATCATCAGCAAGGCATGATTTGTTGTGTGTTTAATAAAGTGTGAGGAGAAAGAGTATGACTAAAAAAAAGAAGTATGTACTTATAGATGCACAAGAAACAGGTAAATTGGAATTACATGTGGCGTTTGATGGATCTGATAATGTTGATCAAATACTTTGCGAACTCCCTGAAAGCTCTGTTCTTGATTTGGTGAAGAAATATGATATTCTTCCACAAGACTTCGAAATTGATATTGATGTAAGAGAATATATTAAAGAAAAATATCCTAATGAGTTTATTAAACTTGATTTCTAACGTCTCCAATAAAATGCAAGTTTTATTTAAATTCCTATAAGTATAATTCCTCCTATTGATTAAAGGAGGCTTTTTGTTTACTCTTAAATAAAGATTAATTGGAGGTGCGTTGAATGATCGAAAAATACACACTTCAAAAAGAACCAGATAAAACAATGTTCGTTTTTCAAAAGAATGGTAAATTTTATGGACATGTAGTTAAAAATAAAACAGACAAATCTGTTGCTAAGATTGTTTTTGAAACAAGTAAGTATGAAACTGTTGAACAGATTAAAGAAGAATATCCTGCTGCAGATGAATAATGAAAAGACTACAGATCACCAGAGGAGGAAATGGTGATTGTAGTCTTTTTTTGCTTGCTCCTACATCAAAGGAATTAGCGCTTGAAGCCTGTCAGTTGTTGCTCGGCTATTTGTACCAATCTTTTGGTTATGTTGCCACCAATGGCTCCTGCATCGCGTGTAGCAAGGTTTCCATTATAACCATTTGGTTGAAAAGGGATTCCAAGCTCTTGAGCTACTTCGAGTTTAATTTGATTTATAGCTGCTTTTGCTTGTGGAACTACTAATGTATTGTTGTTAGCCATTTTAGCCAACTCCTATCTTTTGGTGTAATGTTATCATGTGGAGTGTAAGGGAGTCTTATACATTTAAATCCAAAGATGTTAAGTTTCTTGCTCTACTCATTATCTTTAAAAAAGCTTGAATATCTTCAGCACCAAAATCTCGATTGATGGTTTGTGTGTTGGCTGATTCTTTATGTTTCTTGAGCTCCATAATCTCAAAATTAAGTTTTGCATTTTCTGATAGTAATTGATCAAATTTCTGAGCTTGTTCCCTAGCAATCTTAATGATCTGATTAAAAGCATCAAGATAGTGATTACCGTTGTTTTCTTGAGTCTTCAAAAAGGTCACAAACACTTCTCGCTTTTGTTCTTTCTGTTTAACCCTGAACAATTTAGCTTCATTAATGTCGTTGTGGTATTGTTTTCTTAATTCTTTGTTCCAGCGAAATCCGCATGCTGCCGCGGTACGATTTAGTTTTAATCCAGTTTGCTCAAATGCAGCAAGTTGTGTGCTTCCTGTTTTAATGTGTCGCAATACAGTTTCAGCAAGAACTGAATCATGACTGTCAGTCCAAGCATCTTCTCGGTTTTTCTCTTTCATTCAGTCACCCACTTTAATATATTAATGTTAGCATTCTTGCCTTTGTTACTATTTTTATTCAAATTTCATGAATAAAAGACCCACATAGGAATACGCGAGTCACTTTTAGGTGGATTCTGCATATTCTATAAATAATAAAAATAAATATTTACCAATATATAAATGCGTGCTAAGATTGTATGGGGAGGGTCGTGTAAATAGGAAGTTTCCTAATAAAAAAATACATACTGTTTGCATAATAAAAAAATCAAAGGAGCGTACTTATTATTCGAAAATTAAAACCCAAGACTGATTATAATTATGGAGTATACAGGATTTTAAATAAACTGAATGGCTTATCGTACATAGGGAGTTCGAAAAATATTGAGGGTAGATTTCATGAACACAAACTAAAATTACGCAACAATGAGCATTTCAATTCAGCTCTTCAGGATGATTGGAATATATATGATGAAAGCAATTTTGTATTCGAAAGACTGGAAATTGTTGAAATAAAGAGCCAACTATCTGAACGAGAAAAATATTGGTACGAAACGATAGACAATGACACAAGAACATACAACTCAGTAATACCAAGTATGAATACTAAGAACAGAAGCAATATAAAATGTCATCTAAAAGGAATTATGACAGAAGCTAAAATCAGTCAAACAAGACTTTCGCAGATGTCTGGACTATGTAGAACTACAATATCGCTTGCTGCTAATGAGCGTGCAGACCCAAGGCTTGAAACAGCACTTATAATTTCTGAAGCCTTAGGTATACCCGTTAATGAGATATGGGAATTCAAAAGTGAAGAAATGGTTTTATCCAATGTTTAAAATAGTTGCATACATAGATGTTTTATAAATGGTAAAAATAAATCAAATTCAAAAGGCCTCTCATATGAGAGGTTTTTTGAGATATTCGACACATAAGTATATGTCACAGAATGTACAATATACAATTCAATATCTATGATAGCACTATGATAGCTAATGAAAAGAATGATTCATTTGAAATTAGGACAGCCTTGAAGATTGCAAAAGCTTTAGAGGTTACAGTTGAGGATATCTGGAGTATTAATGAAGTAGAGTGAAATTACCATTGGTTTCCATATCATAAATTACCAAGATTAGTCAATAACCAAATATGCGGTACAAGAGCCTATTGACAGGAGAGAAAAAGAACATTAGTTCTACTTGTAAAACGTTATTTTTAGTATATAATACAGTTATAAGATAAAAATAAATCAACTTATATAATATTTATAACGAATTTAAGTAGTATGAGGGAGTTGAGAAAGATGATTGAGAAAGTAAAGTATGGTGAAGTTTGGTTAGCAGATATTAATGGAGGTATTGGATCAGAAATGTCAGGAATTCGACCTGTTCTCTGCTGCTCGACGAATTTAGGTAATAGCAGATCAAGTATAGCTCAAGTGATTCCAATTACATCTCAAGTAAAGAAGAAGAGGCTCCCAACGCATGTTTTTTTGGATTCTAATAAATTTGGACTCGCAGAAAATTCAGTGGCTTTGTGTGAGCAATCAAAATGTATAGAGCAAGGTAGGTTAATCTGCAAAATTACGGAATTAGATAGTGAGATTATGAAAGACATAGAACACGCAATCAAGATTAATTTTGGAATGGTCAGTCCATTTGAAAATAAAAGAGAGTACCAGTTACAGAATGATTTACATAATAAAAATATAATTATTGGAGGAAAAACATTATGTCGTTTATGATTATTGGAAAAGGCTCTTACACTGAAGACACCTTGATTGAGAAACTTTTGGAATGGAAAATTTCAGATGCAGCAAGAATTGTAAAAGAAGTCAGACAAAAGGGAAGTGCCTTTGTTGCAAATTATAGAATATATCGCATTAATATGTAAATATAAAATTAAAGCCCAACACTATAAATAATAAGTGTATGGGCTAATTACATAATATGAAAATAAAAAGGAGAAGATGTTTGATTGATTAAAGAAACCCGTGTTTATGTAACACTAAACGGAAAACATACTAAGCACTATGAGAATTTAAAGTATGAAATACCTAGAAGAAGAGATAAGTGGGGATCATATGGATTTGTACAGGGAACTCAGATATATGTCAAAATCGAAGATTTACCAATTAAAAGCGAAGTTATTGTAACAAAAATTTGTGATTATTGTTTTGGAGAAAGTCCGTGCAGTTATGTTACATTAATTAAAGGGAGACAATATATTGCTAAAGATTGCTGTGATAAAGTCGAATGTGTTGGACAAAAAATTAAAGAAGTTAATGATATTAGACCAATAAACAAAAGGCGAATAAATGATGAGAAAGAGTTAGAAATTGGTAGGTCTCTTTCAGAAAGATTCCCTGAAATTGCAACTCAATATCATCCTGTATTAAATAAGAAGCCGCCAGATAAAATTAGTTATGGTTCTGATAAAATGTATTGGTGGATATGCCGCGATAACCCAGAGCACATATGGGACGATTCAGCTAAGCACAGAACTTTAGGGGATAGAGGGTGTCCATTTTGCAGAGGAATGAGAATAAATCATACGAATTGTTTAAGAACTACGCACCCTTATTTAATCTCAGAATGGCATCCAACTAAGAATAGTGAAATAACCCCCGACAATGTTTCATTTGGTTCATTAAAAATGACATGGTGGCTATGTCCAATATGCACAAGCTCATATGATATGCCTGTTGCGATGAGAGCCAGTGCTGGACAAAACTGTCCATATTGTGCAGGATCAAGAGTAAATGAAACGAATTGTCTTGCTACTTTCTATCCAGAACTTCTTAGAGAATGGAATCATGAGTTAAATATAGGAGCTACACCATATAGCATTACAAAAAGTAGTGCAAAGAAGGTTTGGTGGAAGTGTTCGTCTTGCTCATGGTCGTGGGAAGCAGCTCCCGAGAGTAGAACTAATATGAAAAGCGGTTGTCCAAAGTGTAATTCTACTGATGGCGAGAAAGAAGTAATGGTCGCTCTTGATAAGAGAAATATAAAATACAAATTCCAATATTCTTTTTCTGATTTGAGAAGCCCAAAAGATTATCCAATGAGATATGATTTTGCGATTTATGATGATAATAAAAATATAAAGTACATAATTGAATACGATGATCCTTATCACTTTAAAGATGAAAGAGGGCGCCTCCATAAAAAAACAGTTGAGTATGATAAAATAAAAAATGAATATTGCGAAATTAAAGGAATAAAGTTGCTTAGAATACCATATTGGGATTTCCAATGCATAGATGACATTATTGAAAAAATACATAGTACATAATAATTGAATAAATACTTATCAGGGCATACAGGATACATAAAAATATAATAAAATATAAATTTTAAGGTAATTGATCGTTGACAAAGACAGTAAAAATATTATAAAATAAAAATAACAAAATAATAAGTGAGGTTGATACATATGAATCTTAAAATGATTTTCTGGAACGAAAAGCAGAAGGCCGAGTTGGACGCATGGATCACTTGCTTAAACAAACTTGGTGTTAAGTACCAGATTACAGAATTCCACAAAATTACACAAGTTAAAGTTTTACACTAAAAAAATCAAAATAGATAATTTGAGGTGAAAATTAATGTTCGGCAAAGAAGTTGAAGTGTATTTGCCTTATAGTGGAATAAGAGTTAAGGTGTTCGTATTTTGCACACCAGACACACCAGAAATTGAGCTAAAAAAAGAGCACTACATAAGCTGATGGAAGAATGTAGAACGACTTTGGCAGAAATGTAATGAAACTATATTTTCATTGGGAGATGAGTTGAACTATGACAGTGGAAAAAGCTCTAGAAACACTTGAGGAATATATTATAAATAATAAAACTGATGTTCTTGATGAAGCATACTTGACATTGATGAAGGGTTTTAATGAACTACAAGAGAAAGTGAAAACTCTTACTGAAGATAAGGCAAAAGTTGAAGAAGAGCTTGAAGAAAGAAAGGCAATTATGTGGAACGATCCAAACTTTAGAGGGCAATTAGTTCAACAATTATTTAATAAGCAAATAAAATGATCCTTTGAAAAGGTGGCTACTTCAAATGGCAATTGTAAAATGTAAAATTCAACGCTGTAACATTATGATTGATGATTCAGATGGAAGTAACAAGTGTGGAAAATGCAAAGCTAGAACAGGTAATCATCATGATAGGCTTCGTCAGAAAGCGTTTAAGACCTTTGGTAAAGTGTGTATGAATACAAACTGTGAACTAACTAGTAGAGGGGTTCCGTTGCCTACTGATGTATTAGAAGTAGACCATATTAAAGAAGTAAGTAGTTTCCCAGATAATGCAAATGTGCAAGAAATAAACGACATTTCCAACTTGCAGGTGTTATGTGTTTATTGCCATAAATTAAAGAAAAAACACACAATAGAATGAATATTTTATTAGAAATGGAGTGTTAAGCGATGTATACTGTTGAGGCTTTTTATGGTGATGGATATGAGTTAGTTTATGCAACTGGAAATTACGACGAGGTAAATAATCTAGTTCCAGCACAGTTTGAAGATGCTATGTTTTTGCTTATTAAACAGTGGGTTTGTGGTGACATTACAAATCGATGGGAAGTGCGATAAAAGGATTCTTGTATTGGGAGTTTTAAATGACAAAGGAGATTAGATATCATAAAAAAGAAAATTGATGATAGTGTAAGATATAAAATCATTGAAGGCGAGAAGCACAAAATTTGTAGGATATGTGAAAATTATTATTTAATGAACAGCATTAATTTCTATTTAAATAACTCAAGTAAAGATTCCTATGATTCATATTGTAAGTCATGCGCTAAGACAAAATCTAGAAAATGGGAAATTGATAATCCTGAAAAATATAAAGCATTAAATAAATCAAAAATGCCAAGTAAAAACCCTGTAAGGTTAGAAAGATGTAGGGAGTTTAATAAAAAAGATCAAGCAAAAGAATACATGAGTGAGTGGCGCAATAACAATAAAGATAAATTAAAGATTTATGGAGAACAGCAACAAAATAAAAAACATGATATAACAGACAAACAATGGATATATTGCAAACATTATTTTCAAAACTGCTGTGCCTATTGTGGCTTACTATTGATAATCATTATAGAAAGTACGCTGGGAAACAACAAAAAATAGATTTGCATCGAGAGCATGTGATTCATAACGGAAGTAATAAAATTGATAATTGTATTCCTTCTTGTCTAAATTGTAATTCCAGTAAGCACGATCATGATTTTGAAAAGTGGTACAGTCAAAGAAATGTAAATTACACAGTAGATAGAATTGATAAAATATATAAGTGGTTAAAAGAAGATTGGAAAGATTGCTATTGAAAGAAGTATTTTAAAAGGAGTGAAGAAAATGAAAGAACAGGTTAATTTCACAAAAATTTATATATTGATAGGCAGAATTTTGTTAGCAATTTTTATAGGTAAATTAGCTGCCTATGTTTTTATTGGAAATTGGGATTCAGTAATAAAAGCATCAATCGGATTACTTATATTTACAACAGTATATGTTCTTTGCAGATGGAATTTAACAGGAAAAGCTAGGCTATAAAATAAGTCTTTAAATGGGATTTTCAGAAAATTAAGATACATAAAAAAGGAGCTTAAATATTATGCAAACTAAATTTAAATATTTACTAAATGTTGTTGCTAAAGATTCTGTATCGGGTTTTGAAGGTGTGCTTATTGCTCGTAATGCTCATTTGTTCGGTTGTGCTCAATATGGTTTAGCTCCAAAAGAACTTGGTTCAGATGGTTCTCCAAGAAAAACAGAATACTTCGATGAATCAAGGATTGAAATTCTAGATGCAACTAATGCTGCAGATTGTGAAAACGACTATGATAGAATCTTTGCCATTCCATTGGGATCAGAGGTAAAAGACAAAGTGTCAGGATTTCAAGGAAAAGCACTTGTGATCATGGAAAATCTTCATAATTGTAACCAGTATTACTGTGAGCCTGCAGTTGATAAGTGTGGAAAGCCTCAAGATGGACAATGGTTTGATGAAGGAAGATTGGCGTTTGTCAGCAAAGGTATTACTCCAGAAGAAGTTGCAGCACCTAAACGTGGAGCTGTATTCTCTCGTGATTTGCCGCGGAAATAGAATAGGAATTTTCAATGATTAATGTGGGAGGTTGCAAACTGATATGGGAATAGGTTATTACAATTTTAATAATGTCGGTCTAACGTCAATTGAATCAGCGAGAGAGGAATATCAGAGCTTATATGAAGGCTGTCACTGGTTGACAAAACTTATGTTGAAGTGTTGGATCAATCATTCTGAAAGTCGCAACAGGAACGGAAATATGCCCTTTACATTTGAAAATTATAACAATTGTATGAATGATCGTTTTTATCTCGAACAAGTAGAACTTAATATAATTGACTGCTCAGATATTGGTGGAAAAGAAGAAATTCTGCAGTTATTGAAAAATAGAATTGAACAATGAAATGTGAGTTTTATTTATTGAGGAGGTGACAGGTGAGTTTATGACAAAGCCAATTATTGAACAACTAAAGGACACTTATCATGGGGATATTGAACCGACGGTCTTGGATTTTCTATTCTTCTGGAGATTTGCAGGACGTGATTGGTTTATATTTATCGCCAATGATAATTGGGTATGGACGATGGATGAAAACAAGCAAATCTTGCGTGACAATTGGAAAATTGAAAATTAACATAAAATATGACTTTTATCTAAATGTTGAGATAGGTGAACCAAACTGAAATTAAAAAAAGGCGATCATGTGGTAATGCATTCATGTGATGAAGCTAACATTCTTGAGAATCATGGGAAGATATGGACTTGCAAGGGTGATGAATTCACAGCTGGTATTGGTCAATTTAAGTATGTAATTCTGGAAGGATATAGATATGGTTCTAATGGTGATTTTCCAGTAAAGCATTTGTAGTATGTAGATGTAAAAACCATTTGACAGTATTAATTACATAAAAATAAAGAATATAAATGAAAAGAGGAATTGAAATGTCAAATCAAACATCAAATCAGTTTTCGGCCTTTGCTTCATTAAATCGGTACTTTGAATTATCACAGATATCCAAACCTACACAAAAGCAAGCAGAGGAAGCATTGAAGCAGCTTTGCGAGATGTATGAAGTCAAAAGCGAAGAGGAATTGTTTAGCCGCAGCGACGAAGAGTTAACAGAAATTTATTTAGAAACGAAATACAAAATTTTGAATGCTGCAAAGGTTGAAACAGATGAAAAATAACAAATATGAAGTCATACTTGTTGGTTATATATCAATTCAAACTGCAGGCACTGAGTATGAAGCGATTATACTTGCTCAAGCCGAAGCAATTAAGGAAGGTTTGAATTACAGGCTAGTATCAGCTCGTGAAATTGAATACCAAGATTGCCGTTAAAAGAGTGATTTTATTGAGAGAGGGAGGCTGCAGTATGAAATTTTTCTTAGATGGCGATCTAAATCAATTAGCTATTCAAAAAAATTGCTTAGAAACCCAGTGTAAGGGGTTTAAATTGAATTTTGAATCAGGTTTTCCCCCATGCTTAGATTCACAAGAAGAATACGACCGAGCAGTGAGTTGCATTTGGATGGACAAAGTTGAGGGTTGGTGGAATTACAAAAGAGACTTGATATATAGTGGGCACTGTACTGAGGAGAAATTTTATGAGGTTCTAAGAGCTCGAAACTCAAATAGAAATTAAAAGAATAAAAATAACTTAATGGAATGTGGAGTGAATTAAAAGATGAATCAAATGGAAATGGAGATGATAAACGATGTTACAAAATTAGAAAAGCTACATGGAGATTTAAGTATCACAACAAGATTAAGGCTTGATCAGTTCCTAGACAGTCTTAAGCCTTCGACTAGATTAACATATAGAAGCACATTAATTAATTTTCTTTATCGTTTAAAAAGTAGCAATCCACTTCAACTCAGGCAATACAACTTAGCCCAATGGGATCAATATGTTTCAGAATATTTGTCTACATTCTCAAATAAAACAATAAATAATAAAGCTTATGCAGTGAAAGCGTTCTTTGAATATTTAATAGAAATTGGTGAACGTAAAAGCAATCCGCTTGAAGGATTTGTGTGGCTGCAGGAGAGCTCAGACAATGAATCCAGACATGTTCTTACATGGGAACAGATTAGCCTTTTAAAAGCCACAATTAGAGATAAAACGTACGAGGTTTTTATCTGGGGGTATGAAGAAGGTAGAAGGATCTCTGAGACAGGACACAATGGTTCTTATGTTGACTATCATTCGAAATTATTAGGTAAGCAAATTGGAATAGAAAGTTTAAAGTACTCAGATATTACTGCAGCAAGAAAGAGATTTTACGCGACTTGCCCAGTTACACATCAATATCTTGAGATGACTGAAGAAAATTGGATTTTTAAAAATGGATTACTTCAATTTAATAAAAATAAATGAGGTGATATTATGAACTCGGTTTCAGTTGTTGATTCAATCATATTTAATTGTTTTGGTGGATTATCATTTGTTGGAATTGTTTGGTGCTTCGTTGACTCTATAAAAAAGAATAGGAGTGTAGAAATTGAATAACTCAATTAGAAGAAGATTTATTAATGATAAAGATGATTTAACTTTTATTTTTCTCACTAGAGGAACAGGATATAAGGTTACTGTTTTTAATAACCATCAAGATATTGAAACTACTTTAGATTCAATCAGTAAAGAAGCAGAAGTCTATTACATAAAACAATTACAATCTATGATTATTGAAAAACTTAAGCAATCAAGTCAGATTACAGCGTAAAGGAGAGATTTTGAGTGAATATTATTGAATTCGCTGAGTCCACATTGAAAACACCTCTGAGCTTCTATCAACGAGAGCTACTGATGTTGATGGACAGTAATAAGCATGTATTTTTAACAAAGCCGCGAACACATGGGATGAGAGTCATTGATGAAATTTATAAAAAATACTGTGAGGTGATTGTATCGTGAAATACGAAGATCAGTTTAAGGAGACAGATAAAGTTCAAATAAAGACAGCGTTAGGCAAACTGTTCAAAGGTGAAGTTGAGAAAATTGTGTTTAAAGGTGACGCACCAATTGGATTTTGGTGGCATGACAAAGAAGCTGGGTTAGATGAGTTTATTGCTTTTGAGGAAGTTGAAACAGTAGATGTTGTTGAATTGACTAAGCTAGAGAAAGAACTATACCTCACTCTTGGCGAAAACTATGAAGAATTGGAAAATCTTGCTGATGAATATAAAACAAATCCCCAAGAGATTGTTATAGCGTTTATTCATGATCTAATTATGTCTAATTCCAGCGGTGGATCCGATGAAAGAGATGCAGCCAGTAGTTGGTTTAGACGGAATTGTATCAGTGGAGAGTTTGTAAGATAAAAGGAGTATAATCGATGTTAAACGACGATCAACTTGCTTGTGTTCGTGAAATATTAGATGAGGGAGATAGAATTATCTCAGAATTACACGAACAACTTCAAAAGGAAATGAAAATTAAAGAAGACAATTAAATTCGTATTTCAAGGTAAATAAGAGGGGGAATCCCCCCATATATTATACTTTTATACCCATTGCATGCGGTAATTTCTCTTCGTCGCTTAATGTACGAATCACGCTTGCGATTCTTAAAATCGTGGTGCCATCTGCTAGTTTAACAGACTCATGGTTATATTGAATCACTGTTGAAACTGGTCTAAGTCGTTGATTTCCTTGATAAGCAACAACTTCCTCTTTGATCTTGATAGCTGTTTCAAAATCCTTATCTGTTGTTAACACTTGCCCAGCCAAAAAAGTCATTATTACTCCTCCTTTATTATGAATCATGGAGTGTAACTATAGCGCATCTGAAAGACTAAATCAAATAATAATTGAGATATAAATTCCCAATGGAAAAAGCCTTTCATGAGAGGAAGTATAGCTATGATAAATTACTTTAACTTTCTTGAAGAAAAAGTTGATTCTAAAGCACTTCTTTGGAATCACTATGTGAATTGTTGCAAAACACTTGGAACTGAAATTGATATGTCTATAGAGGAGTACTTTAATAAAATGGATGAAGAGAGATTAGAGGAAATAGTGGATTATTTCAATTTGAGATCCAAATAAAAGTCTTCTTTTATGGGAAATGAAGGAGTGAAAAACATTGAGTTTAGTGGGTTTTTCTGAAAGTACTTTTTCTATTAAGGTGCCAATAGGGGCTGTTACATCCCCTTACGGAAGTATTGATAGTGTTCATCATACTCCTCACACTGGCATAGACCTTTATTGCACCATAAACAGCCCTATTTTCGCTCCTCTGGATGGTGTAATATCAAAGGTTCATGATTATGGGAACGCAGGTCTAGGCAAAGCTGTGTTTGTTAGAATGAATGATGGTAGACAGTACATCATGGGACATTTAAATGAAATCAAGGTTCATGCTGGCGACAAGATAATCAAAGGTGATTTGCTAGGTCTTAGTGGTAATACAGGCCATAGCACTGGGGCACATTTGCATTTTGCGGCTGTAGATAAAAACGGACGATTCATTGACCCAGAGACCTTATTTGAATCTATACACTCTGGATTTATTTTGTGGACTCAAAAGGTGGTTACATTCAGTGATTCATCATACACAGTGTTTGCATCTAATTATGCAGCTCCTACTAATGTAGACTCTTCAAGTATGTTGTTTAAGTTGCTTGATGCTGCAGTATATATTTTTTGAAATTAAAAAAGCACAGGTTAAATACCTGAGCTTTAGTTTAACTATTTTTATCTTCTGATTCCTCTACAATAGAAATCAATTCCTCAATACTTTTAATATCTAAGGCTTTTATTATGGCGTTTATACTCTCGCGAGAAAAAGTCTTATTTTCATCCTTCGCCATTTCACCAATTGTAGCTTCTCTTACGTTTGTTAGTTTATGTAGTGCCTTTTGATCAATTCCGTTCTTAATTAATAACTCTTTCAAATTAGATTTAATAATTCTGCGTTTTTGCATCTATATCCCCTATCTATCCATTGGAAGAATAACGATGCACTTATTATATAGTTGTTAATAGAATGTTGACAATAATTTCTTTTAAAAAAATGTTGACAATTGCGAAATTCGCAATTATAATATGCAGATAATTCTGTGATTGCTAATTACGCAATTGATATCTTTAGATTTTCCCCTATAAATGCCACCAGTCACCTTAGATTATGAAGAGTTTAGGAGGGATTGGTCTTATGAGCAAACAATATTGTTTAGAAAAGCTGCGAAACTACAATAAAAGTACCAAAAGTGAAACTTGGATTCCAACTGAAAGATACAGTGATTCATTAGAGGCATTATCTTGTTTCTTGGCTGATGGCTATAGGATTGTTGATACACATAGTAATAATAGGGAGGTAAGAAGAAATTTTGATTCAGAAAATTGGTGATAAATTGAAAAACCTGCCGATTAACTATGGCAGGTTCTTGTAATAAAGAGGAATTTCTATTTAAACGTCATCATGAGCTGAGATCCACTCATGTGCGAATTCAGTCAATATAAGATTAAATTTTGTTCCATTTACGCTATGTAAAATAAGTTCAGCTTTGACTATGGCTTCTTCATTAATATCATTGTGTGCTTTCTTAGTTGCCTCTTCATTACTCAAACCTGCTGTGTTTGTTTCATAAAATGTACTTGAAGCTTGTAGTTGTCCAATTAAGAAAATCCTTTTTTTGTTATTGTGCATTCTCTGACCTCCCATTCTGACTTATATGTGATCCTATGAACCTATAATACTCTCAGACATACATTGTGTCAATTGATAATAACATTTTAATTATATTCGACATAATCCGACTTGAATGCATGTTATTTTGTGTTGTGCAAGCGTTATGTTGTGTTGTATTATATGATTTATAGAGGTGAATTCTAATGGTAAAATCAGATCTGTCTGCTTCAAATAGATTCCTTTCAGATGCTACAAAGAGTTTGCAAGCTACATTTGGTGAATGTGTTAAGTTAGCAAGAAACCAAAAAGGACTCTCATTAAGAAAGTTGGGAGAGATTACAGGAATTAGTTATTCTCACTTAAGTAAGATTGAGAGAGGAGAACATTCTCCAGAAAAAGCCACTATCGATAATCTCGCAAACACTCTCGACTTAAATAAAGAAGATCTTTATATTCTGGCAGGTTATGTACCCAAGAGCTATATTATTGAATCGACAGTGGGTTCTGGTAAATCAATGTTCATAAAACAAATGTTAAAAGGTAAATATGGGGAGAATAACATTAAGTATGTTCCTATAAATGATGAATTAGATTTAAATGATTTGCATTATAATAATATTTTAAAAACTATATTTGATATGTATCAGAAATTAATTACTGATCAGGACTTTGAAAGTATCTTATCTAAACACTATCGAAGTTTCTTTGCAATTCCAGAAGACAGAAAAGAAGAATTTTATAAGATACTGTTACATGAGAAATTTGAATTACTTGATGATAAAGACAAATTTAAATTAATAGAAATAGTTGATCTTAGAAATTCTTTGGCGCGCGCTGAAGTAGCTGCAAATCTCGAAGAGAACAACATTAATAACCTCATCATTACTAAGTCTCTAACTCGTAGCTCTGATAAAATAAACGAACTGATGCAAAATTTTGGAAGTGTAAATCGAATCAATAATAGAGTGGACAATGATAGTTTTATTCAGATACCCATTTATGGTGAAATAAAAGCTGGTTATGACTTCCTAGGAGAACAAAATGTGATTGGATATGAAATAACATCAAAGAATTCTATCTCAGATGGTGAATATTTTTATCTTAAAGTTAAAGGGGACTCAATGATTGACGATGGGATAATTGATGGATGTAAAGTCCTTGTGAAAAAGCAGAGTAATGTAGAGAATGGAAAAATAGGAGTAGTTATTATTAATAATGAAGAGGCTACACTAAAAAGAGTTTTCTACGAAGGCAACAAAGTAATTTTAATGGCAGCAAATAAAAGTGAGAACATACTTCCTAGAACATATGATTTAAACGAAGTGCTTATTCAAGGCCAAGTAAAAAGCTATGTGGTAGATCTATAATGGCAAAAATCTCTGTTACTTACGATTATTTCAATGATATGCTATGTCCAATGCATATGTTGATCCATTTCGGTAAAGGTAACTTTGATTGGTCTAAAAACTATATTTATATTCCAGTAAATTCTCCATTTAAGAGAAAAAGAGCGGAAGATATCTTAGATGATACATTCAGTCTGAGCGTTGCTTCTACTGAGTTAGTGATGAATAAGGATAAAGAGGGATATTTTGGTATTCATATTCCCACAGTTAAGAGTAGAATTAATAAACTACGCGGAGAAGCATTTGTACCTCATTTTCAATTGGAGGATATAGAACAGTTTGTTATTCAAATTGGAGACATTGAAGAGATTTTAGCTATGGATAAGAACGTTCAATATACGTGGAGATAAAAAAGAACCTGACTAAGCAGGTTCAGATATTGAGTATGTATTTATAAGTTCATAACCGCAATTGAAGTCTTCTTCTCCACATGAATCTGTAAATTCATAATAATACCATTTACAGAACCCTTCTTTTACCTTTATAATCAAATCATTGAATGAAACACCTACACTAGAATAATCATTTAAATCATTTATGGATGCCAGTGTGTGATCTGGGGAGATTTCTCTGTCATCTTGATTTATTAAGATTAATTCTTCTGGGGTGTTTTTTGTTTTGTGCAAATAGGCTATTCTCATTTTCTCACCCCCCTCTAAAATACTCATGTTGTCATTAAAAAAAATATGTGGTAATATTTTAACAACAACTGTTGTACATAATATACTACGTAATTTCGTTGTAGTCAATAATCAACGTAGGATTATTTAAACAACTAAATTGATGGTGGTGTGAATGATGAAATATACCGATCTTTTAAAAGAAGCAATAGAGAAATCTTCATTCAGTTTAGGACAATTAGCAGAAATCTTGAATGAACAAGGACTATCTGTTGATAAATCATATTTAAGTAAGTTGCAAAATGGAAAAGTACCTCCAGCTAACGAAATAACTAATAAGGCTCTTGCAAAATTGTTGAATATTAACGAAGATAAGTTAATTATTTCAGCATTTTTCGAAAAAGCACCAATTGAGTTAATTCAAAGAACTAATAGAATTGGTGAGATCCACAAACTTCTTCCTTTAGTTAGAGAATCAATAGATTTACTAAAAGAAAAAAAAACGGTTAAAAATGAATCATCAATGATGATTGACGTTTTAATGTATCAGCTTGGTTTACAATCTTATATGAGTTTAAATTTGACAGATGATCTTATTCAACTAAATGAACTACAAAGAGCGCTATATAGTGAAATAAACAGTTTTGTAAAAGATATTATATTTCCCCTATTTAAATTGAACGACTACGATCCTTTGCTTGAAAATAGTCGTTTCATTCGTACAGCAACTAAAGAAATGCAAATGCTTTTGATTAGTGCTACTGGAAATACAGGGGGAAATAAAACAACTACTTTCTCAGATTTAAGTAAAGATGAAAAGGAATTTCTTGAAAAACAATTAACACTATACAGAGAACTAAAACTCAAGCCAATGAAAGAATAATTTCATCGTATGAAAGTTGGTCTGATCATGAGATTTCTGGACTTATCAGAGCTAAGTATTAAAAGATTGAGTAATGCATTTGTTAATTATCTTGAGGGAAATGGTGTTGGACATCATAAAGTAGCACTGACATTGGACAATTCTGAGCAAATAGTCTTAATGATCGAAGATAAGTACGATAGGATGCACATGTTTAGCTGGGAAGCAGCGGGAGCAATTGGCCAAGAAATGAACGATATTGTTAAAAGTACAATTGATCCCATGCTTGAGAAAATGAAGTCTAGAGAAGAAAGATAATTTCTTCTTTGTTTATATAATAAAAATAAAATATATATTGAATAAATAGCGACTGAGTGGTACAATATATTTCGAGAGGAAATGATCTCCAATCGTGTTATAATATTGGGTAAAATGGATTTGTTTTCGCGGCTATTAACGAGCATTAGATTTAATATGGAAATTTGATGATAACTTAAAACCAGAAACTAAATAAAATTCAGATTTTATAAGGAGAGATATATAATGTATTTAACTTTAGTTAGAGGAAAGTCAAGGAAGTCGCAGTACATGGAGTTGTTTCATAAAGGTGCTAACAATAGTCTTTTCATACAATACGGTCAAGATGTTCCCATGTTGTTGCCAGATCGAAAAGAGAGCTGGACAATTGAGCGAAGCAAAAAGACCGTTAATGACTCATTTGAGTTGGAAATGGAACTTAACGAAGTTATGTCTCAAGTATTGAGTCAAACGGAATACAGATATATCTTTCTTTATGGCAACTTTGAATTAGGCGAAGTGGATGTTATTAAAAAAGTTGCGCTTAAGGTTGATGGGAAATTGACAATTATTGCTTCAATTCAAGATAATACAGTTCTTGATGGTCAAATTATTATTGAAGAAATCCGTTAAAAGTCTGATTTTATGGGAGCAAAAAGTGGATATTGGTGAACTACTCAAAAGTATTCGTGGCAGCGACTCTTTAAGAGCTGCAAGCAGCAAAACTGGCCTAAGTCATAATTATATAATGCTTGTGGAACGGGGAATTGACAGTAGAGGAATGCCATTAAAACCCTCACCAGAAACTTTAAAAGCATATTCAAATGGCTATGGATACCCATATAATGAATTGATGAATGTAATTGGATATACTTCGACAGATGATACTGATGTAGTTTATGATATTGATCCATCATTGTATAGACTTATTAAAAATCTAGAAAAACTACCCCAAGAAAAAAGAGAACTCATTGAATTATTAGTTAATGCTTTATTACAAAGTGGTTAAAACACGGATTTCAATGGGAGTGTCGGATGAATGAATAAACAAGAACTTCACAAATTTGTTTATGGTGAGCTAACTAAAGAAGAAGCTAAACTTCTTTATCAAGGTAAGGGTAACTACAAAGGATGGAGATGCCCTGAAATCGGTGATGGATTAGTTATTATGAGGAAGAATGGAAATGAATTCAAAGCCTTTAGTGGTGCTTCTCCCGAAGAATGGGTAAAAGAATGTTGGATTGAGCTGAAACAAAAAATTGATGAAGCAGAGAGTAAATAAATAACTGTTTTATCGAGAACTAATGGATGAAAAGTTAGAAGTTTACTTCATCAGAATACGTTGGGGGGATAAATATGGACACTGACGAATTAGAATTTGAAAAAGAACGTAAATTTGAAATTGAAATACTTACTAAGCATGGTATTCCTGTACTTACTAAAAATCTAGTTGGAAAAACTGTTTCTTACACATTCAGTGGATTTATTGTCTTTACTGATAATACATGTTTTTTTGCAGATAACTCTCTTGGAACTATTTATGATCAAGATGATATTAGCTTATCTTCTTATTTAAACTTATGGCAGAAAAAGTTCTCCAATGAAGTAATACAAATTAAATCTGAATTAAATTGGTTTGAGAAAAGTGAGATCATTGAATCAATAAACAACCTCCCTAATTCTACAGATTTTAATGAGCTATACAAGAAAATTAAAAAATTAATAGAATAAAATTTATATTCATTGTTCTACACAGTATACACACATAGATTTTTTAAATAAACTCTTCATAATACATACATAATATTTAGCATGTTACTTTGCTATTTATTTAATGTGTTTGTGAAGTTTTTTGCATTTGTTTATAGGCTGTAGTTTATTTTTATTATAAATGTGATATATTGTTAATATGGAAATAATATTGAAAGAAGTGTGATATATGTTTAGAGATCGCATTGAATTAGAAAATGAGTTAATAGAAGTACTGAATAAAATAAAACATAACCGAAAAGACATTTCGAAAATTGATGAAAAACTTTTTGTTAATAACAGGGTTGCCTTAGGGACAATTTCAGACTTAACCAAAGGAGGGCTACAAGAATTAAATAAAATTGATGAGACATTACTGTGTATTGTTGCTAATGCTGTCTGTGATGTTTCTGGTGAAATAAGAATAAGCCCTATCAATTATTACACTCCAGAAGAAATTGATTATGCTTTAAACAATGAGTACTTTAATGGTGAAACTTCAGAAATATTGCCTATTACGCTTGAAAATGTACTTATGGCAAAAACTGATGAATACATTACTGTAATTAAAATAACCGATTTAGTTCACTGGAAGAATGAAGGACTCATCATTTATGATTATGAGTCTCAGCGGAGTGCTAAATACGTTAGAAAACAAAACGGAGTTATTCCAACACCAGACTTAAACAAGCAGCACGTAAAAGAAATATCTGAGCATCAACTGAATGGAACCTACATTGTTGATACTATTACTTTAAATATCTACTCTGATGAGATTACAGCATTGAACTATAATAACAAAACGAAAACCCTTAAGATAAATAAAGGTGCACGAATTTCTATTACTGATGGCTTTCATCGACTAGAAGCTTCCGTTCTAACAGTTAAGAATGACCCAGAGACAGAGGAAGTGTTTCAAGTTGCCATCAAGTCATTCGATACTGACAAGGCACAAAAAACATTTGGACAATACAACACATATCATCCAGTAAGCAAGGAAAGAGTTCAAAGTTTGAAAAAAGAGAAGTTTGGCGACTATGTAGTTGAAAAACTTAAATATAAATCTGATTTAAAAGGAAAAGTTTCTACAGAGAAAAGGTTGAGTACTTTAGCAAATCATTTAACCACAACTAGTATTTTATCAGAAGCGATAGATCATCAATTTAAAATGGAAAGTCAAAAAGATGTGATAGAAGTATCAGAATATCTTGAAAAATTCTTTAATTATTTAATAGGGTCTTTCAAAGATGAGTTTGTATTAAATCAAAATAAATATCGTGAGACTAGTTTTATTAATAATCAGTATGTCTTTGCGGGCTATGTGGTATTAGCAAGAAGATTTAGGGATGAGAATATTCCAATCATTAAATTAGAAGAAGTAATTAAAAACATAAACTTTTCAAAAGAAGTATCAGATTTCTCTGGATTGTTTTCTAAGGGTAAGAAATCTATACCTTTCATAATTAGTTACTTTGAATCATTGAATCTAAAAGAATATGCTCATAATTGATGGAGGAAAATAAGAATGACTAAAAATAAGATATATGATTTAAGGTATTATAATGAGTATCAAAAAATGAGATTTCTCAAAACAGTTTCAGAAAATACAACATACCATCAGTTGTGTTCAAGACTCTTAGGGAGAGTTAGCAGACTAGAGGAGATGTACGATAAAGATCTTTATGATTTTAGTTTACCAGAGTTAGAGAGATTTTTTAGATATTTAAATGCTTCAAAAATTAGTACTTCTAGAATGAATATTCAAGCAATAAATACTTATATAGAGTGGGCTAATGTACAAAATCTTAGAAAAACAAATATAAATCCCTTAACAATTATTATGGATGACGATTATTTTAGAAGCTTTATTGATGAGTCTAAACAAACCATTTTTAGTGAAGAAGAAATTGACGACATTGTTAGAGAATGCAAAAATGCACAGGATGCTGTTATTATCCAACTAATGTTTGAGGGTGCATCTGGCACAGGTCTTGATGAGTTGCTTAACCTGCAGAGAAAGAATATTGACTTTAACCATAATCGATTACTCTTGACAGACTCAGATGAATCAACAAGAATTTTAGAGGTTAGTGAAAAATGCATGAAGTTGATTCAAGAGGCTCTTGATCAAACTGTATACCAAAAGAATAATGGAGTTTTTGAAAGTGACAGAGGATCTGCGGAGATTTCATTAGTAGAAAATGATTATGTGGTCAAAAGCACAAAACTTGGTAAATTAAAGTCTTTTGAGAAAGCAGATAAGTTTTTAGTCCATAGAAGATTGGCAGTATTAGGCGATCCAGACATGTTAGACAAACCATATCTTTCACCTAAGAATATAAAATATTCTGGTATGCTCAAAATTGCCAAAGACTATTATCTTAGAGATGGCAGTATTGAGAAACAGTGCGGAGACGAAATAGGAAGTAAATTTAATATCAGGAAATTAAATGGCGAGTATGTGATTATGCCTTATAAAAGAGACTTTATAAATATAGATACAATTAGAAAAGTATATAATATTGAATGAGGGCTCCATTAGGAGTTCTCTTCATTATAAAATAAAAATAACGAAAATAATTATTGACGTATTTTGGGATATCATGGTATATTAGTAATGGGACGGGAGATATGAGAAATTAGTCCTAGAGGGTGAGATGAAGCCAAGATAATGGTTCTAAGATTATCAAACTACATAGCAGATTATTTAGTGAATAATTCCATAGGTCAAGAACATAAACATAACACTTTAGTTTATGGTTTACAGATAATTATTAATCTAATATTGGTTTTTACATTAATATTAGTTTCCTCCATTTTTTTAGACTTATTCAAAGAACTTATGATTTTGTTTATTTTTACTGCATTACTTAGGCAAATGTCTGGAGGGTTACATTTAAAGTCTTCAGGTTGGTGTGTCATCCTATCTACAAGTCTTATCTTAGTGGTTCCTTATTTACCAAATTATATTCCTGATAATTACTTGCGCGCGGCTGACATAGTTAGTTTTATTACGATTTTAGTATATGCACCAGCAACATTTAAAGTAAATACATATAAAAATAGAAAAGCATACTTCAGAATGAAGATGATTTCATTACTAATGGTCGTGATAAACATTGTACTTTTAAAAATGGAACACTTATCAATAGCAATGTTTATTCAATCGGTATCTGTCGTGATGGAATATTATAGATTAAAGAAAGTTGGTAGACCGATATGAATTATTTATTCTCATTCATTTTTTCATCTATTGAATTTTCCTCATTAATAATATTAACTATGGCTACATTTCGATTCAATATTCTCAACTATAAGAGGGAAGTGATTATTTTATCTCTTATATTATCGTTTTGTTCAAGCGTATTAGATTCACTACCTTTACAGACCATTGCACCAATAATTCAACTCTTTATATTAATTGTCTTATTTAAAGTTCTAATAAAAGAAAGCATTATATTTTCTATTCTTGTTAATGCTCTTGGATTTATTTTCTTCAATGTAATCGAAGCTCTTTACTTTGCGATTCTTCAGTACTATGCCATTGCTGATATTTCTGATCTAGGAGGCACACACAATACTACAACGTTTACTCTTCAGTTAACGGCTTCATTAATTGTGTTCATTGTCTCAGCAATAATAAGAAATTTAAATTCTGGTTTCGGTTTTATGGATAAGTTCAGATCAACAAAAAGTAAAATTAAAACAACTAACAAAATTTTAGCAATTATTTCTTTTATCTCGATTCTGTTATTAAGTGTAAGCCTATATATGTTACTCTCAAACAAAAATTTATACTCTTTTATGGCATTTTTGATATTCGTATTAATTTTTAACATTATATTATTCTACTTTTATAATAAAAGAGACAAAGAGCAATTTGGCAATGCTAATTAGATTGTACATCGCTCTTTGAAAAACAATAAGGAGGTGTGTTACAAATGAAAAAATATCTATCCCTACTAGGAGTAATTAGTTTTGTTGTCATGGTTGCAGATTATTATACAACTGCTTGTGTGTCTATATTTCATGAGCCCGAAATGCCACTAGAACTTCAAAAGTAATTACATAGGATACTGGGACTCATTATCGTTTAAATGCGATGTGAGTCCGAATTATAAGTTTGAGATTGGAGGATGATTATATGAAATTTGAAGATTGGATAAGCAATATTATAGAACAGAAGTTAAAAATGAAATGTACCAAGATTGAGATAGACAATATAACTAAGGAAATAATTGATGAGTATAGTCAAATGAAAAACATATCTTTTGTGAATAAAGAAAATGAGATAGTGTTGGTTGATTTGAATGAAGTGCTATATATAAATGAATATAAAAAGAATATGTTTATGTTCTATACTCATGAAGGTGCATATGAGCTATTTAACAAGAATATAGACATTTCTTCTCTGATAAATGAAAATTTTATACAAATGGATAAGTCCATATTGGTTAATATGACAAAAGTAAAAAAATACAACAGTTTCTACGGGGACGTCTATTTTGATGATGTAATTGATGAAAGCTCCATTCGTGTTAGAGTTTTGTTTAAAAGTATAGAAGTAGTTAAAAGAAAGCTCGGCAAAGATAAGAACATTTATAATGAGGATGATACTCTGTATTCTCCACTAAGCAACAATAAGAAAAAATATACATTGTTTCATTAAGAAACACTTTATAATATAAAGACAAACTTTATAACTTTCGACATTATACTACAGACATACACAAATGGAAAATGAAGTAAATAACTTGTTTTACAATAAATCATGAAATAGATCTTATAGATGGCGCGCAACTCAATGTGATAACATATATAATATAAAAGATAACTCACCGATGTTTTTGCACTTTAGTATGGGTGATGATTACGATTTAATTTATTGACACAGGGGGTCTGTTATTAACTATTTTACTAAGGATTCATTAATTGTGATGAATCTGTATTATTTTTTTTAACTCTTTTATGGTTGCAAATTTCGCAATTATAAGTAAACATTAAAGCTTGGAGGCTACAACATGACAACATATAGTGTAGATGGCACACTTATTATCCCTTTTAACATATTGCAAAAAGCGCCGAATTTGCAAGATCTAATGAGCAATCTTTTACATGAATGCGACATTGAAACAGTCTCTATTAAAACGAAAAACGGAGACTCGTACATACTAAATCATTATGACTACATAGATATTGAATATAAAGAAAAGAATATTCATGAGATTTAAACCATGTGAGCTGCTTGTTAGATAGGCAGCTTTTTTAATATATAAAGTAAAAATAAAATTAATAGTTGATAATGAGATGCTGCTGTGTTATATTTACATTACAGAGAAGGAAAATATCGGAAGACAATAAAAGCATTCATTTATTGGAAGAGGAGACGTATGGAAAAGAAGATTACATATAAAAAATACTCAAGTGATGGGTCATTAGTTGAGTGCTATTATGGAGATATGCTTTTTGCCTTAGTGAGTAAGGTGTCTCAGAGCAACTGGAGAGGCAATTTAACAACAGATCCCAATTATGTGCTCACCAGAAGTACCAGATCTGAATTAATACATGAGCTGCTAAAAGAGTGCCTAAGCAAATGAAATCGTTGTTTCATGGGAATATGGAAGACAAGAGAAAGGGTGTAAGATTTATGACTATTAAGGTAATTGAGGGAGACCTATTGAGTGCTGAAGAAGACATTATTGCACATCAAGTAAATTGTATGGGCGTAATGGGTTCAGGCATTGCTAAAGTAATCCGCAATAAGTATCCAGAAGTATATGACCAATATTTAAATGAGTTTAAAGGGAAATCAAAAATTGAATTGTTGGGTGAATGTCAGGTTATCAAAACTAGTGTTGGAAAATATGTAGCTAATTTGTTTGGGCAGTTCAATTTTGGTGGAGATGGTAAGAAATATACTGATGAGGAAGCATTGAAAGGCGCGCTAATAAGTCTGAAAGAGTTTGCTGTAGAAAATGGTCTTAGTGTGGCGCTGCCCTTTAAAATAGGCAGTGACCGCGGTGGAGCAGACTGGAATGTGGTTTATGGAATTATCGGTGAGGTTTTTGCTGAATATAGTGTTACATTGTATCGATTATAATTGAATAACAATACAGCAATTATTATATTTAATTTTAAAAGAGAGAGGAACTGATTCCAATGTCGAAACTAAAAATTGGCACTAAAGTCTTTTTAAAGCCTATCAACAACAAAGCTAGGTCTGGAAATATACCAGTTCAGGAGTATGAAGTGAAAAGTGTTGCTAGAAAATATTTTGAGGTATGGCAAGACGAGAGAGAAACTAGCGCATTAAAATTCTATATTGAAAACAATAGCCATGTTACAAAGTATTCTCCTGATTGGAAGCTGTACTTCACTATGCAAGAGATTGTGTATCTAAAGAAGAATTTGAGAGCCTATTTAAACACTGGGTTGATTCGAATGGATGGGAATATGAGGGATCATTTATTAACGTGGATAAACAGAATTCTACGAGTGCATGGACTGAGATGGATGATTTAAATTTAGCCGAAATGGTTCTTCGTAGCATAAGAGAGAATAGAAAACTTAAAGAGGGGTTCGAAGAAGTATCTGAAAAGATCGGACGAACAACAAGTGCTTGCGCGAACAGGTGGAATTCTTTTTTGAAGTATCAGTATCAAGCAGCTATTCAAATAGCAAAAGCTCAAGCAGACAGAAAGAGGCAAATGAAATAGATAGTTTATAAACAAAGGAGAAAAGATAATGACTAATATTCCTAATGAAATACAGGAAGCTATAAAGAATTCCGCAAAGTATCATGAAAAAGCCAAAGAGCAACATGCAGTACTTAAAACTTGGATTCAGAATAATTTCGGAGAATCCGCGATTGATGATGATATTATTAGAGATACCATTGTAAACCTAATTGAGCAAGCGAATGATCCTTTAGGGGCTATTAGGATTCTGGAGAGTGCACTTGATAATTATAAATACAGATAAAAGGATAGTTTCATTCTAATAAAACAAGGAGTGTGCATATAATGGGTTGGTTTTTTAATGAAACAAAAGACAATTCTTACGTAGTAATTCCGTCAGAAAATGTAACTAAGATAAAATTTGGAGATACGTGTTATATTGGTTATCAAATATATGGGCAAGAATTCTGGGAAATAACGAGTGTCTCTTTTACGACTGAAGTATCTTCGTTAGAAGTTCGTAAATACAAATACCATATGGCAGGATATCTGCATCATGCCTTATTGCCGCTTAGCAGGCTGCTATAAGTTAATTTTCTATTTTGAAGAAGAAAATGGATGAACTTGCAGGAGTACATGACATCTAAATATAGGGCTAGTAGCGATCTGTTGGGTTGTAGAGCAGATTGATTAGAATAGGATATGAAGAGATAGTTTTATTGCAAAGAGAGGTGTGAAGATTGAGAAATTATACAATTCGAGTCCCAGACAGTAATAAGCCAGCTTTAAGAATAAGTGGGATCAAGTTTGAAAGAAATCCCTTTGAAGTATTGGGCTCCATCACACTGGAAAAGACTAAGTCATTGGGTGGATTACCCAACTATACAGTAGTTGATTCTGATCTTTATGACTGCTTTCCAATTGGAGAGCGATTTTGGAATATTGGCGATATGTTCTGTAATTCTTGTAACGATAACATACATTCTTACAACTGGAATAATTACACACAAGCATATGAAAAGCTCTGGCATAAGTCTAACATGCCAATATATAGTAAGCACAAGATTGATGATAAACATTGGAAAATTTTGATATACAAGCCCTCTGCAATTTTTGATGAGCCCGTTTTTGAGATGATTGAAAAAAGGCTACATAAGGTGGAATTTACAATTTAGGGGGTGGTTACATTGAGTAAGCTGCCAAGTCACACTAAAGTGAAAATAGAACAATACATGAAACATTCTCATAAGGCGAACAAACTTAGAAATGAGATTGATGAATGGTTCGTTTCGAAAGGGATCGATACTATTGGTACAGATGAGAATGACAGTAATGGGGGAAGTGCAATTCAAGATGTTATTGTAGATGCTGCTCAAGGGACAGAGACAACCGAAGAACAAATTGAAAACACAATTAAATTGATTGAAATTAACTATTTTCCAATAAAATAGTAACTAATATTACCAAAAGAAAGGGAGCAACAAGACATAGCTATACCAAAACCCCCATTTAACGACTATCAAACATTTGATGACACAACAATCATCTATCATAAGAATAGAAAAGGTCATGAATTTGAAATACTTATCGACACAGAAGATTTGCCGAGATTATTGGATTTGAATTATCATTGGATTGTGGGATATTACCCGAAAATTAATGGCTATTATGCTCAAGCTTCCATCTATTTAGGAAAGAATAGTAAGCCGCGATATAAAACTTTATATTTGCATCGATATATATTAAATGCTGTTGAAAATGACAATATTTATGTTCATCATAAAGACCACAAGCAGACTCTAGATAATAGAAAATCAAATTTGATTGGAACTTCTAACGAAAATAACTCAAAAGATAGAAAAGGTAAAAACAAGAATAACAAGACAGGTTATAGAAATGTCACTTTCACTGAAGGAAGATATGTTGTTCAACTTCAAGTCGAAGGAAGAAATAAACGGATAGCTACGTTTGAAGATCCTCATGAAGCAGGAGCATTTGCAAAAGAAATGAGACTGAAATATTATGGTGATTTTTCTGGACTTGATTGAGCAACCAATGAAACCTGAATTTTAATACACAATTTGTTAATGGAGGAAATGACATGAAAGAAAAAGTTGTGATATATGCACGAGTTGGAAGCCAAGAACAGGCAAATGTCTCACTAGATAGACAAATTGATTCATGCAAAAGCTTTGCTGTAAAGAATGATTTGATGATTAAAGGAATTTACAAGCAAGTTGGTGCTTCCGCACATGGAACACAAGAGAAATTCGAGTCTATTCTGAGCAATATGTATCAATCGAATGTCGAGACACTATTAATCGAGGACTGGAGCAGAATTTCTAGGAATGCAATTGAGGCTATGGAAATTGAGAATCGTTTCAAAAAGAACAATAAGAGTATCGTTACTGTAAATGGCGATAAACTTTTACTTTAAAAAGATAATTTTATGAGGTGAATCCAGAATGAAGAACAGATCTGAAATGACTTTACTTGAGCTGTTAGAACTATATCAGAATGAAAAGAAAGCATTCGAGAAGTACAGGGAAGACACCTTTATGAAAGACGTTGACGAGAAAGACGAGGTTACCAGAAAACGTCACTTCAAAGAATATGAGGAACTTCAATTAGAAGTTATGAACATAGCCTGCTTTATTGCAGAGAAATTATTAAAATAA